CGAATGGTTTGAAATAGCGGGGCTGAAATGACAGACAGAACTGTATTCATTGGCATTATGACGGCCGCGCTGGCTACGGCCATACTCATACAACAGGGAGTTATCTAATGGTTAAGATTGAAGGACTCACAAAGAACCAAAAGATTATAGCAGAATGCTTATGGAATAAGTGTGATACCCAGCGTGACGTGGAAGCCGTGCTAGAACTTTATGGACGGGACGCTCGTACTGTCTACGAACTGCTGACTGCTACGGCCCTGGATGAATACATGGCGGTAGACGAGGCCCGTGTTATTTTACAACGATTCCAATAACCCTAGAGGTTGACAGGTCTCTTGAGCCATGCTACACTATAGAGACTGAAGCAAAGGAGCACGAATGTATAGCAGATTATTCAATGAACTAGCCGTAGGACGCTTGTTCCGCTGTAAGGGCTACGACTACGTGAAACAATCCACACGAACTGCTCGTAGGCTGGCCAATGGACTAGTCATCTACTTTGGCCAGAACGAGACAATCCACCCCATTGCCTACTAGGCAACGTCCTTGGACGCCGGGACAACATTTTCAATAAGATAGAAGGTATGGTGACTCAAATGTATAGATATAAACTTTGGATCCGACTCGACGACTTCAACACCATTGACGCTTATGTCCATGCTGACTCAGACTGGGCGGCTATCCAACTGGGAGAAGCACAATACGGTAAAGGCAATGTACTGAACTGGACTAGAGACTAGACTATAGAAACTGACACACAAGGAGCACTAAATGGGAACGAGATCACTGACTTATGTCTATGAGGGCAAAAAGCCCGTAGTTTGTCTTTATCGTCATTACGATGGCTATCCCACTGGACACGGAGCAGAACTTGCTGAATTCTTAATGGGCTATGACATCGTCAACGGATTTGGAGAAAAGCGAGCAAAATTGGCTAACGGTATGGGCTGTTTGGCTGCTCAAATGGTTGCTCACTTCAAAACAGAAACGGGCAATTTCTATCTTCACGCCCCCATACTCGAGAGAGACGATGGACAAGACTTTGAGTATCATGTCTACGACGAGGAGGTTATTATAATGGACCATAGCGGTGACCCCATATTCAAAGGCACCCACGCTGAGTTCGCTGACTATTGTAAGGAACGGGCATAATGGAAGTGGTGAAATATAAGGGCACATTCTACTATCTCAAGGATGGCTGGATGCCCACAGAACTAGACGCAACCAACTATCTGGATGCGGAGATTGAAGCAGATAGTAAATACGGTGCGAAAACTCTAGTTGAACTGCTTGACAACGAAGACGAATCCGTGTAATATTAAGACTTAACGCAAAGGAGCGACGACTATGCCTAAGATGATTGATGTGATGAACTTGACCCCTAATACTATTGAAATGACTGCTAAGAATCCAACGAAACCCCGCGAGACTGACGAAGAAATCATCGAACGACTGCGCGAACGATTTATGATCTTAGATGACATGACTCGTGCGGTGAAGAAGGGTGACGTACGAGCTATGATTGTCTCTGGCCCCCCGGGTGTGGGCAAGAGCTACGGAGTGGAGAAAGTACTGAGCAGACACGACGTGTTCGCAGACGTAGCACAAAACGAAAAACTGAAGAAGTACGAAGTGGTCAAAGGCGCAATGAGTGCCATTGGTCTGTACAAGAAACTCTACGAGTTCTCTGCGAAGAAGAACATTCTAGTGTTCGACGACTGCGACAGCGTACTGTTAGACGACTTGAGCCTTAACATACTGAAAGCGGCACTGGACAGCTCTGCGAAACGTACTATACACTGGAATACGGATAGTCGTAGCCTACACAGCGAAGGAGTACCCAATAAGTTCGAATTCAAAGGCGGTGCTATCTTCATCACCAACATTAAGTTTGAGAACGTAAGGAGCAAGAAGCTTAGAGATCACTTAGAAGCACTGGAGAGTCGTTGTCACTACTTGGATCTCACTATAGATACTGATCGTGAGAAACTGCTACGAATCCGTCAGGTCACACAGGATCATAACCTCTTTGAGACTAATGGCTTCGAGTTCGCAGACTATGAGAAAGAAGAAGTCATTGACTTTATTGACAAGAACAAGCATATGATGCGTGAACTGAGCTTGCGAATGGTCATTAAGGTTGCGGCACTGAAGGCCTCTATGCCCAACTGGAAGAAAGTAGCACAATTGACTTGCATGAAAAGAGTATAATACAACCCCACAAAAAACCTGATTCGCTCCCAGGTTTTTTGATCCCCCGCTTCGCTCCCGGGGGATTTTTTTGATTATATAACATAGAACATTATGCTTTGTAAGGCTTTTGGACTACACAGACTTTTTGGACTACACAGAGTAACCATTTGAGCATAGTGGCCCGAGACCTCCCTTAACACTTTTCTACTACCGTAGCCGCACCGAGCACCGACAGTCTTATGAAGTATAACGCTGATTTTGTCACACTTTTTCACACTTTTTCACACTTTTCTACACCGTTTAGGAGCCTAAGGACCCTGTGCCTGAGGGCTAGGCTAGGCGAGTGCGGCCGTTGTACTCTAGCAACACCTTGTAGTATATGTACAACACAGGATAAAGACCCTACAGATTGACAGGTTTTTGGATTGAACGTATACTTATGAAACTGAAACACAAAGGAGCAAGAGATGGGAATGTGGACTACGCCAAACCAGGACTCACTGAACATTGTACTAAAGAAGTTCAGCGAGGCCGCACACCAAAGATATCATCACAGTCATGCCTACGAAGCAGGCTACTTACAGAGTGTTCTAGTACACTACATCCAGCATCTTCCCGCAAGAAAGCAGAAGCAGTTGATTGCGGACATGATGGAGGCCACTCGCCGGCAGGAGCAGGCAGTCATAGAGCGTATGGCCAAAGACCCTATAGGTTGACAGGGTATTAGAACGGCAGTACAATATGGTTATGGTAAAGAACAAGGAGAAGCAGACTGTGGTCAAATACCAAGTTCGTAGCAAGCAAACCAGGTGGAAGGTCACCTTTAGGACTCTTCGAGAAGCTCGTCTCCATGCAAAGAAGGACTGGGGTTTCGTAAACGATCCCACAGTATACATCGTCAGGATAACGGAGAAGAACTTTAGTGTATAACCCTACGGTTGACAGGGGTATTGATTGGTAGTACAATATGGTTATGCTGTTAAACAAAGGAGATGATGATGGACAAGGAACTGTTTAAGAGAGATCCCAGAGACTTTGCCTTAAGTCTTGTAGAAGATGGCTTGGTAGATCCCATGCTCTTGCTCAATGCGGCCTTGAACTGGCTGAGCACGGATGAGGTACGTGATATGTTAGATGCCAACGAACTGAGCCCACGCTTTGCCTACGATGAGGAACTAGATGATGAGTAAGGCCTTGGCTTGGACCGCGGCTCAGATCAGTAATGGTCTAGCTGTGCGTGTGTGTACACATACATACGAGCACATATACATGCCCACCAGTGCGGCTGTTCAAAATGGGCAACGTTTAACGGCTAAACAATTAGCCAAATTCAATAAGGCAAGGCTTGACAAGTTAGCACATCGATAGTACAATATGACTATGCTAAAAGATTAGCATTAATACTAACAGAGTTAAATACGAAAGGCAAATAAGATGGCAACCGATAAATTATTCACAGTAGCAGGTATCAGCAAGCTTCCCACCAGTCGTGGCGGAGAGTACAAGATTCGATTCGCAAACGATGTCATGCGTGTCAAAGTACTAATGAAGGGTGGACATGAAGATGTTCGTCTAGTAGAGTTGGATCATCCCATGACCAAGCTTGAGGCTGTTGAGGTATTACGTACAATGGCCGAGTTCAGTGATGTCTTGGCACAGGCTACCTTTGCAGACTTCATTGATGCAAATACTCCTAAGGCACGTACTGTAAAGCCAGCAAGGACACCTAAGGCTGTGAAGCCTGAGAGCTCACCCCGGGCCACTAAGGCAGAGAAGAAGACGGCAAAGACCTCATATGATGACGTTAAGGACATGGAGGATGCTCCGTACTAATGAGTTGGGAATTGTATGAAGTCATGGCCACAGATGAACGTGGCCATCAAAGTCTGTATTATGCTACAAAGAGTCTACGAGAAGCAAGACAAATGGCACTACAGAGCTTGAAGGAAGGATTTGTTCACGCCGAAGTCAATAGGGAAACCGAAGATGGAGACAGTGAGCAGGTCTATGCTTGCGGTACAAGGCCCCCTTAGCTCATGCTTGGTTAGAGCAGCGGACTCATAATCCGTTGGTGCGCGGTTCGACTCCGTGAGGGGGCACCATATTCTAGCACATTCAACACTGCGGCGTTCTGTCCATCCCTGATTCGAATCGGGATATCGCCAAGCATTTCAAGCCCCGGTCGCTCCGGTCTGGTGCCTAAAAAAGAGATGGAAGAGTGTGCTAGAATATGGTGTCGGTAACATTCTATTATAATACCAATAACAGGCCCTGTCAACCCTAACCATACAGGCTTCCTGGGTATAGGTTGTAGAAATATAACGTTATAGGTAGTATAACGGTGGCCTAGAACTTGTCATAGGTAGTATAACGGTGTCTAGACTGTTGTATTTTCGCAACAAATACCCACACAGCTTGACAGGTCTTTATAGTTGCGCTATACTGTTAACACTATGCAAACAAGCACTGACCCCACAACAGCAACTCGTATAACGCTATAAAGCAAATACCCACACAGCTTGACAGGACTTTATAGTTGCGCTATACTTATGACACTTAAACACTACGGAACACAAATGCAAGTAAACGGATTTTATGCGCTGAAGAATCGGGGCCTTCCCACTGACCCCGAGCAGTGGCACGTGGAGGATTTGGACCCGACGATTGGCCTATACAGGACCCAAACGGAGGCTGAATTGGCTCGTATCCGCGCCCAACAGGCTCATATCCAGCGATGGGGTGACTTAGAGGACACAGACTTTGTCATAGAAGTTATAGTATAGAATACCCACACAGCTTGACGGGTCTTTATTGACAGCAGCGTATAGTTGCGCTATACTTATGACACTTAAACAAAAAACGGAACTTATGCTTACATATCACTATATCCAAACGGTAGTTTATACTTTTGCTGTCCAAGCAGAATCAGAAGAAGCTGCGGACGCAATAGCACTACAAAAGAATATAACAGACCCGGAAGTAGAGGCTTATTGCTACGGCTGGGACGAAGACGGCGTTACTGAGTAATACCCACACAGCTTGACAGGTCTTTGGACCTCACGTATAATACAACGACTTAAACACTACGGAACATAGATGAAATTATTTGTAGCAACGGCCCAGGGCATTGGCGATGACGAACTTGCTTTTTATAACGTGGGCGTATATAGTACACGAGCTCTAGCCCAAAGCGCATTGGCCAACTTGGCTGAGGAGATGGACATTGAACTAGAGACTGCTATAGAAGAGCATACACTGGACTTACAATAATAGTAAAGGCCACGTTATAGGTACTATGACGGTGGCCTAGAATACCCACACAGGTTGACAGGTCTTTAGAACCCCTGTATAATGCAAATATAGTAAACAACAAGGAGCGAATATGCTAGCAACGACAAAGACAATAAGACAATTTGCAAGGGCTATTAACGGCAAAGGCTTTGGCTATGCTGGAACCTTTACGGACAAGTGTAAACAGAACAAGGGCTTAAGGCACTTGGCTTTTAGACTTTATAGCCGAGCAGAAGCAGATAAGTTGGCTAAAGAACTTGAGGTTATGCTTTTTATAGCAGGCTACACGAACAAGGTGAAACGTACCTCTTGTGACTGCGACGTGCAATTGCGAGTTGGCGGTGGAGAGTATGTGCGAGTGAAGGCACTATTAGACTAAGGATTATAACATGCTAAAGAATATGACTATGACCCATTTTGCAGATGGCAGTGTGGAACACTCATTTCTAGTCAATGACACTGCTCGTTGCGATGGCACTAGCCTCTGGATGGACAGTAAAGGCTTGACAGTGGGCGTACTGGCCTACACCATCAGGCACGTGGCCCTAGCAGACAGGATTGTAACAGAAGTCCTTGTCTCACACGATGGTCCCTGGGAAGTGTATACGGACAGGGGCTTTGAACAAGATGTCAGCAGGATCGTAGGCTTCCCAGTGAAGTTTACAGAACAAGGCATGCAGGAACTGGGCATAGCCAGCCTGGAACCTGCTAAATAAGATCAGGCCCGTATGGTGAAATAGGTAGACACAAGGGACTTAAAATCCCTCGCTGGCAACGGCGTGCTGGTTCGACTCCGGCTACGGGCACCAACTGACTGTAGCTCAGTAGGATAGAGCAACGGCCTTCTAAGCCGTCGGTCGGGGGTTCGAATCCCTCCAGTCAGGCCAAAATACCCACACAGGTTGACAGGTCTTTAGAACGAGCATACAATACGAACATACAGACACAGAAAGGAACACACTTGTTTGACACTATCCTGATCTACATTCTACAGAACTTGGGCCAACCCACACTGGCCAGCAGCCTCTTGGACCCAGACTACGATGGCACCTTAGGCTTCTACACTTCCCGGGAAGATGCACTAGAGGCACAACGAGCCGCAGAACAACAACACCTCAGCCTCTACGGCACACTAGATCTCACTGACTTCTATATTCTTTCAGTGCCCATCCACACTGTGAACTTGGCCAATACCCACACGGGTTGACAGGCTTTTAGAACCCGCGTATACTACGAACACTTAGACATTGACACAAAGGACTAGCAAATGGAACAACAGGTACAACAGGCTGTAGAGCAAGCACTCCAGGCCGCTAACAGCCAAGCACGTAAGAGCTTAGAGCAACGTGGTGATAGGGACGCTTGTGGCTTTGCTTGGGTAGACGTCTACGGCGTTAGGGCTAACAGTAAACTGGGTAGAGCACTGTTGGCCTCAGGCTTTAGTCGCAATGGCTATGAGCGTAGCCTACAGTACTGGAACCCCAGCCGACTAGGCGTACAGAGTGTGGGCATACTGGAGGACGGCGCTGAAGCCTTTGCTCGTGTGATCAAAGAACAACTGGGCCTTGAGCGTGTATACGCAGGCAGCAGACTAGACTAACATCCTTCATAACTAAATCCTCATAAGTAGATTGGGTCCTAATGGCTCGGGCTGTTAGGACTTTTTTTTGGCTAGAAAATAGTCATAAAAAAAGGACGCAGTGCGTCCCTGTTGATCGAGCTCTAGGGCTAGCAGTCACATACTGCACTGGCCCGCTTACCCCCTAGGGCGTATACACTACCCACTAAGTTATCATAGTCATAGAAGGCTACTTCCTTGCGTCCCTTATAGTATAGCACGACCCCGCCTACATTACGGCTACGGGTACCCTCTAGGCTAGTAGCATAGTCCCGCTCAAACTGCTCAATGAACTGCTCCTCAAGCTCCCAGTCCTCGTTGTGTTTGAGTTGCTCATTGAAGCTGAGAGTGTAGTCAATAGTGTAACAGTTGCACATAAGCATGGCTCCGTTGTTTAGTAAAAACATATAGTAGCACAAGTCCTTGAGCTTGTCAAATAGTTTACTACTATGGAGGGTTATTATTTTATAACATTATAAATGTTATGGTGGTGGCTTATAAAAATAAATTATATATTTTATAGCGCTGCTGCTACAGAACCCATGGTGGCAGAAAAACCCCCTGAAAAGCCTAAGTACTTCATATTAAAATTTCTTAGCGCAGAATTTTTTTAGCTGTAGACCCGGTTCGCCATCCCGGCCGAATCTGTGTTGTTGCACATTCGTAGTCACCAAGCTGACCATGTACATAAATCAAGCCCAGTTTAAACTACTAGCCGGAGGCATAGGACCTGGTTGAGCTAGTTCTGGCATTGCTGCCAATACAGCATTAAGTTGTGATATACCGTGTAGAGCATGTTGTATATCTTCTTTAGCTTCTGGTGACGGTCCATGACGCTGTAAACTTTGTTGAAAATGCATGTCCATTTCTGGTTCTATTTCGCTACGCCTTTGGTCTGAGTAGTTCTTTACTGCTTTAGTTATACCAGCTTGTCTTGTATTCCAACTAGGATAATCATCCTTAGGATCCTCAGGCTCTTGTAATTCAGCACGACTAAGAAAAGCTCTAGCTTCATTAGCGTTATAGCCGCATTTGTAGGCCAATACAGCACCGTAGGCATCTGCATCCAATTCCATTTTTCGGTTCAGCTCTCTCTTTTGTTTATCCGTAATACCTGGTCTAGATCTATTCTTATAACTTGTAACACCACCTGAGCGTTCCTGTAGAACGTGTCCAATTTCGTGACCCAGTACATAAGCTAGACAGCTATCGGTCATATTCCAAAATGTGCCTATATCAAATTCTATACCTTTTTTTGCTAGATCGGTAAGATTAGTTTGAGCATAGGCCAATACATCCACATCCATTGGAGCACTAACAGGCACGCCCTGTATCATTTTTTGATCTTCCTGAGCCATCGAGTTAATTAACACCGCATATATGTTCTTGAGTCGCTGAGTCAGTTTTTGTCCTCGTGCGACCCACATTGCTCTGTCTTGAGCTGACATCGGCCGCATGGGCGACTGTAAAACCGGTGCGGTTTTGAAACTTGTGGGTTGTCCTATTTCTGATAATATTTCATGAATTCGCATCAATTATTTATTAACTTTTATAAACTTTATGTTATTTTATACTCATGACTAACGTTATTGGCATATCAGGATTTTTTTATTGTAGACCCCAGTTCGGATTCTGCTAAATAATTCTTGAAAGGATCTGTATTATGATAGACTATAGTGAGATTGATTTAGTTGTATGGATTGAGGTCATAGGATTTATCATATTTCTAGCATTTCTAGCCAGTTCTAGTCTGGGCAGTGGGCAAGAGGTTAAAGATTACGATTTAGATCGTTGGAATAAGTAAACTTTGTGTAATCAAAACTCCATAATTCTAGTGTAAATATAGTATTATGGCCAAGCCCCGAGCAGCAGTTTTGCTGAACCACCCCCAGTGTAGCCTACACAGTGCTCACGGTCTAGTAAGGGTATTGTCATCTTTATATGGACTAGCCAACGTAGACTGTATCAGTCCAGACCAGTTAACCTTACAGAGATTACGCAAGTATCAGTTATTCTGTGTGCCCGGTGGCCTAGGGGATGCGGACAGTTGGCATAGATTATTAGAGCCCTCCAAGCCCTTAGTCCAGCAGTACTCTTTAGAGGGTGGGTATTATCTTGGCATCTGTATGGGAGCCTACTGGGCCGGTCCCTTATATTTTGATCTAGTCAAGGATATCAATCCAGTGCAGTATATTCGGCGTCCCGGAGCCAGTGTACGTCGTAGTTACAGCACAGTAGTTGATGTTACTTGGATGGGTCATAATGAAACCATGTTTTTTTATGATGGGTGTAGCTTATTAGGAGCCAAGCCTTCTAGTAGCATAGCCAGTTATACTAATGGTGATTGTGCGGCCCTAATTGAGGGTAGGGTTGGTCTAATTGGGCCTCATCCAGAGAGTGACAGTTTTTGGTATATGGATCGCTATATGCAGAAGCATTGGCATCAGTATACTCATCATGCTTTGTTAGCAGATTTCATAAGATTATTGGTTAATAAGTTGTAATCTGTTTGTAATGGTTTTAAAATTTGGGCTACCGTTTCTACCGCTTCGCGGGAGCCTTCGGCCTACTAAATACACAATGAGAGTCTTTGATATAGTCAGTGAAGAGTATGTTCATCGTGTAAACATAGACATAAAGAACCTAGCCCGAAATATGGCTGCTGCCCGTTTCGCATCTGAACACGGGCAAGGTCTTAACTATGCAGACAGTCTAGTCTACTTGGGACTACTAGGGGATCCCAGTTTAGAAATAGTTCTCAAGCCCAAGGCCATTGGTGCATACTATCAAAAAAGGCATAGACAAGAGCGGGGTGATGATCAGATTCATCAGGCCTTTAAGACTAGCAGCCCCACAGCGACCACATTGGGAATATATGGTTGGGGAGTGCATCCTGAGCGTGATAGGGCACGTAACAATCTAAGCCAACAGCAGTATGATCTATACAGAGACAAAGATGTGGAGTATGACCTATTTGTCAGTGTGGAAGATGGGGAGAATCTAGAAGATCTAGTCACAGCGCAGCCCAATACCATAGCCAACCTAGCACATGAACTGCGCCATAGAGCCTTTCAACTCACTAACTATATACCAGCACTAAAAGGTCAACTACCACATTATAGGATTACGGATAGCACTGGTCATGTCTCAGATCCCAATAGTATATACTATATGCAGAAGGTAAGTCAAAGGGCCGGAGCTAGACATAATATGTATGTTGAACATGCCATGATCTATAGCATTGAACGACACTATGATCGGAGCTTTATGGGTAACTATGACAGTCTTGAACAGATTCGAGCCTATCAAGAGCTATACAAGGACTCCGAAAAATTTGTAAGAGCCTGGTTGGATCGCAATCAGAACTCGCACAGAGCATGGCAGGATCTTGTTAGTTATATAGATGCCAAAACTCCAGGCACGGGCACAGCACGAATAGATAAGGATAAAAATGGTGAGCTCGTTATTATTAATAGAGAACCCGCTACAAATGCCAATAAACCTGCACCTACCAAAGCAGAACCAGCTACACCAACAAGGCCTCCTAGTAGACCAGAAGGTCCACCTACAAACACAGATGCCAGACCCAGCCCCACTAGTACTCAAAATAGTCCTTTAGCGCAGACCAAGCCGCAAATGCCCAGTATACAAGATGGGCCTGTAGGTTGGGGATTATCCCTATTAGGGGTCAACAAGCAGTTGCGTAACAATCAGCAATTTGTAGATCGTACACTAGGGCCAGGGTATAGAGCAGGCAGTAAAGAAAGTAACATAGCCTTGTTAAAAAAGCTAAGACCACAATACGGCAAATAATTAAACGTAGTGTTTAGGTATTAGGTTTTTAAGTAGTTCATCTTCCCTACTACCATGGGGTGGATGATAGTCATACTGCCAACGAGCCAAGGGAGGCATACTCATCAATATACTTTCGGTACGACCATTGCTCTGTAGACCAAATAGAGTGCCTCTGTCGTAGACCAAATTAAACTCTACGTATCTACCTCTTCGATATAGTTGCCAATCACGTTGTTCTTCAGTCATTAATATATCTAATCTCTGTCCTACAATGGGAGCATAAGCTGGTATAAAGGCCTCGCCCACTGCTCTAGTTATGTCAAAGGCCTGTTCCATACTAGGTTGGCTAAGATCGTCGAAGAATACACCGCCGATGCCTCTTGATTCGTTTCTATGTTTAAGGTCGAAGTAGTTGTCACACCATTGTTTGTACTTGGGATATAGGGCTGTGTCAATTGGGTCTAATGCGTCTTTACAGGTGCGATGCCAATGTACAGCGTCTGCTTTATAGTAGTAATAGGGAGTAAGATCCATACCCCCGCCAAACCATCCTTGTCCTGATTCTGTGATAAACATACGCACGTTCAAATGTACAGTGGGTATATGAGCATTGCGTGGGTGTAAGACCACGCTAACTCCGGCTGCTTCCCAGCTCTGTCCTGCTAGTTCGGGCCTATGTTCGCTGGCACTGGGTGGTAGTTTTTTACCAAATACGTGACTATAGTTACAGCCCCCACGTTCAAACACATTGCCGTTTTCCAGTAGTATACTAGTACCACCTCCACCTTCTGGTCTGGTCCAGCTGTCCTTAGTAAATGTTTTACCATCTATATCTTCTAAGTCAGCGATAATATTATCTTGTAGTTCTTTAAAAAATTCTAGAGCTTGATCTTTTAACATAGCATTTTATATTATTAAAACACTATTTAATCTAGTTCAATCGTCGCTCCACATTTCTCGAAATTGTCCTTGGCTATGTATAACGGTCCAAGCCACCTCAGCAAGAAAGTCAAAGTGACGAATCATCAATTCAAGTGTAGTGTCTGGGCCTATATAGTGCAGTAGGCGACTATAGCAGCCTTGTCCTAAGTCTGTGTAGTAGCTGGCCGTAATGCCTCTGCGTGTGCCTAGTTTGGGAAATACTGCACGAGTAAACCAACAAGTATCCCCTAAACTGCGTAGTGCTACAGGTGAACGTGCCAAGAGGTATTGTTCAGCGTAGCTGGGTTGAGGTTGCCAAGGATTTTTATCTACTTTACTTATCAGAATAGAAACCATAGTCCTTTGCAAGGTTTTTGGGACCATCCATCCCTGATGTTCTAGAGTTTCAGAGAACAGTTGGTCAAAAGCTTGTTCAAGTTCTTTCAAACTAGATCCTGTATAATGTATTTAAGTGATAAGTAATCTAAACAGTATATAAGGGGAAAAATGAAGAACTTAATTCAAAATCAATATAATGTAGAATCTAGTTTAGATAATAGACATAGTCCCCTAAGTATGGGCAGTGACAATGTGGCCAAGAACCCACAGGATTATGATCTTATGCGTATGTTGCAGCGTCAAATCAATACTCTGCAACAGGAGATTCGTCGCCTGCACAATAGACATAAAGAATTGCACAACGAGGTGACTAGATTACGTAGCCAAATCAAATAAATACCTGTATGGAAACCAAACTAGCCACCATTATCTGTAGTGATGTTATTGGCTATAGCGCACTGATGCAGCAAGATGAAGCAGGGACGTTGGCCAAGTTAGATGCCTGTCGTGCTGTTATTGATCCTTTAATTGACCGTAGTAGGGGTCGATTGTTCAACACAGGAGGAGACAGTGTACTCATTGAGTTTGCCAGTGCAGTAGATGCTGTACGTTTCGGCATAGAAATGCAAGCAAGTATAAGCAGTATGAATAATGGCATGCGTTGGCGTGTGGGTATGCACATGGGCGAAGTATGGATCTATGGTACTAACCTCATGGGCGATGCTGTGAATCTTGCTGCTCGTTGTGAAAGTCTAGCCGACTATGGTGGTGTTACCATGACCGATGCTGTCTATCGTCTAGTAGCTCCTAAGATAAAAAATCATAAATTTATCAGTAGAGGCATACAAGAGTTTAAGAATGTAGCACCTATGGAAATATGGAGTGTGGATATTGAAGGTGCAGAGCCCAATCCACATCTCAATAAAACAGTAAAAAAGACTCAAGCTCAAACTATATCTAGGAGTCACAGTGAACTAGTAGCCGCTGTGGTCAATGATCAAGCAGCCCGTAATCGCACATTACATGATGCCCTGTCATTAAAGCATGATGCCAAGTATGGCCCAGCTACACGTATCATGATGTGGCGTGTGAGCAAGCAGGATAGTCAAGCATTAGATGAATTAATCAATATGGTACAAAAAAACCTAGTGCCAACAGAGTTAAAACCCTATGTACAGGCTGTATTCAGAGAGTTTTGTCAAAAGGTCAATAGTGATCTAGCCCTACGTATAGTAGACCTAGTTGAAGGTGAAAGTCGTAGCCTAGCCTTGCAGTTTCTACGACAAGCGGCCAAGGTCAATGAACAGGCCAGTTATAGATTAGCCATAATGGTGTTTACTGATCCCAACAGTAGCGATAGTGAAATAGAAAGTGTAATAGGTGATCTCAAGGAAGGTGCAATGAAGCGTAAGATACCAGCTATGCTAAGTCTTGGAAAATATTATACACAGATAGGTGATAAGAAAAATGCCTTCCGTTGGTTATATGCTGCTCGTGCTGAGCATAATGCTGAGGCACAGAAATTATTAGAAGAGCTCAATAAGACCATCACTCGAAGTGATTTTAATAATTTCAAAACTGATGCGGATGCCCTAGTGGATGAAATTAAATTTATTGATGATAACAGAATGAAATAATGATGGTGTTAGCTGCCCTATATACAGTATTTTTAATCTACGGATCAATATTATTTGTTACAGGATCTAGTACATTAAGCAAGGAAGTAAGACAAAGTTTAAACCCTAAAGAGATTGAATTATTTGAAGCGGAAATGGTTCAGAGACGAATGGTGGGTCTACTACTGTTGTATGTTCCCGTTTTCAGTTTTATTTGGTGGCTCATTATTAATTAAGTCTTCATATTGATCGGTTTCTTTTTCAATACGTTCGCCTCTGAGTTCTATCACAGTCTCTACTTTTTGATTCAGTCTTATTAGGTCGTTATCCAACATGCGTATTCGATCAATAAGTTCTAGCAGTGTGTCATTGGCCTGACCTATGACTGGTTTAATTTCTTTTGTTACCCAATTCCAAATATACCAAATCAGTGCGCCTAGACAGCCTGAGAACACGATGGGAAATCCATATTTGTTTATAAAAATTGTAATGTCATTAGTGTCCATCAGTCTTTTCTTCGATCCCTCAATTCTGATCTACTTATACGATCGTAATCAGGATTAAGTCCTAGAGCTGTACTTACCTTAATATCAATTATGATCAATTGATTAGTCATAGTAAAGACTCTACTATCTAATCCTCTGATGATCTTGGCCATTCCATTAACACTATTGGTCACGCCGGCTAGAATGAATTTTATAGTAAGATATACAAAATAAAAGGCAATAATAGCAGCCGCAATAGGGCTGCCAATTTCCAGTAGTTTAGTTATAGCACCAATCTCAGCCATACTGTATTTACAGATACAGATATAGACTTAAAGTGCTACTAAAACTCTTCCGTATTCAAACCATTAAGTAGTTGTCTCAGTTTAGTACTTTCCACTTGAACTTGTGAACTTTTTACATTAGAACCTATTGTGGGATCATCTCTCACAGTTTGACTGCGCTGTTTGATAGCATCTAAAATATTACTGGCTGGTTTATATTCTGTAGCATCATCTTCATTTAAGTTAGTAATACGTAGTGTATCAATATTAAATTCCAAATCAATCTTCTGTCCTACGCCGCTACTACTACGAGTTTTCATCAGTTGTATTTGATATCTACCTTTTTCTCTCATACTGCGGCTAGTAAAGATACCAAACACATTATCAGCAGTCTGTATTTTACTAAGTCCACCACTGATATGACTATGATCAAATTCAATCTCCTCTACTGCACCCCTGTTTAACTGTGCAGCAGTTACTAGTACCACATTCTTTTCTACGGCCAAGTTCCTCAACTCTTCTGAAACAAACTTATCCTTAATAAACAAGTTTTCTGCACTGATCTTACGACTTATAGGCATTAACAAATCTAAGTAATCAACCAATAGCACATCAATCTTAGTACCAGTTTTAACTTCAAGCTCTTTCATAAAACTGCGAATGTCATTAGTATTTTTTCCACTAGGCATGTATTTAATTTGAAATCGTCCACTCTTTTTGCCCATGACACGAACTTTCATTTCAACATCGTCAATCTGTTTAAAGATTTCCTTAGTGGGAACATCAGTTACCATACTATCAATACGCATACTGACTAGTTCTTCACTGAGCTCTAAGGTTAAATATACAACATTTAATCCAGCCAAACTCCAATTTAGTCCTAAGTTAGCTAAGAACAAACTCTTACCTGCTCCACTACCACCAGCAAATATATTAAGTTCTCCTCTGTTGAATCCACCAAATAGTCTACTATCTAGCACAGCCCAACCAGTACTAACTTGACCATTTTTATCTTTAATACGTAATAATCTTGATCTTGGATCCTCATAGTAGTTTGTGCCCATATCTTTTTGCAAACCTATCTGTACAGCCTTCTTGATGATGTCCTCAACAGGGCCATATTCACCTTTTTCTAATAGATCGGCACTGGTTAGTATGGCACGCTCTAAACCTTTGTGTCTAATAAAAGTTTCAAAGTCCTGTAACAGCCAATCATAGTGTTCTTCCCTAAGATCAATATGTGGACTCAGAGATACATTGGTAGCAGCATTAACAATTTCCAATGTTGGTAATATATTATGATCTACAACATATTCGTTAATGAATTTAGCTGTGGACTGTAGCTTTCTATCAAAGAGTTCATGATCAAAAATACTTTGACACCTTACAAATGTTTCTGCATCATGTAGCATCATTTCTAAGTATAACTTTTGTATATCGTATCCGTAGTCTGCGTTTTGTCTGGTCATTGTTTATCCATTGTTTAAATAAAAACTTTAACTTTATGTAATCTTTCAAATTCTTCTGCATCACTTACATCGTGTACTAGAGGTTGTCCTTTTATATTTAGACTAGTGTTTAATAAAATAGGACAGCCAGTTTTAAGAAACCATTTTTCTAAAAGTTGTCTTATTCTAGATCCATCATTAGGCACTGATTGTACACGACTAGTTCCATCTTTATGTATGATAGCAGGAAACATATCAGGTTGTAAACACTTACTGGTATATTGCATAAATCTATGGTGTCTAGGTTTACCAATAATATCAAAATATTGTTTAATATATTCTTCTAATATTATTGGGGCAAAGGGTCTAAACTCCTGTCTCTTTTTGATTTGATTTACTCTATCCTTAACGTCCTTACCTCTAGGATCAGCCAATAAACTTCGGTTACCCAATGCTCTTGGCCCAAACTCTTCTCTTCCTTGGGCTAAGCCGCATATTTTGTGTTCAAACAAATAATCTACCACGTCATCCAAGTTTGTTTTAGGTTCTATATTATATCCTAAGAAACAATCCGTAAAGTCAATGTGTTGTTGTGTATGTGCTAGCATAGCACCTAAACTACTGCCTGCGTCACCAGGATTAGGCATAATCCATACGTCATCAAAATGATTGAAAGCTAGGCTGTTAGCACTGCAATTCAATGCACACCCACCCATCAACACTAGATTTTTGCTAGGCACCAAAGATTTAGCCTTAGTCAATACTATATCAAATATTTTTTCATAAACTTGTTGAGTTGCAGCAGCCACGTGGAAATAATCACTATCCTTTAACATAGGCATCCAATCTCTACAACCTCTATGTAGATTTTTTTTAAGTTTAAAACTTTCTAAGTCTTCAAAAAAATCTCTTATGATAGCTTTTTCAAAATAATCTTTATCGCCGTATGCAGCCATACCCATAAGTATATATTCTTCTTCATTTGCTTTGAGATCAATACGATCTGTCATAGCACTGTACCATAGACCTATACTATCTGGATACTTCAAACTGAATTTTCTAGTTAGATTAGGTCCTTGGGCCTGCCAAATACTCATAGTTTCAAATTCACCTATGGCATCTATAACAACCACACAGGCTTCATCAAACTTGCTGGTATAATATCCAGCGGCTGCATGGCTCAAGTGATGATTCATAGTTATGAATTTCGTTTTATGTAAAACTTTCTTAATCAAAGTTTTAGGATTATTATCATGTAATCCTTGACCTGCAAACAGTTGTCTTAAAGTTTTGAACCAATGATTCTCATGTAAAACTATGAGATCAGGATGACCATAGTCTAATGCATTTTTTATTAGTTTAACATCAAGTTCACTGTCATTTTTCTTCCCACTATATCTTTCACTATGGGCAGCAAAGATCAGTTGATTATCTTGAATAATAGCTAAAGAGCTATCATGATTTTTAGAATTAATACCCCAGATATTCATTTGTAGATAAAAGGATCTCTTTTACGTAGTTCTTCAATTCTTGCTTTAATTCTTTTATTTTCTTTATATCTATAGTAAGGATATAAAAGATAGTTTTTGATTCGTCTAAGTATGTTCAACATTTATCCATTCCTTTTGTAAAAGGTTTATTTTTATTTCGGAGCTATGTGTATTGTGTCTAATATTTAATAATGTATTAACTTTACCATTTTTTATAACAGCATCATTAATATCTTTGATACCGTCTTCCCATTGAGGAAAGCTCACGTTCCATTTATTATTAATAGCACACTGTATAAGTTTAGTTCCTGCATGATCTCTATCTGGAACTACTATAACTTCTTTACCTAACTGTTTAATAAGTAAACTTTGAGTTTCGTTGATTTCATTATTCATCACAGCTACGCCACCAATACTAATGGCATCTATTTGACCTTCACACACTATAACAAATCTTCTATCTATATTTTGATTATCAAGATTAAAAACATATCCAGGTTGTTGATCTGCTAGGTATTTGGGTTTACCTTGATCTATTCTTCTACACGTATATCCTACGGTCAATCCTCTGTAATAATAAGGTATAATTAAACGTTTATCAAATCCTTGTTCATCACTCCAGTGAAAATCATAGTCATCCAAGGTTAACCCTCTAGAATAAATGTATTCTATCACTGCTAAAAGTTTTTCGCTAGGATTATCCAATAGGTCCAATATAGGTTTACTACCTCTAGGTAAAGTTTTAGGAATAAACTTTGGTATAACTGTTTCTGTTTTGTTTACTTCAACATCCTTATGTTTAAGAGCCTCCATGGACATTTTAATGATAGATTCATCTGGTATGTTTAGGAGATTGAACAGCTTTTTTAGTTTTATACTAACAGTTCTACCTGGTTGCCAACTAGCCTTGAATCCACAGTTGAAACAATGATAACTTACTGCTTCTCCGTCGAAAATCAATCCACCTCTATTTCTTTTATCATCACAACACACAGCGTTAAAACTTAACCATCCACTGGGTGTTTGACGTCTACGAAAAGGTAGATGATCTAGGATAGTTTCTTTTATCAAGCTCATCCCTTATTTTAGTTATTAACTTTTAAGTAGTCAATATTTCCGGCAGATTTTGTGAATCTTATTCTAATGTAAGTAAGATCCTCTACATTTAGGTTGGGTATGATCAAAGGTCCAGTTTGATTGGTTGGCACTATCAAACTATTCAATATTTTAGGATTCAAAAATGCTTCATTGCCTGTGACTTCATTTTTAGTACCTTGAACTTCAATCTCACCTTTAAAGTTATCCAAATATAAGGTAAGACTCATTAGAGTAACCAGTTGAGCCTTATAGGTTTGTATAGGTATAGCTTCACTATAGAAGTTTATTTTCCTATCTTCATAACGAGCAGCAGTATAGTTGGTCTCTTTAGTAAATCTATCATATTTCACTGTAACTGTGGTATCTGTATTCATTCCGTTAAGTAGCTCTATTGTTCCTATGGCCCCAAAATGGCTATCAGTGTAAGTTAAAGTATTTTCTGAAGTTTGTCTATAAACTAAAAATCTTAAGTATTGCGGACTAAAATCTTCTAAATCAAAAGCTGGTATTCTTACTTTAGCCAAACCTTTGATAGTGCTGTCTTCCAAGCTATCAGCAGTATATGTGGCTATTTGATTACGTGATTGATCCATTAAAACTAGTTTTAACTCTGCTGTACCTATTTCTACACGTTTCTGATCTAGATTTTTAAGTTCTAGTTCTATTATATTATCTATACCTTTATATATTTTGATATTGCGTTGATACACTATTTTCCACTCCGTATTAGCAGAATCATCTTCCAAATTGATTATCATTGTGATACGATTTGGATATAAATAAACTGGAATTTTAATCATTTGGGTCCCTAATACTATTTATATGGCTAAAAAGCTAAAAGACACTACAAAAGAGCAACTACCCTTTATCAGCGTCTTAAACTACGGTGAGCAGGAGTATGTTGGTATAATAATCAATCAAGATCAGTTTGTCACCACATTCTACGATATAGACGCAATTAAAACTGCCGAAGAAAAGAATCAGTTTTTATTAATGGGAGAAACTTGGTGGTGGGAAAGTAATAGACAAATTCCCATTAATATATTTTTAAAAAATGAAATTGAAAATTTTAAATATTGTATAAAAACTTTCAATAGTAAGGGAGTTAGAATAGTTTTTGGGCCCACAGTAAATATATTGAACATGAGTCTAAAACGAGCTAAAAGACGTAGTGTAGAACTTGTTCGTAAAGTCTAACTGTAATCGTAACTAATACTTTCGCAAATCAAATTCATCTGCACAACCACAGCCATAGCATAGGCTACGGCATGTGATTTCTTAAAATAATACTCGTCATTCTCTGGTTTCGTCCAAACTTCCATCAAGATCTCGGGCCAAGATTTTCCTATTAAGTGCCTCTTCGATGGTCGGATCATAGCTAGGACGGCAGCTAATTGTTCCACGGAAGTAGGTTGGGTCTTCTTCAGAATAGTCCCATGCCCGTTCAAATGAAATAGTAGATCCGTAAACTCGTCTTGTAGTAATAGTTCCCATATTGGTTCTGTCTCCATCAATTTAATCAAATGATCTTCGTTTCTTACACCTTTATAAACATTTACGTTAAGAAAATCTATTTTAAAGTAACCCCTTGATTCTGCATCTTTGTAATCAATTCCTGCTAGATTAGTTACAGGATCGTGAGGTATGTATTGTGTGTAAACACCTGTGTTATGTGTTGTAGGTCCGTTAGGAGTCATTCTCATAGCTGAGATATGATCAATAACTTCTAATATTTTACTTCGATCAGTAAAATCAATATCAATATCAGGCATCAGTGTTTAACTTCACTATTGAATAACATCAAAGGTAAATGTCCAGCCAAATATTCACCGTAAGCATTTGCATCTTCCAAATTGTCAAACCCAGTAATTTTTACGAATACAGCATTATCTTCTTCACTTAGGATCACTTCCAACCCTAATTCAATTTCTCTTTGTTCAGTACTCATATGCCGCTTTCCTTTATAACCTGTCGCACTAATTCAATATCTTCTGGGCTTACTTTAAATCTTTTAATCCAAAATTGAGGATCTATTACAGGAGATATACCTGCAAGTTGCTCATCATTTAATGAGCCTAATAATGCTTTCCCATTACTACTATTTAATAATATCCAAGGACTAATTTTTCCATCTTTAATATCAAAAGTTGCTCTATTAGGGCTTACATATAAGAAATAATGATTCCATACACTAGAATGATTATCTGCCCATTCCATCATAGTGGCTATGCTTCTTTGTAGAGCAGTTTCGACATTTTCACTTTTAATTAGTTGTAAAACATAAGTTTCATAAAGTTTATCTTGACACCAATGATCAATTTTTACCCCACTGGTAACTACATAATCTACAAAATAATCTGGATATAATGGGTTAACATTATGTACAAAACTGCCAAATTTTACAAAAGCGTTATAGTACTGACTTTTGGCAAATTCTTCATAAGTTTTTTGTACATCAACTTTTTGTGTCAGTTTATAAAAACGATTAAAAGCCAAAAAGCCCATTTGTACGTGTTTTTCAGGTCTTGCCAAATGACGTCTTTTTTGTTCACACATATGCACCATCAAAGTACGTTCTTTTGAGAACATACTGTGACAGTGTTCACAAACGAATGCCTTACCCATTAGATATATTGCCCAATTTCTTTTTCAGTCATACCGTAACTTCTTCCTAAATCTTTTAACTCCTTATCTGTATTGATTTCAGCTAATACTTCCAAGTCTACAAGTTTTCTATTAGGAAAAAGCATTTTTAAAAAATTTATTCTTTTATTATCATTTCTTTGTAACTTTATATATTCATGAAATATAACTTCTCTATCTTCGTGACTACATTGACACAATAGTAACCAAAGTAGTTTAGGATGTTTGCTAATAGCAAAATAATGTTTGTTATAATATTCGTTCACAGCCAATACATAATGTTCTTGTATTTCTCTTTTACTAAATGCTCCAGCACTGCTAATATATCTATTCAATGTGAAAAAATTGACACAATCTTTTTCTTGATCATTAAGTTGATCCCAAACTTCACTGGCTTTTAGATCAATGGCACCTAATATTTCTTTCAATGCCAGTGCAGGAGGATTTTTTTCTTTAGTTTGTTTCTTGGCCATTTTCTTTGCTTAGTCTATAGATCATTATAACACGTTCTACGGCTCTTTGTAAAGCAGGGTTGGAATCTTTTTTATACCATATTTCATTCCATTCTAATTGATTTCTCCTATCTATAGCATATTGATCCATACTGACAAGAGCTCTTTCGGTGCTATTAGGTTTCCTTACAAATACAGTATGACCACCATCTGGACTTTCAAAAATGTTTGTCATAGTAGTCTACTGATATCAATCAATTCGCTTTGTCTACTGACTTCTTTTACAAAAAAGGCACAATTTGGTTTTTCATCAAATCCCAAGGGTGTTACAAGTAAATGGTTATTTCGCATCTTAGGAAAATACCATTTTACATCATTATAAAAATTTACAATTTCAATTGGTTTGTATTCAATTTTAAAACTACTCAAAGGGTTAAAAATTACTGCATCAAATCCACGATCATTTAAACTGGTTAAGGGCAGAATTTCAGCATCTACATTGCTGGTTCCGTCGCCTACTACTATGCTCCAATCTATGGGCATACTGATCTCTTGATCTCCGATTTTCAATACAATAGCAGGGCTATTAAAGCTTTCTAAAAAGATTAATGGTACAAAGAAAAAATCTGGGTTCTTTGGATCACTGTTATCTAATACGGCAAATCTTGTATTGTCATCAACTTCATCAGGTAAATTGTTTAATGAGAATAATTTATTTTCTAAGGTTAATATTTGCATGTTATTGCCAATCCACTTTTTCCATACTGAATGGATATTTGGCCTCCTTGTAGTATTTTTTGCGTTCTGTTAAATGGCGTTTCGCGAACTTACAACTGCTGGTTATGTCGTAGATTTCAACATGGTCTTTGTCTTCGGCTTTACGGATACCCCTGCCAATCGATTGTATAACACGTACAAAGGACTTGCCAGGCTCAATAAGAACCAAATTAAAAATGCGAGGAATATTGATCCCAACTGCCGCCACACCGTAGGTTGCGATGATAATTTTATTTTGTGACGTTGCCACTTCGTCATATTCTTCTTTCCTATCTTTTGTCTTTACATTGCCTGATATGAATACACTGCCTTCGATTTCATTTACTAAAAATTTGCCTGTGTCAATTCTATTTACTAATACTAGGGTGTTTCCTTTTTCTGATATTTTCTTTACTAGTTTACTAACATAAATCATTCTGTTCTCATCTGTAACCAAATACTTTAATTCTTCTGCATAATTCTTAAATTCTGGTAAATCAATTAATTGTACAATGTTTACATGGCAATTACTGAGTACACCACGCTCTTGTAGATCACTGGCCTGTATGCCACCAACGACAGGTCCAATACTAGCAAATATCTGTTCTGCTTCGTGTGCGTGTTTAGGTATTGTACCAGTTAAACCCCAACGAATACAGGCATTGTTTAAGTTGCGTGTGAGTAAATTCTTTAAAACTTCAGCTTTGGCCATATGAACTTCATCGACAATTACAGCCTTTACGCCATCTAAAAACTCAGCCAAAGTATATTGTTCATCAGCGGACTCCTTACTCTTTTTATCCAATATGTTTAAACTTTGCCAAGTGCAGATAGTATGAGTACAATTTAAATCTTTTTTATCACCATAATATACTCCGACATCTAAACCTACATTAGCGTAATCTTCTAGTGTTTGTTCTACTAGACTTTTATTTGGAACTATAACTATAGTTCTGCCATATTTTTCACATAATTGACTTAGTGTAGCTGTAGTAATAGTTTTTCCAGCACCAGTAGCGATCTCTTGTAGGCTTTGATGATTAGTTAGAAAAGTGTTGATTGCAGCAACCTGATAATCTCTCAGCATAATGGGTTTGCCTTCATTAATATGACCTTCAGGCCATACTTTACCCTGATCAGCCCAATAACTTTCTGTAATAGGCTCAAATTCAATTTTACTGCTAGTCCTACGGTCATCTATATCACTTACTTCAATATTCAAATCATTTAATATTTCAAGTATACGTTCAATATGATTCAAATATCCACTACCACCAATACCAAATAGGCTAGTTGATCCATCCCAACGTCCCAATTTATAACTTGGACGAAATCTAGCTGTAGGATCTATGTATTTGAAAGTATTTGCCAATTTTCGTCGTGCTTCTATTGGCAATCCTTCTAATTTGATGTTTACTTCATCTTTAATTACTAGTTTACAGGATTTCATCATAATAACTTATTAACGGTTTAGTAGTTGTATAGTATATGACAAGATCACAGTTATTGCAATATACATCTGTTCGATTATTTCTTAGATTATTTGTGAAACTTATAACGGCATCTGGATACCAATCATTTTTTAATAAAAATTTAGGTAAGGTACCATTAGAAAGTCCTACAATTTGTGTGTTAGGTTCTAGTTGTTTATTGAATTTGTATTCAGCAACAAGTTTATTGAAATTTATACCTTCTGTTTTGTTATCAAAACGAAAATATATTCCAATATTTGAAATATTATTGTCATCCACTAGGTTTTTCACTAATTTTAAATTAGTGATACATTCATTTATGCTATATGTGTCAAAAAATACTAAGATTTTTTTCCTTTCTAATCTGTTTAAACTTTGAACAAGACTACTTAAATTATAGTCAAATTGATTAATAAAAATTTTATGATCTTTTCTATTAGCAATTTTATAACTTAATGTTTTTTGTTCATCTTCACTAAAATTATGAGTAAAATTGTATTGATACTGAATTTTTCTATCTAGTATCAATAATGGATCATGGTTGATAGTAGGTGATTCTGTATTTTTTAATTTTAAATCATAAAAATTTTGAAACTCAAATTCTTCGATAATTTTAGATTTGTTGAACTGAACAATTTTTTTGTGTAAATCTAAAAATTCTGAAGAAAAATGAAATTTCAATGGTTTTAGATTATTATAAATTTCTACTATGTTTTTTTCTAACAACAGATGACATAGTTCATTTGTAGTATTTACGAATCCACTGGAATTAATATTCTTATTGATTACTCCAAGTGCCTTTTTCACATCTTTGTCAAAGGTATATTTGATTTTGATCCTAGAAACCCCATCATCTTCTTGAAATATGCTAACCTCTCTAATTTTTAGAATTTTTCTAAATTCCTTTCCCCAAAGTGGAACATTTAGGACATATTCTAATTCAGGCAATGTTAATTGCAATACTTTTGAATTTTCAGATAAAATCTTTATTAACAACTTTCCCTGATTTTCTGTAATGTAGGATGGTCTTTTTAGCAATTCTGTGATATTTTTCATTATTTTTATATCACGTGCCGGTATGAACCAATTTAAGTTTTCATATCCTTGATTTTCTAAATTAAGCATTAGGCTATCAACTGTTTTCATAGCGTATTATAGTTTTTTAGTACTAAGAAGTCAAGCTCAAATGTTCAATCAACCTTTGTATTGGCAATCCATCCTCTATTTCTTCAACTAACCACTCTGTGTGTAATATCCTTTTAAACCATTCACCTCTATCTGGAAATTTTAGTTGATTCAAGTCTGTGTAATTTATGGAAACATCACTGGCCAAACTAGAACTATCACAAATCACAGGAATTCCATTTAAAGCACCCCATATACCTACACCACTATTATAGTTAATTACTGCCTTATACTTAGCATTAAGATCGTATTGATCATAACTACCAATAATTTTTTTCGGATGTTCTAAAAGTGTATTCGGTCCGAAATTTTCAATAAAAAAATTTCTTGGATGTGGTCTAATATGAATTAGATCCGATGAAAATTGTCTAACATGACGTATTGATTCTCTAGTCCATTCAATTATATCTAAACTAGCAGTCCATTGCAAACTTTGGTCGTGTTGCCCAGCTATTAAAATGGGCAGATGATTAATATTTGATACAGTACCTAATTTTAAACCTAATTTTTTATCTCTATCTAAAATAAAATTAGACTGATTTGCATACGTGCCATTTTTAGTGATATTATTTAGGCAAATTTTCCAAGTTTTTCCTCTGATTAAACTGCCAACTTCACATATGAATACAGGTTTGTTTAAATTTCTATAATGTTGATATATTTGTTGGTTAGCTGCCAGTCTACCTCGCCAAAGTACACTCCAAATTAGTAAACAGTCAGCATCTAATGAATTTTCAATAGGCTCCATACCGTATTTTTTACAACTTATTAGGAAATTTTTCCAGACTGGTTCACTCTGTAGTGCCATCTGTTTTGGAAAGTATGAAATTTTCATATAGTAAATATTTAACTATGGATATGCCTACACTTTTTGGTAATTTACCTGATTCTGATTCTTTATTTTATATTGCTGCTGATGAAAACTATTTTAATGACTATGGAAAAGCCTTAGCCAACAGTATTCGTACTTATTTTAATTTAGAAATACACTTTCATCTATATAACCCCAGTAAAGAAACTTTAGACTATTGTAAAAATAGAAATTATTCAGTATCTTATGAATACTTTAGCCATCAATTTGTAGAAAGAGCATTTGAATATTATAAATTACCTAATAGAGATATAGAGATTAATCGAAGACGAGATAAAATGATAAAATTAGGCGAAGACATTGAAAAGATTAGATCAGAGCTAGTTAAAACCTATTACGCCTGTGCAAGATTCGTAAGATTACATCAATTATTGACTAGGCCTACTTATATAATAATGTTAGATACTGATAGTTTAGTAAGAAAGTCCTTTCCATTGCCAGATAATCAATATGACATACATATTTTTGAAAAAACACATAGTAAACATGTTGATTATACACAACATTTGGCTAGTACAATTTTTTATACTGGAACTTTGGCCAGTAGACGTCTAATTAGAGATCATGCTAACTTAATTTTAGAAGAATTTAAGAAAGATACTTTTTATTGGTTCCTAGATCAGGAAACTTTAGATATTGTTATACAAAAATATAGAAAAAATCCATTATTACAAGAATTTGTGGATTTTGAGTTCAGTAATCACAGTCATATTTGGTGTGCTAAGGGTCCTAGGAAAAATTTAACTCTCTGGCATAGAGAAATCACCAAATTTCAAAGTTCATAAAAGTTTTTGAATCTATTCCAGTATTTTCCTGACTTAATTTCTTCATTACTCCAATGAATATTGGCAATTTTGTGCAACCAAGTATTTCTATCAGGTAGAGGGGGATCTTCTAGTTGGCTCAAGTTTGAAAATGACATTTCTCTGGCCCAACTATTCAAACTATTGTCCAAATAAACTGGAATTCCCTCAATTACACTGGCACAATTAGGTGTGCTATTGTATCCTATACTACACCAAGCATTTTTCAGGTCAAATTTAATAGACTCGTTGGAAGAAACTGAAACATTACTCTTTCCAAACAGTTCTAAAATTTTTTTCTTGTTTTCATTGTTGTATGTATGGTCTCCTGGGTGTAATCTAACCACAATCTTTCTATCTGTCTTTTCTTTCAAGCGAATAATCATAGAAATTATCCAATTTAGACCATTTTTGTTTAACATATTCCAACTTAGGGTTCGCTGACCTAAAATTAAGATATGTTCACCATTTTTACGCCAAGGCTCTACGATTATTTTATGTTCTTTCAATATTTTTTCTAATTTTTCAGGATCTTTACTATCCCCTAAAAAATATTCACCATCTGTTGGATAAACGCTATCAACACTGTATCTATGATAAGAATAACTGGGATAACTATAGCTAAAAATATTGCTATCAACAAATATAATTTTTGCCTTCATTAATTTTAAGGTATCAATTATTTTTCGTCTATAATTATTTTCCAAAGTGTAGCCTAAGACAAATCCAGCATCTAAATGGTCTATAATCTGAGGCCTATTCCTATATTCCTTGATAATATCACCGTGTTTTGCCACCCCATCCCTAAAAACATCCATTAGTAGCTGTTTGTGTGGAGCTTTATGAATATTACTGATAGAACTATAAAATATTCCAACTTTCATTTTTAACTAGCCTATCAATACCAATTAATTGAGTCAATAATGACTCCATGTTATCCATTTTGATCATATTAGGACCATCACTAGGAGCCTTGTCTGGATCATCATGGCATTCAATAAAAACACCTGCCAAACAGCCTGTTGCTACTGCTGCTCGGGCAAGATATGAGACCATCCTGCGATCCCCGCCAGTAGAGGAACCCAATCCTCCAGGCTGTTGTACGCTGTGCGTACAATCAAATATAATAGGGTATTCAGTGCTAGCCATAATAGGCAAACTACGCATATCGACCACCAAATTGTTATATCCATGGGTATATCCTCTCTCACATAACATAATGTTATGATTGCCAGTGCTGACTATTTTTTCTGCTACATTCTTCATATCGTGAGGGGCTAAGAATTGACCTTTCTTAACGTTAATTGCCGACCCAGTCTCACCTGCCGCTATTAATAAGTCAGTTTGGCGACATAGATAAGCAGGTATTTGTAATACGTCTATTCCAGCATCAGCCACTATACGTGCTTGATAACTTTCATGTATGTCAGTGAGTACAGGAATGTTAAAGTTATCCTTAATATCTCTAAGTATGCGTAGCCCACGATCTATACCAATGCCTCTTTTACCATTCACACTGGATCGGTTGGCTTTATCAAAACTACTTTTAAAAATTAAAGATATACCCAATTTCTCTGTTATACCCTTTAATTCTAATGCTAGATAAAAAGCATGATCACGTGATTCTATTTGACAGGGTCCTGCTATCAATACTATGGGTAATTTATTAGATATTGATATATTCCCAACTTTAAATTCTTTCATTTATTTGTCTTTCAATTTCTAAAATTAATTCATCATTTACTAATTTAGCTTTTTCTTCAATCATATCATTAATTATAAAAGTTTTATCATTATAAAAAGCTCGTAGTAATTTGGGAATTTTACTTCCGTAGTGTACGGTTCCTAGCTCATATGTATGTAGACCACCACCATGATCTGTGTTTTTAATTTTATAACTAGGATATTTACTGAATAAACTTTCTACAGCCTGTCCATCATAATATCTTTTAAATTCAAAAATTTTTCCGCTTTCCCAAATGTTTTCATAATCAAAAATTAGTTGATCTAATCTTTTATCTCTCATATTAACTATAATATGACCTGCATCTAATTTGTTTAATTGACTTTGTCCTGTTGCCCAAATTAAATTATTTTCTTTTATATTGTTTAATATATTATAAAATTCGTTAAGGTTAAAATTAAAAACTTCAACGTCTGTATCCAGCAATACTACCCAATTATATTGACGTAAATTTTTTAATGCCCAAATTTGACTCTGCATTTTACGCCAAAAATTTAAAGGTTTAGTACGTCTACATTTTTTAACAAAGTTGCTTTCTCTATTATAAGAATATTCCCAATCTATAATTTTAATATCTTTTATATCTATGTCATAACTATCGTGTACTATATACTTGTTACCTGGAAGCTTAGTCCAAGAGGGTATACAATACTGTGCAATTAATTTAAAATAGCTGGCATCAGCTAATCCTGACCAAGCGATACTCAAGATAAATTCCTTAACTATGGAATATTTATCAAGTGCTTTTTTTGAAAAATAATCCTGTTCTTTGTATAAAAGGTTTTTTCATTGTGCTAATTTTACGGATTGTTGCAGTTATAACATCGTCGTAAATTAGATCATATTTTTTAAAAACATCTATCCAATATTCAGCAGTTTGACAATTTACATGATGATAACCTGGTGCTCCTGGTGGGGCGTGGGTAATTACAGCTATTTTTCCTGCTGCTATAGTTTGCATAAAATTATCAACATATTGTTCTTCAACGTGCTCAACAAATTCACAGCTCCAACATACGTCATATTCTTCATCTAATTTTAAAGGACCTACGGTATAGTCATGAATTATAAATTTATCTTTATCAAATCTTTTTAATGTGTAGTCACCATCAATACCTAATGATTTCAGCCCTTTACGATGGGCCAGTTCTACCATACCACCGGGTCCACACCCTACATCTAAAAATGATCGTATATCATAATTCTTAATAAGATATTTAAAAGTTCCCTCATCAACGTGAGTTTTATTTAAATGACCACCTAAATGTGTTGGTAAATTCATTTTGAAATTTGCTCACAATAGATAGTTTTTTCATATTCACGTTGCCAATCTTCAGCCATATCTGTGTTTTTAAATTCGTTAAAACTAGGGGCGCCCAATGTATAGTGTAAAAGATTTGCCTGATCATTTGGACCAAACTCGTCTGGTAGCCAATTCCACTCTATAGGTAATTCGCCTATCATGTCATCCTTCAACCATTCAAATCTATGTAAATGACTTCCCGTAGATTTCATAACATATTCAGGTGTTAATATCCTATTAGCTTGTGTAAAACAGTTCCAAATAATCACACTACTCCAGTTTTTCCTAGGATAATCTTCATTTTTACTGCCAAGGTATTTTACAGGCATACGTGTTTTATAATTATGCTTAACTACTTGAACATCATAGCCTATTTCTCTTTGATTCCATAATTCCACTATATCTCTTTTGATGATCATGTCTCCATCTATATAGATAGCATATCCATCATAACCTGTAAGGTACGGAACTAAGAATCTACTATAGATAAAAGCATTACTGCCGTCTTTATGCGTTTCTTCGTATTCTTTAAATAAATTTAGAGCTAGAGGAATAATACTAACAGGTTGGCTAGCATATCTTATTATGCTATTTGCACAAACGTGAAATACAATAGCTTCCCGCGGATCATAGCCTATAAATATAGGAATTGTATTCATTTACGTTCAATATCTTCTTCGACACACTTGCGTCCGTATTGAATTTCAACAATCTTAATAGGTACATCACCTTCATTGACTAGCTGATGCCATTCTTCGTAATCAATGAACAAACTATCAAATTCTTTATATGGTCCCATACGAACAATCTCACCATTTGAGTTCAATGTGTTTACATACCCCTCGCCTTCCATAAAGAACCAAAATTCTTTACGATCAAAATGTCTCTGTAGGCTTAATTTACTATGTGGATTGCAAACTAGTTCTTTTACCTTAGTTGCAGGACCATTTTCATAAAATACTGTATAATGACCCCAAGTTTTATCTACTTTTTCCATAGATTATTTATGGATTAGGTTTGATTCCAAGTTGTAGGTATTGAATATAAAACAGGACTTACTGAGACATAACTACCACTTGCATGATCCTGTGTATAAAAACTATTCATTGTTCCTTTGACTGGCTCATCTTCAGCTGGTCCTGCTAAAAATCCAGGCCTTTGATCTCCAGTATCTATGTCATACCAAGTGCATTTAAAATCAATATATCCACTAAATCTTTGAGCTGTGATATTAAAATAGTTCTCCGTGTACACATTTTCACCAGAAGCATTTCTTCTATAAATTTCAACAGCTGATCCACCTAATGTTAACCCATAAAATCCTGCAGGTGGTGTTACACTATTACCTGATCCTGAAACAGAATTATGATTAATAGTAATAGTTGAAACATTTGTCATTAAAGTTTGCCAATTTAAACTCTTTGAATAACTAGCATCATTGGAGGCAGGGAGAGATGTTAAAGAAAATCTTAATTTTAATACTCCACCTGCATTAAAAAAATATTTTAATCCTCTCTCTTGACCATCACTGTTCATGTCAGCACCAGTAACACGTATGGTCAAACTTAATCTACCTGTCGAGCCGCCACCTCCCCAACTAGTAATTGAGGAAGCACTGGTTCCTTCTGCTGGAGTACTATATTGACTACTGTGTATGACTCTATTATTTGTGACACAGGCATCTGCCATGGTGTTTATCGCCTGTAATTGAGTAGCATAAGTTATAATATCTCCAGATGAGATTGATGCTAAAGTTGCTGATGTACCTATTTGATGAACTCTTGAATTTAAAACATAATTTCTAAGATTTTGCCATTCTGTTGCCGAAATCACTACATCATTGGCTGCGGGGTTAGCCGCCATTGTTTGCCCATATCCTGTATCATTTCTGCCATAAACAGGAACTATTTTATTATATACTGAAGTATAATCTGTGTCCTCAACGAGTTGACCTTGACCAAATGCCATGATTGTTCCTTTTTATAATATTACTGCTTCAATTAGTTTTACATTATGGTCATCTGATGCTTCCAGTGCAATGGCGAACACATCGCCAGAATACACAGGACTTACTGTCGCTGCCCCATCTTCACCTGCTATTAGTTTTTGACCTTTAATCACTGCACCACGTACTTTCACTGGTACACGCCCCTTCAGTGCTACTGCTGTTCCATCTTTCAATTCACTATTCATTAGATAGGCAGGTTTAGCACTGACAACTCCAATTGCCCTACGACCTACCTGACAAGCTGTTACTTCTTTTTCGCCACCTATCATTAAAACTGTTCCTATTTCATATTCATTATCGGCTAGATAATTCTCTGCCAAGTCTGCATATTTAGCTCTATTAGCAGTACCGTCTAAAAAATCTACTGTTAGAGTTCTATTTCCTGGATTATAAGTAATACCTGTTGTATGAACTTTAAAACTTTGTGGACCTGTAGTACTGCCTACAAATGTCATAAAATAATTACCTGGATTAGTCTCGTTAGCTACTAACAGCTGACTAGCCTGTATACTAGGTAATAAATCTAAAACATTTTTCCAAACCAGTGTATTGGAAGGACCTGCTGTTAAAACTTGATTTGATGATCCTAAATTTAAAAAAGCAGTAACATTCTCTGCACTTTGATATAAAAGTTTGCCAGTATCACCCCCCACTACGTTATTAGCACGTTGGGCGGTACCAATAAATTGATTAGCAGTTAAATTGCCTGAGCCATCTCTTACGGCCACTGTGTTAATAGTAGCTGCATCCGTAGCAGTTCTATAGTTTCCATTGACTAATAGTTCTATAGCCTTATCTGCAACACCACGGAATGTGCCGTAAAAATTTTCAGAATATACTTCAGAAAATCTGTTATTTGATCCTGTACCAATTTTAGATACACCGTGTTCTCCAGGAAGAATATCAGTACCTAATAGTTTTAAGCTTGTTTTTGGTATTGTGCTAGTACTAAGTTTAGTTTTAAAAATTAATCCTATATCATTTGCACTGTTATAAAGAACAGGACCTGTTTCTGCTCCTCGTTGATAGGTGAAACTTATTTCATCATTGTTACCTAATATCCAACCAGGATCCTTAAATCTTACCACCGTATTAAATATAACATCACCTGATTTTATAAAATCTTCAGCAGTTAATAAAGCACCAGTGCTGTCTACAAGACCTCTTGCAGAACTAGCAGTGGCCCATAATATCCAAGGATTATTACTGAGATTATCACTAATACCATAGCTGTTTGTGTTGGCCAGTGTAATACCTTTCTTTATCAATGTGAAAGCATTGTCAGTTCTAAGAGGACTATCTGATCTTAGATTAAACCCACTGTTACTGATAATAAAAACTACAGCAGCATTTACATATGCTTTTACAATGGGTCTGGCAATATTTTGATCATCAAAAACACTTTCACTACGTAATTCAGTAGCACCTGCATTTTCTACAGCCTGAGGTCCGACTAGGATGTATTCATCACCATCCCAAGCAAACAATTGATTAGTGCTGGTATTAAACCAAAAATCACCCACACTTAATCCGCTGGGCTGTGTTTGTCCTACTTCAGCGCCACCAGTAGTTCTAAACTGCGTACCATCATAAAATTTAAGTTTTTTACCTAAACTATCATACCATAATTGACCTGTAACTTTACGAGGTGGCGCTGTGGTCCCTGCAAAGTTTTCCAGCATATGGACCATGTTTTCATTTTGAATTTCGCCATAACCAGCATAATTTTTACCCACTAGTCTAATATCTAGTGTGTTATCTACAGTTCCGTCCTCTACTGTAGCGACTTTTACGCCGTTAAATTTATTAATATTATATGGCATCGCCCAACCCCTTTAACATATTTATTTTAAACTGTATCATCGTAACACCAACCTCTTTCTGACCCTGTGTAAACTAAGGTTAGTGCAGCGCCAGCAGTATTCAATGTTAAATCTGCACCAGAACCGTTTATTTTATTACCATTTCTTATGACTTCTACTTCAAAAACACTTAAATTCTTAGCATCAATTAATCTTATTTCATCACCTGGTATTGGTTGTGTTGGATTAGTAAGATTTGGTGGTAAGCGTACTTCAAAAGCACCATTTGTAGTGTCTATAAGTAATCTATCACCTGCATACGCATCATAATTTGTAGTTACAGATTTCCAAACTGGGCGTAATCTACCTACTATGTTTACGTTAGATGTACTGCCCCCTAAGTTTAAACTACTGTTAAGAGCTCCGCCAATTGTGAGATTATTAACCCCTGTAAACATGGATTTGTTTACATCTGTACTAACAACATCCCCAACTACTTCTAAATTATTATTAATTTTAGCAGCATACATAACAACCGGTGATGTTGCTGTTGCCCCATACACTAGACCTAAGAAGTTAGTTGTGCCCCCTACCGTCAAATTACCGTCTTCATCAGTAGTTATGGCACTAGTTGACACCATTTCCATATCATTATTTCTAAATAATAGGCCACCGGTCGCATAATGTTGATCATTAGGTATCAATAACATTTTACGAACTAATAAATTATTTCTTGCAATTACTACAGGAAATTGAGTTCTAGTAATATCAAAATAGCTCGTTCCCTGTTGGATTCTTCTAACAAACACGTTATTTCTTGGAGCTATAGTTAAGCCATCCTGATTAAGAGTACTATTAGTAGTAGGATATGGAGTGGTCCACCAAGATTCATTTTCTGAACCTGGTACAGGATTATCAGGAGCTCCATATTGTGAACCTGGACCAATCTGTATATTATCACACTGCCTTCCTAAATATACATTTTCTAAACTACTACCTGCAAATTCAAAAGCCTGCACATTAGAACTAGCGCTTACAAGACCTGTAATTTTACCTGCAATAGTTAAAGTACGTAATGTAACATTACCAGTACTACCAACAGTTACTTGACCGCCAAATTCTGTTATTGTTGCGGATCCACCAGCAATAATATTTGCACTATTATTACCTATTTTTAGTGTAAGAACGTTATTAAATATACTTCCTTCTTGACTAGTACAAAAAATATCTGACCCTTGTATTTCAAGGTCACCTTCAATTACAACATTGCTAGCATTAATGTTTAGGTTACGTGAAGTTTTTCTTGTACTACCTAATTCACCAAATATATCAATAGTTAATGAATTTTGTCCTAATACTAATTGTTCAGTATTTGGAATAATATTTGCTGTAGTTGCAGGTACCTGTGTGGTTAATACAGCGTTGAGCCCCGTTTCATCACCTATAACTAAATCTTTATATGTTTGTATTTTATTTAATACATGAGTTTTACTTTCTGGATCATTACCGTTGCCAACATATATTCCGCCTTGATATCCTCCTGTAGCTCCACCAAAAAATATCTTTCTTGCTGTAGTATTAAGTAGATAAAAATTTCCTGTAAAGGCTGGATCCACTTTGATTTCACCAATATCTGATAATGTTAGGCCTTTTTTAGTTATTAGGTCTTCCTGAGCAGTGGTCCTGTCCATAAATTTAATACCGTAGTTAACCTGATTAGCTCCAAGTTCTAAATCAAAATTACCAATTGATGCAACTAGATTATTCTTAATTTGTATGTTGTCAATTTGATAGACACCGGTAATGTTTAAGTCACCGTTAATTTGTACATTATTTCTAAAAGTTACAACTCCATTGTTGTCACCAATAGAAATACTAGTGGCCTGCTGACCAAAATTAATAGTCTGTACAGTTTGATTCAGTAAGTTAAAAATTGAATTATCAGTTAATAAATTTTGCCCATTAATCTTTAAAGTTTTATTTACAATAGCATCACTAATCACTTTAGTTGTGCCTAAAGTTTTGCCAATTGTAATATCATCCGCTGCACCACCAAAATTTATTATTCTTGCATCACTATTAAAAACATTGATAGTGGCTTCTAATGTAGTGGTTAAGTCACCTCTAATTTTAGTTTCACCACCAATATCTAAAGTAGATTCTGGACTGCTATTAAAAATTCCTACTTTAGATCCAGCTGCTTTGATAAACACCGCATCGTGGAAGGTAGTTCCATCTTTTACAGTTATTAAAAAGTTTTGATCAGCTCTATTATTTCTTAGCCTAACAGGAGGATTTAGTGTACTGGCTTCAGGTGGACGTTCCATCTCAAAAGTTAAATTCGGTCCCCACCCTAAACTTAATGGTTTGTTAAGTAAGTCTCCAGGACTAAGAGTATTTGCTCCGGATACACTTAATCTACCATCAATAAGGTTATTTCCAGTAACTTTAACAAACTCGTCTACACTAATTGGTTGACCAAAGTTGTCAACTAAACTTTTAGCTCTAGCTGCTGTGACATCGAACTCAAAACCTATGCTTAATGGTGTAAACCCTTTCTTTATGTCACCTGTAACTAATTCACTAGCTAGTTTGACACCCTCACCTACTGTATAGTTTGGTGTGAATTCTTCATTACTAAACACACCTACTAGAATATTTCCTAATTTAAGTTTGGCAATTATATGGTTGCTGCCTGTTATATCTTTTACAGTGGCTATTTCAAAACCAGATACACCTTGTTGTTCTGTGTATAAAGGACCTGCTAATCTTAATCCGTTACCATCATTAAAAAATAACTGCCTTGTTTCGTTATTAAACCAAAAATCACCAACCGTTGTGCTGGGTTGTGAGCTACTAACTATAGGTCTAGCAAATGCTATAAATTCATTGCCATTATAAATTTTAAGAGTATTGTCACTTGAATCAAACCATAATTGACCCTTTAATGGGCTGGTTGGAGGTTCATTATTAGAAAAGTTTTCCAATAATTTTACAAAATTTTCATTAAATAGTTCACCATAATTTTCAGTATTTTTACCTATTAGATTTAGATCCGTAGTAATTTTATCTACAGTACCGTCCAAGATATCTGTTAGTATAGTACCATTAGTTTTATTCAGTGTATATGGCATTATATTTTTCCAGTATAAATTATATAGTGCATACCGTCAGTTAATCTTGCTAGACCAGAGCCAGTTCCAGCTGCTATAGCCGTAAATACTGCATTAACTGTAGGTGTTCCAGTAAAACCAAGAGCCACCCAATCTGTAGTGCCTAATTCTGTAATTGTGTAACTTAGTCCTGGAATAAATTCTCCAGCATAAAAATTAGGAACCTGTTTTCTAAGGTCTGGCAGTGCAAAAGTTAAAACCCCTGTGTTAAAGCTGGGTAAGGATCCTTGAGGCATATATTTGTAGCCCACCTTACTAAAAAGATCAGCATATAGGCTTTGTGGTACTTCCCTTCCATCACAGGGCAAATAACCATTAGGTAAATTACTTAGTCCAGCACCAAATAATATTACAGTACCAGTAGGTATTACTGATAAGCTTTCTGAAATAGATTTTTTACTTACTTTGTAATAAAGATCATCTTCACTACTTTGAATTAAAAATACATCGTTATTCTTAACATAATTTACTGGCTCTTTGTTTTTATAAAAGGATGTAGTTATTTCTGTTTTTATACTGATTGTAGCAGGAGCATTTTTAATACTAATAGGTAAATTTGGTGCTGCCTCATTAGTTAAATTTATATCACTATTGGTAGCTGTTGTTATAGTAACTGCTTCACCAAACCCTAAACTATATCCATTTATAGTACCAGTACCATTGCCAATTGTAAAATTATTAGCTGTAAAATTTCCAAAAATTTGAGGATAGTTATTGAGACTGCCTATAGAATTAACATATATAGTTTGCCAAGGATTGTCCTCAGAACCTAATGTTTGAGTAGCTACTCCAATATCATTAACTCTTGGTATTATATCACCCACATTAACTATATTTCCGTAAACAGATTCAAATGTAGGATCCAATGTATTCCAAGTTATATCACCTATAATACTTAAATCTTGACCTATTTCTACAGATCCATCAGCAGTAATACTATTGCCTTGGATATCCCCGCTAGCTTTCAAATCCCCATTAATATCTAATGTAGCCTGAGGGTTAGTATTGTTAATACCTACTCTACCATTATTATCGCCACTCATTCTCACTACAGTTCTGTAGTCAGCACTATTTTCTTTCTTAATTCTAAAATCTATACTTGAGTCAGCGTTTTTGTTGTAGATATATGCACCAGTAGTATCTTTAGCTAGAATATATGAACTATCAGATCCTAATACAATACCGTTATCAGCCTTTACATTGAATTGATAATTTGTAGTGCTAATTACATCTGATCTTAAAAAGTTATTAGCACCTACAACATCACTGCCAATAATTAAGGATAATGCTTTTTCGCTAGTACCCCAATATCTCGTATTAATATCAAATGAACTGGAACTTAAATTAAAGCCTTGTTTAAGTTCTTTAAATCCTTCATAAATTAATTTTGGTGTAAACGCTTTGTCACTTATTATAGCTATTCTTCTAGCTTTAAGAAAGAATGAAATTACAGCAACAGGCTGATTATCTAAATTGTTAATAATTTCTTCAACTTCAATACCTGTTTTTTCAAACGCATTAAACAGCGGTCCAACTAAACTGTATCCAGTACCATTCCAAATATATAATTGATTTTTACTAGTATCAACGTATAGGTCGCCCTTTTTAAGATTAGTACTAGGCAGGTTTAATGTCGTTGGAGATACTGCGGCTTTCTTGATTATGCCTACAGATAACCAAGTTATACCATCAAAAACTTTTAATCCGTATGTATCTTCACTATCTGCTGGAGATGGGGTTGGGTCAACTTCTTGTAGTGTATTAGTATTAAACCAAAGCTGTCCTCTTTCAGGATTACGTGGAGCTGTATTTGACGCAAAATTTTCTAATAAATGTAGAAAGTTTTCAGCAATATCTTTTGAATAACTTGCTGCATATTTTTTTCCTAAAAATACTAGGGAAGTTGTATCATCACTGCTGCCATCTGGGATCACAATATTATTGGATAATCTACCATTACTATTAGGTCTTGTTGGATCTGAAAATTCTATTTCAATACTCATATCAAGCACCCATCAAGCCAGTTAAACTCTGTACTCTAACTGTATAATCAATTTGAATAAGTCTATTCAAACTTTTTTGTACAGGGTGAAAAATTACGTGCGTAAGTAATCTTTCACCTCCTGATTCATTATCTGTTACTAATCCTAGTTCATCAAATGTATATAAACTATTATTATCTGTAGTATTGTCAAATGCTTCCTGACCATTAGGTTCACCATAATCTAGTAAACAGGTAACAAAAACATCTGTATAAGTTGTGCCGGTAACATGACGTGTTTCAATGTAATTTCTTACTGGATCTACGTTGGCCTTGTTAGCATCATCCACAATTTTGCTATATGTTTGGTTATATAAATTAGCATTGATTCCAGTAGTATTTGGGGTTAGATATGTAATAATTCCAGTAGGATCTACAGCAGTTCCTCCATTTCCAAAGATCATTTTAGTGATAAACCCACTTCCTGCGTTGGATAAACTGTTGGCTAGTGCAATACTCATATTTTCATAATGAATAGCATTTCTTTTATTGATGTAGACTTTTTCAGATTGTGGATCCCAAATCTTAATGTGCCCTTCTATATGAATACCGCTATGATCTCTATTTTGCATATATTTTCTCTATCAAAATATTTATAATTATTATTAACTGCTACTATTTCAATCTTCTTCTTTGTCTGGGATAAACTCTGCCATTAGTGGGTCTAGCCTTATAGTTTAACTTGGGCCAAGTAGTACCCGAATCTGCTCTTTCTTTATTATAATATAAGTACCTATTAACTGATCCCTGTAAATTAGATGGATCAGCGAAATTACCCGAACTTTCAGTCATTTGATTATATTTACTGGTTTTGTAGATATAATCTAATGCTTCTGCCTGTGTCATATCTGGATATACTTCTAAGATACAGGCTAAAACCCCTGTGACCTGAGGACTAGCCATACTAGTTCCACTATCTTTTAATATTTTATATGTCGAATTTCTAGGATCATTTACTCCACCAGTATGTACACTACTTATGATACTACGACCTGGAGCATATACATCTACTCTAGGTCCAGAATTACTAAAAGGAGCTTTACTATCGTTAATACTTCTTCCTACGGCACCTACATTAATTTGTCCAGTAGCTTTGACTGGGCTGGTTCCTCGGTGATAATAAACAATAAAATTATTCCAAATATAATAATTATTATAGTCAACGCCTGTAGGAATATCTATTTTGCTATAGGAATTTCCAGCTGCACCTACCATAATAATACCATCATTCATAGCACTTATAGCATCAGCGTCTATAGCCAAGTATTCTGAACTAGTATATGTGTTTGCGCCATCGTTATAAACACCATATGTACCATATAGTGTACTACTTGTAAGGCCACTAGTATAATTTACTCCCCTAAAATTAACTCTAGTAATGCCGGCGATATTTAGTTGAGCAACATACCCCCAACTATTATTAACAATAGTGGGATTACGTCTCCCTGTAATAGGATTGATAGGTTTGCTGTTGTGCCAGGCTCTGATATAATCAAATAACAATAATGTATCTATTCCATTAGAATCACCACCGTATGGATATATGTTATAAACATTAGCGCTTCTAGCCCAACCTTGTGTATTACCAGTAGCAGTTCCAGCTACGTGCATACCGTGATTATTATTTGCTTCTATAGTAGGATCGGTATATGGTCCATATACATAAGTTCCCGAAGTTGCTGCGTGTTGCAACCAATTATATTGTATGACTCTTGTTCCACCAGTACCATCACTGTTAACAGCCATTTCTGGATGATTTGGATTAATAAAACCATCAACAATAACAATGTCAACATTACGACCTTCAGCATTAACTGTTATAGTTCCTGATACTGTTTTTGTCGTTAATATACTATCATCACCCCAGTTTTCTCTTTGTTGACCTTCCACACAACGTAATAATCCCCAATTTTTATAATTAGAATTATTTGCAGTAGATTTATTCCAAAACGAACTGGTTTGAGTCCATTGGGGCATTGGTTTGAGACCTAATTCTGTAGGAGTTAATTCACAGGCTAAAACTCTAGGATCATTCCTAACTTGTACTGCTTCTTCTTCAGTAAGATAATAATGTGTATTAACACTAATAGGTCTACGATTAGCAACTTCTACACAACGATCTGGTATGTATAAGTTTCCACCAAGTGTTTCCATATCCTCATAGAAACTATCTAAGTCATCGTGATTTTTTAATGTGACTACATATTCTTTCATATTTCAGCCTGCAATAAAGTTAGAGTTACTGTAATCGTAGCAGCTGATCCACTTAGATTGGTAACTGCTACAGGAATGTTAGTAGTTGGTGTTGCTTCATCATTAAAGCCAAATACTGCCGGAGCAAGTATTACTGTTTGTGATCCAGTTGTAATAACTTCTGCAATTACTCCTGCATCGTAACTTGGATCAATTCCTTGTGCTCTACTAGCATCTGCGGTTCTTGTTGCATTACTTACATATAGTCTTACCCAAGCAGCATGGCTCGTTGTAATTTTGTATAGCATATAACCTTTAAATCCAACAATATCTAAGTCAGCAGAGCTGTTATTTGCTATACTTGATGATGTGGAATTTGACGTAGTCCTTGATCCTAGTAATATACTGCCCTGTATACCTTGAGCACCCTGTATACCTTGAATACCTTGAGCCGATGTTTCACCAGATAATCCTTGAAATCCTAGTATACCCTGTATACCCTGTATACCTTGACTACCTTCAATTCCTTGAACTCCGTCATTGCCTGTTATACCCTGTACACCTTGTATACCTTGACTACCTTTAATTCCTTGAACTCCGTCATTGCCTGTTATACCCTGTACACCTTGTATACCTTGACTACCTGGAGGACCTGTATTTCCTGAATTACCAGTTCGCCCTTCTAATCCTTGTATTCCTTGTATACCTTGATTTCCTATAATACCACTAGTGCCTTGAAACCCTTGTGGTCCTTCTGATCCCTGAATACCTTGTATACCTTGAGATGCTGTTGCACCTTTTACACCCTGAATACCTTGGACACCTTGATTTCCATCAACACCTATGATACCATCTTGTCCTCTGATACCTTGTATACCTTGACGACCTTGAGTACCTTGGCTTCCATTACTGCCTACAAATCCATCCTGACCTCTGATACCCTGTGTACCTTGATTACCTTTTATACCTTGTACACCCTGTAAACCTTGCATTAAAGAAAGATTTTGAATACTGTATTCTAAAGACTGAATAGTATCATAAGTTTCAGTAAAATTTTGATTAATTTTTATAGCCGCTGCTCTGATAGTATCACCAGTTCCATCATTAGCTCTTGTTCCTACACTAATCGTTTGCTTTGCCATTTTTATTCCTCATCTGTCCTTGCAATATCAGAATCAAAAGTATAGTTTGTACTATCTAAAGTAGCCTTTGTTCCTTCATAAGTATCTACATCAATCTGTAAAAATTCTGCAATCTTATTATTAGATTCACTCAAACTTTTACCAATATCACCCCAAACTGTTCCTTGTTTTCTTACTATGGTTATTCGTTTATTTAATGGATCTTCACGTAATTTTATAAACCCAAGGTCTTTGTTTACACTAGCTCCATGATTTACCCCATCTGTTATTAGATCAGCTGCATAAGATATGTCACCTTCTGGGCTATGCGGACTAATAGTTTTATCGTGTATACTATACGGAATCTTTTTCAATCTATTAGTTCCAACAAATACCTCTAAATCTAGTACACGTTTATTATAGTTTGTTGTACTATCTGGATCATCTACTATAGGTTCCCAAGGTACAACCAATGTATTTGAAGAATCATCTAAAAATGCTAGATCAGTACGTGCCCAATTAAGATTTTTTACACTTGGATAATGTGTTATATCACTTTCTACTAGTTCCCACCAAGTTGGTTCAAGATTAGGTGTTTTGGAAACATTTAGATTCTGTTTACTTCTATAAAGCTTTTCGTTATATATGACCTGTTGATTTAAAATATAAGTTTTACTTGATTCCCAAAGTTTATAATTAATTCCAGTAATCTGCTGCCAACTTTGTCCGTTGTAATTTACTACCTCATCCTGCAAGTACCTATAATTCGGATCCCAAATACCTAACCATTTGTAAGTTTTTGTTTCATCCTTATATGGTACTGTTTCTCTAAAACCAATATCATATACTTCTGTTCCTAACTTATGAACCTTAGGAACTCCTGTTCCCATAGTGCCTCTGCGTAGTTCTGTTATTTTATTACCAATACGACTCATATATTCAATACGTTCACCATTAATGTACACGACCCCAGGTACGTTTGATATTCTATTAGCTTCAGATATTACTGATGAATCTTCAATATAGATGTCTTTATCTGTAGCATTTAAATTGCGTAATAATCTAGTAGTTCTATTTTTATTCAATCTAATATATGAATAATTGTTTAACATATCCTTAAAAATCATAAAACGCACAGGTATTCTATTAACATTACTACTAAAAGTGATGATACCAAATCTATCATCTTCATTAGGAGTTTCAGTAAATCTAATACTGCGTCTATCTTCTCTTAAGATATAATCTGTTAAGGGTACTAATAGTTTTTGATTTTTTGTTACCCAAACATAATTTGAGTTTTTAATTTGTGTATCAAAATACAATACTCCGCCACTAGCCTCAATTAAAACAGGATAATATATGCTATCTATTAGATTGTTTACATTTTTTTCTATAGTTAAGTAAAATCTACCAATATCCAATAGGTCGTGATTAGTCATTGCTAAAATTTCTACCTGTGTGCCTAAAGGATAAACTGTCCTTAGTCTTATTCTACTATAACCTAAATCATTATCTATACGATATTCAGCAAACTTAGTAATAGAAACTGTAACTTCTGCATTTTCCTTATAATAATTAGGCTTAATTGTAATAGTCTTTTCTAACAAATTTAAAGAATAAGCAATAGCATCTGGAACTTTTATGCTATTAATAAAAACTTCATAATCAGTAGTACTGTATACATCAAGATCACCTTTGTTTAAAGGAATAGGATAAGTTACTTGTCTATTCTTTAGTATAAACCTAAATTGATCCACACTATCTAAAATAGTATCACCAACTCTAACTAGTGTGTTTGGACCTAAAGGAGTTTTGTATCCAACAATATTATCTAAACGATAGAATTGATTAACACCATCAGTTGTAATAATTTCTCTAGTTAATATACTTTGATCTGAACTACTGCCTAAAAATACACTGTATAGTACAACATCACCTACATTTAATACTTCGGGGAATGTTACACCAATTTTTCCAACTTTAATGTATGATTCTACATCATCTAAAATTTTAACCCAATATTTAGAATTTACTACAAAATCTCTATCTTCTTGGCTATAGACTAAGGGTAAATTGCTAAAATTATTATCTATTAAGGATTGATATACTTTAGTTTGATAAACAACCTCATCATTTAATTTATAACTAACATTGGATTGCCAAGCACCTCTAGTTTTAAAAGGAATATTTGATATTGGTTTACCAGCTACTACAGTATAAACACTGATATTGTCCTGATAATCTGCATCCAATACTATAGTAGTGTTTTCTTCAGTTGCTACAATACTATCAATAGTAATTAAATTAGTACCATTAAAACCAAATCCTAAAATAGATAAGTTTTGACCAGCAGGTGGAGTATTTAAAAGTATAACATTTAAATTATTATAATCAAAATAATAATCATCACCTATTAATATGTCATCGTTTAATTTTACAATGATAGCTTTTTCATTATTTGGATATGACGTTAATTTAAACTCTTTAGTAACGCCATCTGTAATATACCTAATACAATTAATTTCACTAGTAACAGTTATATTTCTTTCAAATACTTTAATAGCCAATGTATCAGCAACATGCCCTGGAATCATTTCTTCAGGTGCTGGACTGGTCATTGGGGTGATAAATCCATCTCCATCAATTATGATATCATCAGCACGTATACCAGAAGCTGTTCTATATGTTGGGTTGGCTGCTAGATTACCACCTTCTATAATGGTATCATAAATTTCATCGTCTGTTGGTTCTCCTGAATCCCATCCTTTACTGGCCCAACTAAATTCTCCATCCCACAGGTTTAACTTACTAAATCCAATACTGCTGATACTTACTCCACCATAATCAATACCAGTCATTAATTGATCAAAATCAATTCCTAGCATACCAGCAGTTGGCTTATAAAAATGCTTGATTCTTTCCAATGCGTTTAAATTATTGAAATCTTTTTGATACTCAATGCGTATAGGCAAGTTTTCACCTGGAGGATAGTCAAACGTCACACTACCATAATAAACAGTATAACCCTTTTTTTGTGATGTTAACTTTTGAACTTCATATTCTGTAACAAAAATTTCTACATTATCTACAAAAACTTTAAATTTAGTTCTATCTATATCTGGGCTGTATCTTAGTTCGAAAGTTATAGTACTGCCATCACCCGTAAATGTATCAATCACATTGACATTTAGGACATCATCAATACTTTCTTTTTCATATCTATCAAATTTTACTGCTAATCTACTATTTCTAATTAGACTATTGCCTAAAATAGCATATACACTTGCTTCTCTGCCAGTTTCAGTAAATTGACCTCTAATTCTAATTTGCGGAGCTATATAATAACCTTCTCCTGGATCCAGTATATCTACCTGTACAATTTTGCCTCTATTGATGTAAAATTTAATTTTTAAAGGTCTAGTACATTCACCTGTTATTTCTACTGTGGGGTAGCTAGTATATCCTTCACCTTGATCAATAATCTGTACTTTGGCCACATTAAAGGTTGTATTATTAAGCCAAGAATTCCAAGGTTGCAACTTAAACAAATTTTCATTTTCAATAAACACAGAATTTTTTTCAAATTGTGTAAACAATGTGCGTATTTTACCTGTTTTATTAATATAAGATGGTAGATCAAAATCAGTTATTAGACTATTACTACTTTCTATAGTGTCATATACACTTACGAATTCTCTTATTTTAGTTCTAAAGGGCTTTACTTCTTTAATATAACTTTCGTAATCTTCTAAATTATCGTTATTAAAATTAACTTTTTGACGTAAAGGACCTACAAAATGTAAGACCTTAATAAAACTAGTCTTAAAAATCCAATCTACAAAGGGTTGTTCTTTTAAAATATATCTAATAGAAGCAAAGAATAAATCTATATAAATCTTTCTTCTATTATCTACTAAAATTTTATTTTTTAAACTGTTTAATATAATTCTTAATTCTTGTGAACCAACCCTATCATATAAATCACTATCATATAGTAATCCATCATAGCCTTGATCATTTATTCTAAAATTATAAAAATCAGTGCTAAGTTGTATAGCTCCGTTTTTTCGACCTACTATTCGATATATTTGGGTATAATCTACAGCTATATCATTAGATATTTTAAGAGCTAGCACCCAATCATCAGACGAACCAATATTGTTAACTTTAACAATATCACCAATATTTGATTGTACTTTTAATAGTTCATCATAATCATTAACAAGATGATTAATCTTTGTGAATTGATTATAGCCATCTTCATACCAATCAATAAAGTACCAATATTTTGTTACATCAAAATCTTTAGTTTTTACCTTAACCCAATTATTATTGATAAAATGGTAAATGGCCCATTCATTTAGTGTATTTTCATCACTGCGAACAACTACACTTAAAGGTCTTACAGTAATAGTTGTGCTAGCACTATAGTTAAGACCCTTATTTAGAACTTCCACATTTGTGATAGATCCTACAGAATTTATAGTTAATTTTAATTCGGCATTAGTACCTGTGCCAGATATAGTAACTGATGGAGGTACTTGATAACCATAACCTTTCTCTATAATCTTAACCTGTGTTATTTTTCCTTGGAATACAACTGGTTCTAATTTAGCCTGAACAAATCTTTGTGATACTACAAATCTTAATTCACCATAAACATCTTTTATATAATCGTAAAGACCAAAGCTTATGTGTGGTATTTCATCTTTTATATAAAAATCACTTAGATCAATATTATCAACCTGTATAGATTTAAAATCATTATTAAACTTTTCAACTAGTAGTTTTACTGCTTCTAGTCTATTAACAAACATTGTTTGATTGGGGTTAAATTCAATACCGTAACGCAGTTTAGGTGGTATGTTTAATCTAGGTAACATAACACCGCTATCATCAAATCCAATTAAACTATCAAACCATTTCTTTTCAATATAGGGTGGTATGGATGTTTTTTCATTGTTTGATATAATCTTGTATTCATTGTGTACCTGTAGATTTTTAGGATCTTGTATCCAATATTGTAAACTTAATAGTATATTGTCCTTATCTAACAAAGGAGTTACATTGGCCAAACTAAATGCATTTTTATCTAAAAATTTAATATATTTGATATTAGCATTTTTAGGATTTTCAATAATTGTTGTACAATCTATAGATGCTATTTTTCTGCCATGCTTGTTAGGTATTATTTTTTTATTTTTTACCCAAAAATAGTAGGTTAAATTTACCTTATTACTTAGATTATCATAACTTTTTTTAATGCTATAAGCTTTATCACCATATAAGCTAAGACCACTTATTCCTAAACTTATACCATCAACAGTGTCAGCAAGTTCGTCCCATTGACTAGGTAAAAATCTAGATTCTACCCATTCGTAAACATCTATACTTGCAGTTGGGAATAAGGTGTTCCAAACACTGTTATTGTATACAACATCACCTATTGTCGCATCTAAAAACTTAGCTCTACGTAGATCCCACCATAACATACCAACCTGTGCATCTGTCCAAGCCAAACCATCATCAACACTGATAGGACTGATGAACCCACTGTTTTTATAACTATAATTTGCAGGATCATAGTAAGTTTTAAATTTAATTTCTTGTTCGGCTATGCCTGCAATTTTACCCATTTTTGGATTAATAATATCCAAATATGTAATTAAATTATTATTTTTTCTATTATATAAGAATATTTTTTTGAACCAGTCTAAACTAATAGGGTCCTTTTCATGTAATTCTTCATTCCAGCTATAGGTGTTTCTTTTCTTTTCATGAATATATACAACACCATCTCTACTGTTTTGACTATTAGTTAGATTATGATTACCTATTATAATAGTATTATCGCCTATAGTTATGCTAGGTATTTCAGTAGTAACTGTAGGACTTATTGATAACGATTCTGAAAATATAAATTTTGTATTATATCTATCAAAAATATCAACTCTTCCGACATCAGTTAAAAAATTAGAATCTGTTATATTTGTATAATTTACATCAATAGATGGTGCGTCACCTTTTCTACTTAGGATTACTAATGTTTTAGGCGTATCAGAATTATCATCATTAACAAACTTAACTTGGTAACCAAATTCCTCATTACTTTCTGCATTTCTATTATTAATAGTTTGAAATAATGCAAAATTACCACTAGTCTTTTTATAAATTCTAACAGCACCTTGATTAGTAAAATTATTAGTATCCTCTAAATTAGCACCTACAGCAAGATATTGATTATTACTGCTTATTGATACACTATGTCCAAATCTATCCACAGTGTTTTCCACTGTTTGTATTAAACTATATGAATTATTATATACATAAACTTTTTTAGTAACTGCATCTGAAATTACTATATTATTATAATCTTTACTAACGTCAAAATCTGAACAAAAACCTATGCTTGGTGTAACTAATTCTATTTTAATTCTTAATGATGCATCTACAGGATTAAAAATATACAACCCATCACCTAAACAATTAACAAATAAATTATATTCTACTAAATTTGGGTTAGGATTTTCTTTTACAATAAATTTTAATTTAGTACCAAAATTTAAGTTTACGTTTCCAGGTTTAATAATTGTAGTTTTATAAGTGTAATCTTGATTAGATTTTAAATTTGTTAGATAGTGTACACCTGGTAAACTTTTCTTTAATGTTAAAACTTCCTGTAGCTCAACATCCTTAGTTAAAATAAAACTGTTAGAATCAATGACTTTCACATAGTATTCTTGATCATCCTCTGTTCCTACAATAGTATTAGTTAAACTTGTTAATTTAACTAACGTACCGTCAGCTAAACCATGTTGATTTATAACAATTCTATTATTTAAATAATCTAACCTATTACCTGTAGTCAAAGTAAAATCACTATTGAATACTAAAGTTTGTTGTGGTATTGAGTAAACAAGAATAACTCTTTCTAAAGTTGTAGCATTACGTTTTCTTATGCCACTAATTGCTATAAATCGAAAATCTTCACTTACTGCTGTAACATCACCATAATCAAATACGTTATTTTCAGAAAATAAAAGTTGTTTTTTCACCCATAAAGGTGTAAGATAAGGTTTTGAATATACTAATACTTGTCGATTACTACTTGTAGTTTCTGTCCAAAACAAATTATCTGTAGGAACATTAGTTGTGTTAGATATACAAACATAAAACTTGCCATCTGTAGGATAAAAAACTACATCATTAACTGTATAAGATGTGCCTAAATTAAAATTATATTTGAAAACTTCTTTTTTTCGTAATGTAACTAATAACAAAGTAGTCAAACTATTAGTACTAACTCTATAACCAAATTCTTGATTGGGTTCAATATTATAATTGCTTAAATTTGTTTTTTTGTATACTTTTTTATTTTTCCAAATGCTTTCATAACTTTCATTACTAATCCAAGCTAGTTCACCATAAGGCCAATCATTAATTTCTAAATTAATATACTTAGGTACTAACAAATTATCTATATTACTAAATCTATGTTCTGTAAAATTATATGTTATTACGGTAGGTATATTTAAATTATTAAGTTGAAATCCTACAGGTATAGCAATTTTAAAAGTTTTAGCTACTGCATCTACTGCTGTAACTATATAAAATCCAAATAATTTATCGTAATCTGATGTGATAGCTAGTATGTCGTTGACCTGTATATTTGGAAAAATATTATAAGTAAATTGCACTTGATTACTAACAACAACAACATTTGTAATTGTAGAATAAAGTTTATTATATCTAAAAATATTCCAATCATCATTAAATTGATTTATTTTCTTTTGAAAACCACACCATACATAATCACCTGAAACTAGATCAGATGGGGAAATCAAACTATCTTCCTGCATGGTTATTAGATCACTTAGATCATCTAATATTACTTTGGCCATTTCAACTTTACAAAATCCTGGTGTTTTTAATAAAGGATAGGGAGTATCATCAACAGGCCATAAATTTTTGTCGTAATTTTTTGGTTTTAGATAGATATCGTTAGCTGTGTATCTTATAACAAAATCATTTTTACTAGGATCGATCTCGTCTACTATTTCAAATGGCTGTGGATCTAATTTAAAAAATGTTTCATCTAGTGCAAATTCCACTTCATCATATGATTCAGTTGATCCAAATCTACCTACACGTATGGCCCATTCTTCTAAAAATTCAAAGCTATCTTTACCATCAGAACTTAGTACATCAAATAGTTTGTTAAGGCTGTTAACTGTGCCTTTTTCTGTGATCATTCCCTGATAAAATTTAAACTCACTGACATCATTTTTAATAATATTGCTTAGATATTGGCGTTTTTGATATCCTATTAGATGTTGAGCTATTCGCTGTTGATCAATGTCAAAGTTATCACTATCTAAATCATAAAAATCTAAAAATTGTAAAGACTTATAATCCCAATTAGGTATTAATTTAGATTCAGGAGCAGTGGCCAGTTTATTCCATTGTGTATTATCAAAATTTTCACTACCAATTATTTTTGTTAAAGCACTGTAATAAAATTCTTTATACTTAACTATATCACCTATATTATAATCAATCCAAGAAGTCCATTCTTGGATATGTGCTTCATCATATACAAAGCCTGGGCTATCAAAACTACCATTCCAGTCTATAGTTTTATACCCGTATACCTTAAGTCTTTCCTGTCTATATCCTGTTGATTTATTAAAAATTACATCGTTAAACTGTGTAACATTATCTATAATAAGTACGTGTTCTTTTTGTACTAGATATAGTCCCAATCCGTAGATACCTAGCTCAGTATTTTTAGGTTTGACTATAAATTTTCCGTTTTCTCTATAAAAATTTAAATCTTCTGGCTTATATTTTCCACCATCTGCTCTAAAAATTTCATATTCATAACTATTCAAAATGTCATTTACTACATTATATTCCAAGTTAACAGAAATTTCTAGTGCGGAAGGACTTAAACTTATAGCACTGGCTCCATCACTATTAATGTTATCAATCTGTAAAAAATATTGTTCTTCGAAATTATTTTGACTTATATGAGGTACAATAGTTCTATAAAATTGTCTATTATATAAAACTATGTCATTGTACAAATAATTTGTTAATTGAAGCCAATCTCTATAGCTATCTGATCCAGCACTCCAGTTTTGAGTAGTCCAAAACAAAAATTCTTTAACACTCAAACTCCAATCACCTATAGAATTAATTTCTGAAATATAATTAGTAAAGATAAAACCTTGACTTTTTAAATATTCTTGATATCCTAAAAGAAAATCTACAACTTCTTGTTTACTATAAATGATAGATCCATAAGTTAATATAGTAGGAGTAGGATCAAATTCACTTCTTATATTTGCATCTGCTCCACCAACAATAGGTAGAGCTGCTAGTTTAGCCAATAAATTATAGCTAGGATTACTACTGCTAGTATGAGATGTTTTTACTCTATAGTATCCATCCCCTATTCTAACAATATTACCCGCAACATATCTTTGTTGTGCTTCCCAAACAATAAAGCTTTCACTAATTCCACCTACATTGATGTCATAGCCTTTTTTGGTCCAAGGAAAATAATAAAAGTATGGTTGACTTAGACTATAACCTTTAATTTCATAACCTAATCCTAATTTTGTAACAACTTTTGTTACAATAACACCACTATAAAATAGCTTTTTAGTTGGACTACTAGTGTTTAATATAACTTTATAATTTTCTTTTGGCACAAATACACTAGTTTTTGAATTAACATTCCTACTATCTAATATTAAATTAAATTTTTCTTCACTAGTATAACCACTTATTCTGTGACTGAGCTTATTGGTTAATTGTGAAAGTATAGTCTTATAATCTGAAAGTGCTTTCTTTTCATTAGATAATAGATAATCAACAACATAATTAACTAATCCGCTAGTTTGTATTCTTTCGCTATCAGATGCTACACTTGTTATTTTTAAATCTTTAAGTTGTAGTCTTAAACCTGTTTCTGTGTAAACTAATTGATCAGAAGGATCTCTTTCTATTCTTGATCTGTCAAAATACACACTAAACACCTTATTAGGTGTCATTAATATCATATTTTTTAGAAAGCAAAAAGAATAATAACTACTTCTTCTCCAAGCGTTTTCAACTGGTCCAATGTCACCAAATATATAATTTTTATCTACTCTATTATTAAACAATCCAGTTGCAATATTAGTTGCTATAGGATCTAATAATGCTCCTTGATCAGTAGTAGGAATATTATCTAAAATTGGTTTGACAAATTTACTGTTTACTCTTAAAGGTTTATTAGGCTCTCTAATTACGCCATCTCTAAGATCATTCCAAAGCACATAATTATCACTAGTATATGGCGCAAGTCCGTACACTTCGTCCCACCATTTTGGTTTAATACTAAATCCTAAACTTTCCCAAGGAGCAATATGTATACGATCAGTATCAAAATACCATTTATAAATTCCACGCCAATAACCATCTAGAGTAGTTTTATCAAAACTTTGACACTCAGAATAATTATAAGTAAATGGATTTGAACTCTTATAATTAACAGTTCTACTAAAATCTTGATCTATTAGTAAAGTCCATTTAAAGAAATTAGAACTTATTATTTGATTAAATTCTTGTTTAGAATAATCTGTATTTCTATTAGAACCTTCAATATAATTGTATATGTCAATAACATTTGGATCATATTCTATTTTAATATTATTAAAAATACGTTTTTCTAATTCTAAAATAAGATCATCTCTAAAATCATCAAATGCTGCAATAATACTCCCATCGTGTCCTTGTATAACATTTTGAGGATACTGTAATGTTGTATCTAAATATTTTTTTGGTTCAAATTTTGGATACAAACCTAAACTTGTTGGGGTAGGTGGTATAAAACAACCATCTGTACTATCATACTCAAACATATCAACAATGTCATCTTCCTTTAATTTAACGAAGACTTTTACAAATCCTTGATCAGTAAATTCGTAATCTCTTTTGTAAAGTAACTGTTGATTATTAACATATATGTAGGTAGCACCTGTACTTAACTTGTTTAAATTAAATAGCCTACTAAGAGGAAATTGATCTTGTACAAATTCTTTTATTTTAAATTGCGTATGTTTTTGTCCATTATATGCCAGCATATCACTAAAATAATAAGGCATTGATTTTGTTTTATTAAGATTAATATTACGTAGTAGATCGTCAACAGAAACTTTAATATTTTCTATATCTTCTAAATATTCACTGTTGAAAATGAATGATCTTTTAAATTTATTATAATCATTCATTGCCATATCTATTGCTTTTAATATATTGGCATTGTTATCAGTAAGATGATACAATGATAAATTCATACTACCACTGTGCTGTATAAACTTAGTTCCTCTTTCTGTTAAGTTACCTATATCACGTAGGTTACCAGGTCCTGGATATACTCCCTTAAAATTGTCAAGACTGTCTATTATTGAATCTACATGATCAATTACTTCGCCTAGTGTAAATGACTCTACATTTTCATTTAGTGGGTTATTTTGAAAACTTAATGGAAATTCATAGTATCCATTAGCATTTTTAGGTTGACTAGTATAACATTTTAAAGTAACAACATCGTTTTCAGTTATATCTTCTGCTAATTTTACAAGTTTATAAACTACACCGTCTCTTATTTGAAATTGATTAAAATCTAATCTTTTTCCGTTAATATAAACTTTTAATCTTAAGTCATCTAAATTATCCTTATCATCAAACATATCTAAAGGAAAATCATTAACAATTAATTTATTTGTAGTGTTAACTAGTTCATATTCATTTTTATATACTCGAATAACTGGCTGAGTATTTTCTAATACGTTCTTTTCCCAACCATTAACTAATACTTTTTCATTTGATGTGTTTAATATTTGTAAAAACTTATTAGATGTAATGTCTGTTATAGTTGTAGTAACTATTTTATATTTGAAAATATCCGTTGCAAGATTAAAATCAAATACAATATCCCCTATATTATTAATATTTTTATAGGTTAGGCTGAAGCCTAGTTCTTTATCAATAGATCCTTCGCCTTCGTTATAACTAAAAAGTCTGCATCCTTTAAAATTGGAACCTTCGTATTTTGAAGTATCATTTAGATGGAACCCTTCTTTGTCAAACAAATCAAACAAAGGTGATTGATTAAGTTTTAATTTTTGTTGACCATAGGTCCAAGTTGTGCCATTAAACCAAAACATTTTACCAGAATAAGTATTTCCACCAAGAACTAACACAGTTTGATCTAGCAGTGGATCTGTATCTTCTTCTTCAACCAAATGTATCCTACGTTTGCTTAAACCTAGATCTTCTTCATAAATGTTTAAATATTCTACTCTAAATACTTTATTTTTAACTTTTGGATCAGTGTCGGCAGTGAATATAACTCTATGTCCATTTATTAAACTTTGTCCATCAACATTATATCCTAAACTACCTTCTACAATACTAAAGACATCTTTAGTAAAATCATCAAATAGATCAATATTCTTTTTACTTCTATTCCCAAAATTAAATAATCTTAAATTAGGTTCAAATTCTATAATAGGTCTTATAGCTCTTTGTGTTTGATCAAATATTGGTTGTTTGCCTAATATGCGAGCAGTTGTTTCTATAATATCTTTATGAAACCATCTATTATATCTTGACCATGCATTTCTATCTAAACTACTACGATTAATAGTAATATATTCTTTGTCTAGTGCAGCATAACTTATGTTATTGTATGCAAACTGATCAAAACCACTTTGATCAAAATTTACTGGTACATTATAAGTTAAGTCTGTTACTTCCTCTAAAGTTTTTACATCTATTAATTTTATAGCAGAACCTACACCTTCTACATAAAAATCTTTATCTCTATAAAATTCAGGATATACGATTCCTCTAAACCTGATTTTCATTCCATTAGAAAATTGTAGTCCATTACCAAAAAAATCTTTTTTACCAACTATTTCATTTTCAACATCTATAGTTGTATTTTCATCTAAATCAAATATTTTTATGATTCCACTAGTATCTGGATTAGTTTCACTAACATAATACAATAAATCAGGAGTTTTTGGACTAATTTTTAATTCTAAAACACCATTTTTAACATTAAAATTTTTAGTTTCAACTAGTTTATTGTTTACATATTCATAAGTTTTTATACCATCAATAAACCTAAACCTATCATTAAGTTTAATCTTAAAAAAATCCACAATAACTACATCATTAGTTGTAATGTTGGTTTCTAAAATAAGGACTTTTTTATTGTTTTCATTTATAACAAATGTAAATTTGTCTTGATTTAGTTTAACACCGTTAATGTATACTTCAGTTAGTAGTTGTGTAACATCCTCTGTATCTGTTAATACTTCAATAACAAAATTATTTTCGCCGTGTTGTGTAAAATTAAACTCTTGAGTTGCATAAAAATTAGGAATACCACTACTAACACGTTCTGTTTTTATACTAAATGGATGATCAGGTGCATTAATTTCAAATCTATAAGTTTCACCTCTATATAATCTTAAATCAGGGTTACGTGTTAGTGCATCTGGTGTAAACAAATAAGCAAAATTATCACCCTCATCTACTAGTTCAACTTTTAAAGTACTAACTATGTCTAAAGTTTTTGTTCCTTTAAAAGGAATAGCTTCTGGTCCATAAGGTAACCAATAGTATTGTAAGTAATTTACAAACTTATCCCAATTAATATGTGGATTCCAACTATAGAATTCCTCTTTATTTAGGCGTTGATGATTATTAACTATACCACCTAATACCTCAATATTGTTAATATAGTCAATATAGTCTTTATAAAATACAGTATCACCTAGATAATTTTCGTAGACTAAACAAGGTTCAAGTTGATAAGCTGCACGATTAGATGTGACTTCATCTAAAAATATATCAGTTCCTATATTAGCTTTACTATTTTGTCTGCCAATATAACCGTTTAATTTTTTTGCAGTTCCACGTTGAATAAGATTATCAATAGTTCCTGCTAAAAACTTCTTATTGCTGTCAGTTCTATAGTAGGTAGGTAAAAATTTTTCAGATTTTCTTTTGTCAGTATTGTTTAAAGGAACTTCAAATTGGTTTTCTTCGGACATTAACGTAATCCTGCCTTACTTATAATATATTGTTGACTGACTATATTAGTATTAGTTGTGCTCATTTTGGCATTTAAAGCACTGGCTGTTACACTTTCTATAATTTCTAAATCGTCTGTAGTAGCGCCGTTAATAAAAATTTCATCATTTTCTGCTGTAATTTCAAATAAACTACCAAATTCCAGTGTTTCCATGCGTGGCACAATTAAAATATTAACTAAAAATGGTGCTGTTCTATTCATAACATAAGCAACTAATTCACTAAAATAAAAACTATCACCAAAATCCCAATTATCTAAAGTAAAAAACTCGTTAATTGCAGCCAGTACTTTAGATTTAAGATCATTGTCACTTATAGTTTGTTCAATATTCTTAATTAATTTAAAGCTGGCACGCAGGCTTGGTATAGCCTTAGCACCAAATAATACCTTAAATCTTATGGGATGATATACTACTTCATCACTCATTGCCTTAATTTGGTTTAAACTTGATGCCAAGATTAAATTTAGCTGCTCTGTACTAGGTGGCATGGGTTCTTCACTTATAGATCCTAATAACCATTGTCTAAAACTTACATCATATTGTTTGGTTAATACATACAAATCCATTAGATTAGTTTGTCCAGGGTCTATTCTAGCTTCATAATCTGCACTATGAACATATTGAAATTTAATTTTATCTCTACCTTGAAATACTTTATAATCAAAATTTAGTTCCCACTTTGACTCAATTTCATTATATCTATATAATAAACTCTCCTCAAAACTAAAAACATATTGACCATCTTTTAATAAACTTGAACTAACTTGATTCATATTTTCTAAAACAGTAACAATGGCCAAACCATCTTCTCTTTCATTGTAAACATATGAATAATCATACTGTCCTGTACTTGTTTCATATCTTTTTAATACAACAAAATTATTAAAATCTACATTTCCAATACTGGTTGTTGGGGCTACTGTATTATTAAAGATATCTGGATCATCTACAATACCATCATCATTACTGTCTTTAAAGGACAATTCAATTTTTTTACTATTAGTGTAGCCGTCTGCTCCTAATAGTTCGTTAGTTATTTCCCAGTCAATGTCATAATTGTAAATTTGTTGTATATTAATTTTATTATTAATATTCAAAATACTAATTAGATCCTTAACTACAGTGTTAGTTTTTGTATCATAAACTTTATTTGTTTTATCAAAAAAGAATCTAATTTTCCTATCACTTTCAAAAATATATCTTAATTTGCGTACTTTAACTGTATAATTTTCTAAATCGCTGGTAAACAATAACAGCCAACTTGCATCTAATTTTTGATTTGATATATCACCAGTTCTAGTTACACTAAAATTATCAATTTGATTTAGATTAACTTCAAATATAACTTGCCAACTTTTAGTATCTATGTCATATCTTAATCCAAATGGCTTATTAGCAAATATTAATTCACTAATAATTGTGACTACATTATCAGTAAGGTTAGTACGCCATTTAGGTATAATTTCTTCTAGTATAGCTCCTGTTGGTAATTTTTCATTAAAACTGATACTGCCTGTACCATCTTCTAATATTCCAGTGTTATTCAACCCCAATCCATTATTATTAATAGCAATTAGTTTAACCCAGATATAATTTGATGTATTTTCTTTATTTGCTACAAAATCAACTAGTTGATTATTACGTGTTTTTAAAAACATTTTTCCATTAGGTGCAACAAATTTTAATAAAGCCCCTATTTCTAAATGCTTTAAATTATTATTGATATTGTAACCAATCACACTATTGTTAGTATCTTTTAGAAATCCAGTTGATAAATTACTAGCTTGAGTTTTTTGTGTCCAAGTTATATTAAAATCGTTACCAATATACTTTCTAGCAAATTTAAGATAGTAATAATTTCTTATGCTAATTTCACTAAGTGTAGGTAAAATTTTGTTTAGAACAATACCTTGAATGTCAACTTTATTTCTATAGCTAAATCTAAAACTATCTTCGTATTCTTCACGATAAAGTACACCATCATCGCTAAACAATATTGTGTTACTATACTTGCCTGTAGGATCAATTAGATCAAAGTATCTACTAATTCCGCTACTAGTCCTGTTAATAGTTTTAATTTTTAATACATCTTGATCTACACTTAAAGGACTAATATTATAATCCTCAGCAGTGATCATTCTATTTTGAGTATAGTATGTAGCTGGTGCTTTAACTTTAACTTCTTCATCACTCTCAGTTGCACTACTATTAGCTACGCTGGTTTGTAAGCTCATTGATATACTTAAAACTTCTAACTGTCCAGTATTACTTAGATAAGAAAGATCAACACTAACATTACGCATATCTTTTGGATTAATTGTATATGTTAGTCCATTACTAGTTCTATAATATAGCCTAAATGATCCAAACGGGATAGTAGCAAATACGCCATCACCAAATGCTAGACTAATACGATCATTAGTTCTTGTAATAACATTGTAGATGTTTTTTATATTCTTTTTAACACTATTGTATATAATATTGTTAGATTCTAAATTAGGAACTCTTTCCCAATACTCACTTTCTATACCGTTAGCATTTAGTTTATATAACCATACATCAGTATCATTAATATTTGTGCTATCAATATCTACAATATCATTACTTACTGGTTGTGTAAGATTAAATGAACCAGTATTCAATGTTCCTTGTTTGAACATTGTAAAGAATCCACTATTAACACTGCCTGCGCCTCTACCATCATCTTTATATATGAATGATAATCTTCTTCCTGCAAGTGGCGGTTCTTCTGTTATTGATCCATCTTTAATTATTGTGCTTACAACTTCAAAATTCATATTACGACCATCTACTGCTTTGCTAAAACCGTATACTGGTACACTGGTTCCTAAAGTTTGTAGCCTATATTGCTCAGATGGAATACCTATTACTTGAGCAGAATTATTAGGACTGCCAAACTGTGCAGTAATTGGTAATGCTGCGTTGACTACTCTAATAAATTGATCGAGCCAGTTAGGGTTTGATGGGTCATTCCATATAATTTCTTGATTGCTTACGTTGCGTCCATTGCCATCAATTACATCTTCAGTAGTGCTTATACTTTCCCATTTCAATAATCCTGTAGCTGTCTTATTCCTTTTAGCATTATAGCTCAGTGTTCTTGATAGTCTTAATATACTTTCTCTACGTTCTGCTAGTTCTAAAAAATTTTCTCTAGCGTTTAAATCCACTCTAAAAGCAAAACTTTGCCCTAAAAAAGCCATCATATCAATCAAGGCTAGATATTCACTGCTTTCAATATAATCATTAAAATCTTCTGGATAGTTTTCACGTATATAATTAATCATCACTCTACGCAGATTTTCAAAGTCATAGCTGGTAAAATCAGCGTTTTTATAGCTTTGATAAATTCTTTTCCAGTCTTCGGCTATGAGTAATCTGTTTTGTCTATCGGTGGCTGACATTAAACTATCCTTATTTGATATTTATTACGACCATTATCTACTAGTTTAACCCACTAGCCCCAAGCTTTGATCGAACCTAAATTGTAACTTTTCACTAACATTATAGGGCAGATAGGTTAATTCACATTCGATTTGTATGCCAGTTTCATAAGCAGTGACAATGACATTATCTGCTGAAATTCTAGGATCATAATTTATAATTGCTGTAACATTCTCTAATACTAGTCTTTTAACATCATCAGTAAGAGGTTCAAAAATCAAGTCCCAAATTACAGTGCCAAATGTAGGATCGCTGAGTTTTTCACCTTGTCTAATATGAAAATGATTTAACAAATCCTGTTTGATAAGACTAAGATCATATATAGTAAAATTTTCACTATCTGGACTTACTGTGCTAAATCCTCTATAGGTACGTGGAAGAGGTGGTTGTTCAGACTGATATTTTCCCTTGACTATAATATTATCGTATAATCGTTGTATGCTCATTTTTTCACCTTACTAAAAGTGTCATATTTTGTAGTATATTTCTTAAAATATTCAGGAGTCAATAAGAAATCACTATTATCTTCATACCGTCCATCTACATCCCTATCTGTTTTATCTGGTTTAAATTCAGTGGGATCCAAGTTTTCATGGTGTGGCCAAGGTTCTTTAATGGGTAAACGTCGCAATATACTTTCTACTAATTTTTGACCTTCTTGGTCTGGTAAACTATAAGTTTTTAATTTTTGTGGCTTTTCTGCTTCTTGAGCGTTAGCTGCGGTGGCCGCCCTTGGCCCGTTCATATGAATCTGTGGTGCTGTTTCTATAATATTTCCTCCAGCTTGTGTTTCATTACTGCCACCACTAGTCATATAGATATGACCATTAACTAATGTATCATAGTCACCACCAGTATATTGTTTATAATTTGAAGAATGCATAACATCAACATTACCCATTACTCTTTGTAATAATTCCTGTTCAATAGTTTCATGTTTTTTCATTTTAATTTGTATTTTTTGATTTTTGTCAATCATCAAGATATGATCTTCTAAAACATGAGTATGCATTTCTTTGGCTACTTTGATGTTAAAATTACGCCCTGCCTCCATATTAATATCACGATCAGCATAAAAATTAAGATCATTTTTAGTATGAACACTGATACTATCAGCAGCATATATGTCCATCTTACCATCACTAGTAAGTTCTATCCAAGCAGTTCCTCTAGCATTACCTATATAGATTAAATCTTCTGTGTTATGCAATAATATTTGATGTCCAGTACGGGTACGTATGCGTACCAATTCATTGTGTAGTAATGTACGATCACCGTTTACTTCTCCATCTTCTACAGCAGCATATTCTGGAGGACCTTCACTAGCATTTTTAGTACGTAAAAACTTGTCATCACCATCATCCATAACAAAACTAGTACCACCTAGTCTACTGAATGGCATATTGTTTATTTCGTATTCTTTTTTACCATATTTGTGCATGGGTCCATCTTTATCTACTGGTCCTGGGGTACTGATACCAAATACAGCACTGGGCCATTCTCTACGTGCGCTGCTGGTTGTTATGCCTCTAATATCATCAAGTAATAATCCTTGCTCTTTATAAACTGTTGTAAATGGATGTTGTGGTTTTTCAATTCTTGTTGTATCTTTTTTAATTTGCAAGTCTGCTTTTTTATTATATTCAGCAACAGGTACACGTTCCTCTTCCCCATCAGCATGAAAACTAGTAGCAGCATAACCAGGAATCATAAAATTCATATCTTTTTCCTGTATACAGCCTAAATAATAGCCTCTTGATGGATCACCCTCTACAAACATACATACTACAACGGTACCAATATCTGGTGGCACCATCCACATGCCATAACTTTTTTGAGTTCCATCGTAGACGTTTTCTTTACTATTGGACTCACCGTTAGTAATACCTAAAAAAGGACTTATGTATTTTACACTGGCTAATTGACCAGTTCTTTTAGCATCGTTACCTACCTGTCTTAATTTTTCAACCTGTAGTGAACCCATATAGTCAGGATCTAAATGACTAACAACAATAGCTAGAACAAGTCCAGTTTCCTTACTAGATGAATCTTCATCTAAGGATTTCCTTTTCATCTCAGGCATTACTGAAATCCTCCTTCTGAATCCACTATTAATCTTTCTTCATCTGATTCTGGTGGGGCTTGGAATGTCTGTCCTGTATAACCTTCATTTTGACTTTCCATTTCATTACTGCCACCTAGACCTGATTCTGCTTGATCCTGATTTGGTATTCTTGATAATTCTAATGTTTGTGCAAATAATCCTCGGTCAAAAGTGCTTTCTAACATATTGACCTTGTATAGCCCGCTTATTATGGGTACAGCTTTTGGTCCAGGAAAATCATACATATGTCCGTTAATATCAACAGGATTTCTAAAATTTATATTAATATAAACCATGCTACGTTCATAGTTTATTGCACCATCTTTATTGATATCATCATTAGTAGTACCTTGAGCTGTGTAATTACCAAAACCACTATCACCTAAATAGAATGGATCACCTAGAATTTTCATTGTTACAGTGATCATATCCCCACCTTGATTAATAGCATTTTGAAATTGATGCACAATAATAGTACCAGCATCTTGTGGCATTATACCACCACCAGTTTTTTTATATTCTGTTTCACTTGGTCTTACTAATAACTTAGTAGCTGAACTACCAATTTGTACATCACCATGTTTACCCTGTTTATATTCTTCTGTAGCATCATATAGAGTACCATCTTCTCTGCGTCTAAAATTAGTAACCTTACCACCTTCTACATGAGCTGAGGTAGTGGGTGTTGCTGTAGTGGCATTTCTATCACGTTGTTTAGCATCTTGATTATTAGTTCCTGCATCTGATACTGTGGCTGTATAAAATGTTGCAGCGAATTTTATTTGAAAGTCTAAAATTTCTGTGTTTTTTCCAGTGTAAAAATAGTTATATTCTTTCAGTGCTTGTTCTTTTTCTAATTTAATATCTAAAGGCTTAGCTCCTGATGGCATAAAAAGAGCTCTACTTACTCTAAAAGGTACTATTCTAAACACTGTAACTGTGGGCATTCTACCAGTAGTATTCATATTAGCATTAGTATCCAAGAGATAGTACTGGCTGCTAATTTTATACCAATCTATTTTATCACCTTGTATATTTTCTGGCTGTAGAGCAGATATTCCATAATAACTACTGCTGATAACTTCATTAATGATAGTGCTAATCTGTGTACCTTGTTTAAAGTGTGCCTGACCTTTGTCACTTTCTATTTTTAATTGGCCACGTGTGAAAACTTTTTTATCTTTATCCCATGTAATATTATCTTTACCAAATATAGCCTCTACTTTTCTTCTATCTGTAAATCCTAAACTGGCCTTGCCTATTGGATTCACTCCACTTTTTTGTACATAATTTCCAGTATCTCCGGCTAATTCTAATCCTAATTTTTTAAAAACATTGCCTTGTCTTTCACCTGGGCTTATAGTGGCTCCAGTAGGACTACTAGTATCATCAGTTGAATTAGACTCTTTAATAGTACTAGTATCAGTAGGAAATAAAATAATAACTTTATCTGGTATAGGTATTTTGTTTTTTAAGGCCTGTTCTAGTAATAAATCATTTATTGTTCTTTGCAAACTATGTACACCAGTCTGTAACATTTCTTGAACAGTGCTTCCCTGTATGTTCATGTCAGTTTTGATGGAACTAATTTCTTCACTGTATGCTTCATCATTCCATGCTACTGCTGAACAATCATATTGACTACCTCTATCAGTAACTTTTAATTCAATATTAGTAATTTTTATAGGAAAATGTCTAACATTTATTACCTTGTCTTGAAATTGCATGTCTGGGCCATAGTGACCCTTAAATTCTAATGTCAACAAAACAGGCATAACTACCCAGTTTTCATATCCTTCTAGGGCAGCTGCCATTTGTAAACTTTGAAAAAATAATCCTATGCTATATGGTTCAAACACTGAAAATGTCATTGTGGTCGAATTAGTATTCTTAGTCATCTCATCTAAGCCAATCACGCCTGCAATTTTTACATTATCAATAAAAAAATCAAATTTACCATCTGGATTATAATCTGGTGGATTTTTATCCACATCCCCTAGTCCAGGACTAGCATAAGCAGGCAATGACACTCTATTTTCTGGATCTGCACTACCACTCTTAAAAATAATACGACCTAATTGACCTTTTTTATAACTTTCATCAGGAAAATTTATAGCAAACGGTGACAGTACACTTAAGGTCCAGTTATAATTTACACTAGCATAATTAGATAAAATATTACGCAAGGGTAATTCTTTAATATCAAACTCTACTTGATTTTCTTCAGCTTCTGTTAAATTAGTTTTGGTTAGTGGTGATTTTATGTTTCCGCCTATTTTTCCTGAATTTAAATCATTTACTAACTGTCCTGCCACATTATTTAAAACTTGGCTGGGATCAATATTAAGACCACCCTTGAGTTTTTCTAATTGATTGCTTAGTCCTGCGCCTACATTTTGGGCTGCATTTTTAAGTCCTTCAAGACCAAAATCTTTTTTAACTAATTTTGATGCTGCCGATACTGCTGCTGTTGCTATAGTTGCTTTAACAACATTTTTCAATATGGTCATTTAAGCTCCTAAAACTCTAAACAATGTAGTTTTCTTGGGTAGATATATTTGTAAACCAGGAACAAAATCAAATATAGGATCCTGTAATACATCCAAATTTCTTTGTATGAATACCCACCAAAGATGTGGTGTCCCATATATGTCATAGGCCAAAAGATCTGGGCGTAGAGCATATTGAGCTTCTATAGTATAAAGAAAATCATCCTTTTCTGCACTAACAGGTCTGATGCTTAGTACATCTAGATAATTCCTAGTAATTTTGGTATTTACATAGGGGCTTGTTGGACTGTATTTTGCTGGCATTAGATGAACCCATCCTTCACATAACCACCGCTAAGGAACGTATTTAAGTTGAAAACACGCACTCTATTCCTACTATAGATAGGTAATAAGCTAATATTGAGAGTACTTTGAGTGGGAACATGACTGTCATCATTGCCACTTTTTGAACTGATTGATCCATTATTTTGCGGTTTACTTTGGCTAACACCGTTAAACATTTTACTGACATTACTTACAGTCCTTAACACATTTGATGCCTGTGTTAGTCCAGCTGCACTGGTCACATTGGCTAGTTTTTGTGCCATGCCACCTATGCTGCTGGTATTATCTTGAGCGAATCCACCCTCTGCTGTTCCAGGTGGATTTGTCATATTGGTTGTAATATAGTCAACTTCCTTAGGCAATGTCATACTAAAACTCTTTACTACTACTGGTACATCTCTAAAAACATAATCACCGTAGGCATTAAAATATAAAATTATAGGCGGATTGCCAGCTGTGTTATCATCTCCGGTAAACATTTTGGTCACTCCGCGTAAAAAATGCACACAGCTTAACCAGTATTGTGCTTGAACAGCATCCTCTACATAAAAATCTCCAGAAATTGAAATTTCACTTACTCTACTATTGACATAACTGATAAAAGTAAAATTATTATGAGTCACAGGAGTTTCGGTATAATTTGCCTGACTACTAATACTGATTGTTGGGGTGTAAGGAAAAACTAAACCTCCAGCTTTCTTCAATGGGGTAAATAAAGGACTACTAACAAATGGCATAACATTAGGGAAACTTAGTCGAACACGCCAATCAGCAGGATCATCACCAGATCCACTTTGTGCCGTAGCAGCCTCTTTAGGAGCAAAATTGTCAGCATTTAAGGGAATATTTTTACTTCTTAGACTACTGGCGAAATTGGACAATGAACCCAAAGCACCCACTGCACCCACTGCACCCCCTAGATTTTTGTTTAAAATACCAGTAGCTGCCCCTATAGCAGCAGTGGTAGCAGCAGCTTTTAAAGCACTATTTAGAAAACTCATATTTGTCCCCTTGGCAAATATTTATTTGACTTTTAAAAGTGCGTAGTTTATAATAACTATAGGAGAGTACTATATGTCAGTAAATTATCTTAATAATAAAGATTTATTAGAAGAAATACACAAGAGTAAAAATACATATTCGAGTTTTACACGCCCTGAATATAATCAATATGACTTGATTCTAACCAGTTTAGAGCGTATTAATATACGAACAATAGCAGAAGCTAAAAGAAATCGCGCTAAAAGATTGGGAGATGAGGAATATCATCGGAGAAGACAGGCAGGTGAAAAAATCAAACAAAGTGAATGTGAAGTTGATTATAAAAAAATGGCCAAGACTGATCTAATATTTAGAATAATGACTTATGAACATATCCCAGTGAATAAAACACGTAAGAAAAGTCAAAAAACTGAAGCAGATGGACACGATCGAGTAAATTTTCCACCTTTCCAACATTGGAAGTTTGATGAAAATGACGAACTCATATGCGTAGGGAAAAGTCATTGGCGAGGTGGTATAAAAAGTGGCAAGTTCAGTAAGGATCATGGACAAATAACCAACACATTGGCCCGTATGTATATCAAACTATGCGAACGTTATGCTACCCGTGGTAATGTGCGCGGCTATACCTATAACGATGAAATGCGAGCACAGGCCATACTACAACTCACACAGGTTGGACTACAATTTAATGAAGCTAAATCGAATAATCCATTTGCTTATTTTACTGCTGCTGTTACTAATAGTTTTGTACGGATAATCAATATTGAAAAACGTAATCAAAATATTAGGGATGATATACTAGAAATGAATGATATGGCCCCAAGTTATACTAGAACTAGCAATGCTGAACACGCTGCTAGCCTACGTAGATTTGAAAGAGAAGAGGAATGAGTTTATTTAAAAAGGCAGCATTTTTTACAGACATACACTTTGGCTTAAAAAGCAATAGCCAAACACACAATCAAGACTGTGAAGATTTTGTAGATTGGTTTATTGCCACTGCTAAAAAGAATAGATGTGATACTGGATTCTTTTTAGGTGATTGGCATCATAATCGAAACAGTCTTAATATTGTTACTATGGATTATAGTCTTAGGGCTTTGGAAAAACTGGGCAAGGCATTTGACCAGTTCTTTTTCTTTCCTGGTAATCATGATCTTTATTATAAAGATAAACGAGATATCCATAGTGTAGAGTTTGGCAAATATATACCAGGGATCACAATAGTGCATCAGCCTATGACCTTAGGCGAAGTTACTATGTGTCCTTGGCTTGTAGGTGAAGAGTGGAAAACTGTGGGCAAGAAAGATGCCCGTTATATATTTGGTCATTTTGAACTGCCCAGTTTTTATATGAATGCCATGGTACAGATGCCTGATCACGGTGAAATACAACTTGATCAGTTTAAACGGTATGAACTTGGCCTAAGTGGACATTTTCATAAACGCCAAAATAAACAGAATATGCACTATATTGGTAATGCTTTTCCGCATAACTACGCAGATGCTTGGGATGATGACAGAGGCATGATGATCTTAGAGTGGGGCAGTGAGCCAGAATATCACGCTTGGCCTGACCAACCTACATTCAGAACTGTCAAATTGACTCAACTTATAGATGAACAAGATGCTATAATAAAACCTAAACAATATCTTAGAGTATTATTAGACGTGGATATCAGTTATGAAGAAAGCGGACACATTAAGGAAGAATTTTTTAACAAATATGAGATTAGGGAGTTAACTTTGATTCCAGAAAAACGTGAAGTTGAATTTGCTAGTGATTTGGAAATTAAACAATTTGAAAGTGTAGATCAAATTGTTATGAATCAATTGACCAGTGTGGAAAGTGATACCTACAATGTTAAACTATTAATGGACATTTATAACAATTTATGATTAAGATACAGGATCTTAGTGTTAAGAATTTTATGAGCGTGGGTAATAATACCCAAGCCGTCGACTTCGGCCGAGAGCAATTAACTTTAGTATTAGGCGAAAATTTAGATCAAGGAGGTGATGATTCAGGAAGCCGTAATGGTACCGGGAAAACCACAATTGTCAATGCTCTAAGTTATGCGCTCTACGGCCAAGCATTAACCAACATCAAGAAAGATAACTTAGTCAATAAAACTAATGGCAAAGCCATGTTGGTCAAGTTAAACTTTGAAAAGAATGGTGTTGAATATCGTATTGAACGTGGACGTAGGCCTAATGTGTTTAAGTTTTTTGTCAATGGCTTAGAACAAGAAGTCATTGATGAAAGTCAAGGTGATGTAAGAGAAACACAGAAAGACTTAGATGAACTACTAGGTATGAGCCATGATATGTTTAAGCATATTGTGGCATTAAACACATACACAGAGCCATTTCTAAGTATGAGGGCTGCGGATCAACGTATGATCATTGAGCAATTATTAGGTATTACCCTGCTCAGTGATAAGAGTGAAAGTTTAAAAAATCAAATAAAAGAAACTAAGGATGCTATACAGCAAGAATCTGCTAATATTGAAGCAGTCAAACGCAGTAATGAACGTATTGAACAAAGTATAAACAGTCTACTTTCTAAACAACGTGCTTGGCTCAGTCAACAAGAACAGGATTTAGAAAAGATTGCTAATAGTATTTTAGAATTACAGAGTATAGACATTGAACAAGAACTGGAACAACATAATAAATTAAAAAGTTATCTTGAACTAAGTGCTCGTATTAATAGTTTGAACAAGGAAAAGGCCACATTAGAGACTGCTGTTAGTCAGGCTGAACGTAATGTTAAGAATTATACTGTTGAATTAAAAAAATTAGCCAATAATAAATGTTCCAAGTGTGATCAAAACTTGCCAGGACATATGCACGATGAACTAAAAGCCGAGGCTGAAAACAATTTAGATGAAGCACAAACTTATCTTAACAATGTAGATTTTAAATTAACCAATGTGGTAGCAGAATTAGATGAGATTGGTGATATAAATGGCAGACCTCAAACATTTTATGATACAATAGAAGAAGCATTAAAGCATCAAAACAATCTTGCTACACTGGAAAAAACTCTACTAAGTCGTAGTGAAGAACGGGACCCATATCAAGAACAGATAGATGAACTGCGTAGTACAGCCATACAGGAAATTAGTTGGGACAATGTTAACCAACTTACTGAACTAAAAGAACATCAAGAATTTTTACTTAAATTATTGACCAGTAAGGATAGTTTTATTCGTAAAAAGATCATTGATCAGAACTTGGCCTACTTGAATAATAGGTTAAGTTATTATTTGGATCGTATGGGACTACCCCATCAGGTTAGTTTTTTAAATGATCTTAATGTGGAAATCACACAGTTAGGACAGGATTTAGACTTTGATAACTTAAGCAGAGGTGAACGTAATAGATTAATCTTAGGATTAAGTTGGGCATTTAGAGATGTATGGGAAAGCCTATACCAGAATATTAATCTGTTGTTTATTGACGAACTTATTGACAATGGCTTAGATGCCAGCGGTGTTGAAAGTGCTCTAGCAGTATTAAAGAAAATGGCCAGAGAACGCAATAAGAATATCTACTTGATCAGTCATAAGGATGAACTAGTTGGACGAGTAAACAATGTATTAAAAGTTATTAAGGAAAATGGTTATACCAGTTATGCTAACGACTTGGAGATCATGGGGTGAAACCTCCACGTGATGAAGAACTCCATGATCAGTTAATGGATGCATTTAGGAGATATTACAAGGCAAATCAAGAATGGGTTGAGAAAGGCACACGTAGGGCAGGATTAAAAACTAGAAAACTACTTAGTGAAATTAGGCATATTGCTATAGAACGTCGTGAAGTAATCATGCAATGGCGTTATGAAATAGATAGAGAAAAGGCAGAACGTAAGGCACTTCAAAAGGCAAAGAATAAAAAGGTCGATGACAATATATAATTGATGTCATGGACTCATCAAGGCCAATTAGTTACAGAAATTCCAGAAGAGTATATAGGCTTCGTTTATCTTATTACGAATACACAGTCAGGCCGTATGTATATAGGCAAAAAGTTGGCACAATTTGCAAAAACAACTTACAAAATAGTAAAACTAAAAAATGGTACTAAAAAACGTAAGCGAATCAGAGGCAAAGTAGCAAGCGATTGGCGAGATTATTATGGCAGCAATGATGAACTCAAGGCAGATGTACAGAGATTAGGCACTGAAAATTTCACAAGAGAAATATTATATTATTGTACCAGTAAGTCAGAATGTAGTTACGTTGAGGCAAGAGAACAATTTTCAAGGCGTGTATTAGAATCAGACGATTACTATAACGGGCACATTCAGGTCAGAGTTCACGGCAAATATATTAAAGGCAAAATATTACACGGTTAAGGCTAGGCACTGGCCAATTTCAGGTGCCCCTATACCTGGACCACGAGTCGCAGGGATGGAAAACTCACCGCCGTAGTGAGTACTCAGCCACTACCCGCAAGGATGACGATCACTTAAATGCCGTGATTTGGCTGTTTGAACAGGATTAAAAGGCTAAAAGACGCTGTAAAAACGCAGCACGTTAGTATATGGTGATAGCATACTATATAGTAACCGCCGTTGTATGAAGACTGTGCTCGAGGTACCGGACAACCGCCTCTGTAACGCACTAATGCTATGGACTGAGCAACTCGCATAATGTTCCTTTCGCCCTCGGATGGGCGAAGAGTGACGTCACAATCTGCATAATATATAAAAACAAAAGAAGAAAGAAAAAGTTTTTAGGACGATAAGTCCTAAAAAAGAGTGAGCGTAGCTTCACTCTCACCGTATAAATACCATATGAAAGTTAATGAATTATTATCCGAAACAGAGTTAGATGAATTTATTGGTACTCTTGGTGCTGCTTTAGGTCTTGGTGCTAAAGCAATAGGTGGATTGATGCGTGGAGCAAGAAATGTTCCTAAAAACATATCTAAAGTACCTGTACCTACAGTACCTACTGCTAAACAAGCAACTAAAATAGCAAAACAGCAATATAAAGATAGCTGGCTGAATAAATTGGGATTTTCTAAAAATACAACTGTTGGAAAATGGCGTATTGACAGTATGAAAAAAGCGGTTCAAAAAAGAGGTATGAAAAATCAAGCAAAAGCAATACAGCACAATATGGAAGTAGCTACTTCTATACAGGACAAGATGGCTAACTTGGGACTAAGTGTTGTAAGTACAGGCTTTTTCTTTTATGCTACTTATGATTATTTGATGAGTCGTTGGGCATTAGATCCTAATGATCCTAATTATGATGCTCAATTGGCTAAGTTGAATGCTGAATTTCTAATGGGATTTCTTGTGCCTAAAGTAATAGGAAGTATAGGCAAAATTAGTTCTGGTCTAGTAGGTAGATTAATGAAGATGACTGGGCTACCTAAAGCAGGCGAAATGGCTGCTAGATGGGGACGTCATGTATCACGTGTTGGTGAAGTAGCTGCTATGGCATGGCTTCGAACTGATGCTGGAAAAAAATGGTTTGCACAAACTTTTGCAGCAGCCATGGGGTTATTTACAGATGCAGGATATGCTTTAGAAGGTTTATTTAAACTTGTCAGTGATGTTGTTAAAGATCCTGAGGGCTTTGTAAAAGATTTATGGGATAAAATTAAATTGCCTAAGGTGCATGATGCTTATGCAGGAACATCAGCTGCTGGTAGTATAACAAAAATGGTTCCAGATATAGTTACATCAAAGGAAGGCCGCTTTTCTTAGTAAGTTCTATATTTTCTTTAATGATATTATTCATTATTTGTCTATCTTCAAAAGTATAGATATGAAATAGATCCTGAGAACTTACACCTCCTCGCATATACCAACTTATACTAAAGATATCATCCTTAATCTGTTTGATCTGTAGTTCAAAGCTGTCAAGAAAATCTTTGATCTCAGAGTCAGGGATATAGATCAGTTTCGTTCGAAAAAACTTGATTGATCCAAAGTAACTACTACTTTACTTTGATGTTCACATTCTGGACAGGTCACATCTTGTTGTGGAACATCCCATTGTGCTTTATTTTGTTCTAATTTATTTTTAATGTGTTTAAAATATTCTTTATCACTATTCTGAATCCATTCTTTGATAAAGGCTTTGTCAGTGACAATACCATCTGGAGTTTCAATAGCTTCAATACTTTGTTCAAATAAATTTAACTGTAAATTACTAATTCTTTGAAATACTTCGTTTTGACTTTTTATAGTACCGTCATCATCACCTTGACTTTCCATCCTATTAAGTTGACTCAGCATTTTTTGAAGTTTATAATTTTCAATATTAAACTCTGTAGTTTCCTCATAGCGTAGTGGCCTAATTACTACATTAAGATCATGGCAAGGAATCCTATTATCATAGGTTTGGCCGCTTAAGTATTCTATCACTCTGCTTAGATCAATTTCATAGTCATTAATACTTTGACAGTTTGGACAACGATGTGTTATGCTCATCATTGCCCCAAAGGTAGCAATTCGTATACTGGCCAACAAACAATCTACATCAATGCTGGGCATTTTCCAAGCATTTTTAATAGTAGGACAGCAACTTTCTATGGTTTTTACCACTGCATCACCAGTAAAAAGTGCATCTGGAGTTTTCATAATGATTTCATCCATTCCAGTCATACCGTAGATTGGTATATTTACAGGTTTGCCTTCTAGACTACCTTCTTCGTAAAATGCTCCTTTACTGGGCAAATCAATATGAATTTTAGGCTGTCTAAAATATTTTTGTAATGGATTTTTGTTGTTCATCTTTACTCCATAAATATATAGGCAATTATTTATAAGTCGTAAAAATCACCGGAAAAATATATGGCAGATGAAAAAGGTATAGTAGGTAAAACTGTAGATCAAGTTAAGAAGTTGGGTACTGCTGCGGAAAAGGTAGTTACCCCACTTCAGAAGATGAATGAAGTATTCGAGAATTTAAGCACAACGGGGAATACTTTTGGCAATGACATAATAAAGATGCAAATTGCTGCTGCGAATTCTCGTATGCCTTTGGAAGATTTTGCCAAATTATTACAAGAAAATAATACAACAATGGGAACTTTGGCCGGTAGCGTGGGCAAAGGTTCTCAGGTATTTGCAGATCTAGCCAAGTCATTTCATGCCAGCGGACTAGCAGAAAATCTTAGACAGATGGGATTTAGTTCACGTGAGCTGAATGAAGTATTGGCTCTACAGGTAGGATTCCAAAAAAGTACATATGAAAACAGTGTAGAAGGACAGAAGAAAGCCACTGCCGCTGCTGCATCCTTAGCCATGGAGATGGATGCATTAACACAAATCACTGGACAAAGTCGTAAAGATCAGGAGGAAAATTTAAAGAAAGTTCAGGCTGATATGAAGCTTGAATCTAAGTTTAGAATGATTGGCGCCATGTACGGTGCTGATAAGGAGAAAGAAGCTAGAGATAATTTTGCTGCCAACTATACTCAAATGGCAGCAAAAGGTATGGGGGATCTTTATAAGGAAGTATTTGCCACAGGTACTACCATGACTAAAGGCGCTCAAGCTCAACAGAGTATGTTTGGTAAAGCTGGTCTGGCCGCTGCTAAAAGTGCTGTAGAGCTTAGTAGAGGAAATAGTGAATTAGCTAAGGTTTATAATGAACGTGCTCAGGTAGAAGTAATGGCTCTACAAAAAAGCAGAGCATTTTTAGCAGCAGGTATTTGGGCTACTGGTGATATAGGTGAAGCTGTACGTGGTAACATCAAGGCCAATGATACAGCTTTCCATGGTATGCAGCAGACCATGAAAGAGCATAAAATTGCCACCAATGACATCACTGAGGCATTGAAAAAACAACGTGAAGAGATTAAGAAAGAACAAGATGCTCGCAGCGGCGTAACACAAAGTATTAGAACATTTGGCATTGTAATGGATGATGTAAGAGCAGCCATTGCCAACAGATTATTAACTAATATTAACAAAGAATTAAACAAGCCTGGTTTAGACGCATCAGGTCAATTTTTACAAACTAAACCAGGCGAAGATCCCAGAAAAAGAGCCCAATTGTATGCAGATGCTCTAGAGAAGGAAGCAGCAGGTGACAAGGCTAATAAATTAACCCCTGCCAGTAGGCAAAAGTTAATTGAAGAAGTAATTGGACAATATGGTGGTGATTTAGCCACACAACTTTTAGGATTCAGTGCTAAAGCAGCAGTAAGTGCCTTTAAAGGTGACTTAAAAGAAACATTAAGAGAAGGGTTTAATCAACTAACTGTAGGAACAATTAATGTAGGTGAAATCAAACAAGGCAAGGAAGGTAGAGCTGGTGGTACATTAGGCGAAACAGGAAGAGTAGTTGAGCCTAAAGATGTTCATGCTCTGTTGCACAAAGGTGAAATGGTACTCACACAGGAACAACAGAAAAATCTTATATCTAATGTAAGGACTGAAGCTATAGCTGATATAATGGCAAAAATTCAAAATCAAGCAACAGTATCACAACCAGGAAAGTTACCTAGTATAGATTTAAACAAATTTGCCAAGGATATTGCTACAACAACTAGTAAGGTTGAAGTACAAAATTGGCCTAAAGAATTTAAAGTTGCTGATGGTGCAGCAACAGCTGGAGCTCAAAAACCTGCTGAACAAAAACCTGCTGAAAAGAAAGAAGAAACTAAACCAACTGAAACAAAAGCAGAAAAGGCCAGTAAAGTAGCAGAAGAAGTATTGATCAAATCGGGTGATACTCTTAGCGGCCTAGCTAAGAAATATGGTACCAGTGTAGCAGAAATAATGAAGGCTAATCCTGCTATTAAGGATGCTAATAAAATTTTAGCCGGCGCAAAATTAACTATACCAGGACAAGAAAAGAAAGAAGAAACTAAAAAAGAAGAAAAGAAAGACGAGAAGAAAACAGAGCAGGCTACTATATCTGATGCCGATGCTAGAAAATCTTGGCGTGAAAGAGAAGCTAAAACATTAGAAAAACAAACTCCTACTCAGGCCAGTGTACGAGCTGTAGATAATGCTATAGATAAAAAGCCTAAGGAAGATACCAAATCAAACTATACAGAAACAAGTAAAACTACAGTAAAAGTTAATGGTAAAGAAGTTGACCCCAATAGTCAAGAAGGTAAAAATGCTGTAGCTTTCTTAAAAGAAAAAGAAGAAAAATTAAACAAGGCAATGAGTGAAGGTTTTGATCCGCAAAAAATTGCCACTGCCCTACAAAGTCAAGTTTCGGCATCTGTACAAAAAGATACTGGTGGCGGGGATAATGTAGTTCGTCGTAATGCTGAAGAAGCAGCGCAGGAAAATAATAAGTTTAAGATAAAAGTAGAACAGGATTATAACGATCATTGGGTTAAAACTAGAGACGAAGCTGCTCAAAAAATTGTTGATTTAGAGAAAAAAGCTGCTACCGAAACTCTTACTAAACGTGAACAAAATGAGTTGACTTTTCAAAAAAATCTAAAAGCACAAGCAGATGAGGAAATAGCTACAAGCACTGCTAATTTAGAAATATTTAAAAATCTCGGCAAGGAAATGGGTAAGGCAATTACGTCACCATTAACTGATGCTAAGGAAGAAATTAAATCTAATAGTGAAAAAATCAAAGAGGATATGAAGGAAGCACTGCCAGTTCAAGGTATGCGAGATAAGACTGAAGAAGCAGAGCAGGAGAAGAAACGAGAAGAACTCTATCAACGCCAAATGGAGAGACAGGCAAAAATAAACGATTTAGCCAAGGCCAAAGAAGCTGCTACTGAACGAGGAGATCAAGCAAGCGCAGCTATGGACACTATGATGGCTAAAGGGCAGAGAGAAGGCAAGAGCAAAGAAGAAATTGAAGGCAGTGAAGCATTTAAAAAAGCTAATCAAGAAATGAAACAGGCTTATAGGGAAGCTGAAAATATCAGTAAAGATATGGGCAAGCTAATAGTAGCGCCATTAACTGATGCTAAGGAAGAAGTTAAGTCTAATAGTGAAAAAATCAAAGAGGGTATGAAGGAAGCACTGCCAGTTCAAGGTATAAGAGACAAGACTGAAGAAATGAACAAATTGGCAGAGAGAAGAACAGAAATTGAAGAAAGACTCCTAGAGCGTCAAGGTGAAGTAGATGGACTAAAGGCCTTGGCTAATGAGAGAGCACTAACAGAAGAAGAACAGGCACAACTAAAATTAGCTGAAAATGGTGTGATAAGAGCTCAGAATAATCTTAAATCTAATCTAGAACAACAGGAAGAATTAGCAGCAGCATTAGGAATTGCCAAAAAAGATTCAGATAGTAAAATCCTTGAACAAACAAAACAGGCCAATCAAGAAATGAGCAAGATAATAGTAGCGCCATTAACTGATGCTAAGGAAGAAGTTAAGTCTAATAGTGAAAAAATCAAAGAGGATATGAAGGAAGCACTACCAGTTCAAGGTATGAGAGACAAGACTGAAGAAATGAACAAATTGGCAGAGAGAAGAACAGAAATTGAAGAAAGACTCCTAGAGCGTCAAGGTGAAGTAGACGGACTAAAAGCTCTAGCTAATGAAAGAGCACTGACAGAAGAAGAACAGGCACAGTTGAAGTTGGCGGAAAACGGTGTAATAAGAGCTCAGAATAATCTTAAATCTAATCTAGAACAACAGGAAGAATTAGCAGCAGCATTAGGAATAGCCAAAAAAGAAACAGATGAAAAGATACTTGAACAAACAGAAGAAGCTAATAAGGCACAGGTTGAAAGCTATGGTGGATTAACTGATTCAGTAATTGCTGCTCGTGACAAGTTTATGGAGGAGTTGAATGAGGCTCCTCAAGGTGAAGGATCAATGGACAGTGCCTTTGCTAGGGATGAATATGGTGAAGGTGGTGATGCTATTGGCGGTGAAATGAACAGTGCCTTTGCTAAAGATGAATATAGTGCATTTAAAGATTTAACTAGTCAAGTACAGGGCTTGACTGATAGTCAAATGTTAGAGGCTAATGAAGAACCACAAGGTGAAGGATCAATGGACAGTGCCTTTGCTGAAGATGAAGATGACTATGTAAGTCAAGCATTGAAGAATATTTCATCACAACTACCACAGACTATGGATTCAACAGCTGATGATGCTGCCTATGCTGCCGGCCCTGGTGATACTGGTACAGGTGATGCCAGTGTAGCTGAAGCAATGGCCAAAAAACCAGCTAAAGGACCAGCTAGTGAGGCTAATTTCGCTCCAATTAGCATGGGTGATTTTACATTAGGGCCTAATGGATTACCTACACCTAAGCCAAAGGCTGAAGCTAAGAATATACCAAACGAAGTTAAGAAGGATGAGAAAAAGGCGCAGGAAGATAAAAAAGCAAAAGATGCACAGAAGAAAGCAGATAAAGATGGAAAGAAACAGGATCAAAAAACTACTGAAACTACACAGAAGAAAGAAAATAAAACTCTAGACGATGTTGTAAAGACGCTGGAAACATTAAATAGTAACATGAATAGACTAATAAACAAAGTAGAAGAAACTGGAAAAAACCAAGTCAATGCTACAAAGAGTATGAATGGAAATTTATTTAATAGGTAAAGCATATGAGTTGGCGTAGATATTTTAAACCAGTTGATACTAGCAATCAATCAGGACTGAGTGTTATAAGTGGCTTGGCCAATGGTCAAAGACCAGGACCAGCACGTAGTAATTACAGCAGTTTCCTGCCTGATATCTATGTTGGTACACCAAATCGTATTGAAAGATATATGCAATACGATACCATGGATATGGATCCAGAAGTCAATGCTGCCCTAGATATTCTTGCAGAATTTTGTACCCAGAAGAATAAAGAAAATAATACTACATTTAGTCTAAGCTTCAAAGATCGTGCTACAAATACAGAAATTCGTGTGCTACGTGAATACTTACAACAATGGTTCAAGTTACAACAATTTGACACAAGATTTTTTCGTATAGTAAGAAATACATTTAAGTTTGGTGATAGTTGGTTTATTCGTGACCCAGAAACACAAAAATGGTTTTATGTTGACCCAAGTAAGATGGTTAAAATCATTGTTAATGAAAGCGATGGAAAGAAGCCAGAACAGTATGTTATTCGTGACCTAAACCCAAATTTTAAAAATCTTGTAGCCACACAGATACAACAAAGTCCTCATCAAACTAACAATCGTGGTAGTAATTATGTAGCTGGTGGAGGTATGGCTCGTGGTGCCACAGGTGCATACCCAACACAATACGGTGATCGTTTTAGTATTAATGAGAATGAAGTGGCTATTGATGCTTCACATGTGATTCACCTCAGTTTAAGTGAAGGATTAGATAATAACTATCCATTTGGTAATAGTTTGCTTGAACAAGTTTTTAAAGTTTATAAACAAAAAGAATTATTAGAAGATGCTATTTTAATCTATCGTATACAACGTGCTCCAGAGCGTAGAATATTCTATATTGATGTGGGAAATATGCCCAGTCATATGGCTATGAGCTTTGTAGAACGTGTTAAAAATGAAATACATCAGCGTCGTATTCCTAGTCAAAATGGCGGCGGTATGAATATTATTGACAGTGCCTACAATCCACTGAGCATCGGTGAAGATTACTTCTTCCCACAAACTGAAGGTGGTAGAGGCAGTAAGGTAGAAACACTAGCAGGTGGTCAAAATCTTGGTGAAATTGACGATTTAAGATATTTTACTAACAAATTGTTTAGAGCCTTGCGTATACCAAGCAGTTACTTGCCTAGTGGACCAGATGATGGACAACAACAATATAACGATGGTCGTGTAGGTACAGCCTATATTCAAGAATTGCGTTTTAACAATTATTGTATGAGATTACAAAGTTTGTTGACCACAGCATTTGATGAGGAATTTAAGCGTTTTTTATACAATAGAGGTGTCAATATTGACACAAGTTTATTTGAGATTAAGTTTCAAAGTCCATTAAATTTTGCTGCATATCGTCAAAGCGAAATGGATGGACAAAGAATTAATACATTTAGCACCATACAACAAGTACCATATATCAGTAAGCGTTTTGCCTTAAAGAGATTCTTAGGATTAACTGAAGAAGAGATGGCAGAAAATGAAAATCTATGGCGTCAAGAGAAAGGCATGGCACCTATTACTGGTACTGATGCTAGTGGTGAATTACGTGGTGCAGGGTTGAGCGCAGCAGGAATTGACAGTGATCTTGAACTAGCAGGAGATACAGAAGCTCCTGAAGATATGACAGCTGGTATGGCTGGACAACCATTAGCAGCACCGCAAACAGGCATAGCAAGCCCAATGTCAGCTCCGCCAATGTAATAAATACTATATGATTCTCAGAGAGTTATTTTATCTAAATCCAGAAACACAAAAGATCAGCAATGACTTTAGGTTTGATTCTGCACGAGATTTAGAAGAATTACAGCGTAGTGACACAAGAAAAACCAGACTTACCTTAAGACAGATAAATGATTTACGTAAGGCATCGGAATCGCACATTTTAGAAGTAGAAGAAGAATTAGAATTCTTTCAAAAAATGTATGGTACTGAACCTGCGCAGCCCACCGCTTAATCATTTATAAAGGACAATTATGCAACCATTCGAACACGGGCCTATTGATGGCCTTATCTGTCAGCAACATAAGGATTTTCAAATTCCTTTCCGTACTTTTTTCAATGAAGTAAAACCTACAACAGTTATTGAGATTGGTATCGGACAAGGTGCTACAAGCCTAGCACTTAATCGTATTTTAAAAGAAGTAGGACATGAATATCAGATGATTAGTTATGAACTACATCCTCAAGGATGGTATTCAATGTTAAGTAATGAAGGTATTTTAGTAAGAATAGCTAATCTTTTCACAGATGATTACCAAAATCTAAGACCAGGTAATATAGAGGAGATCACGGGATATATTCAACGTCCAGGAACCACAGTATTGATGTGTGATGGTGGTTTGAAGAAAATGGAAGTAAATTTACTTTCAGATTATCTCAAGTCAGGTGATTTTATTATGGCACATGATTATTGTAGAAATGTTGAATATTTTGAAGAAGCTATTAATCATCGTATTTGGAATTGGTGTGAGATTACCGATGCAGATATACAAGATGCAATGGACCGTAATAATTTTCAGGATTATATGCGTGATGAATTTCAAAATGTAGCTTGGATGTGCAGACGCAAGCCATAAAGCGTAGTTTTGTGTTCGGAAATGGTAGGACACGCCTAAATATAGATTTTGACGAAGTACGTCCATATGGGCTTATATATGCCTGTAATGCTGTTTACAGAGAATATAAGCCCGACCATCTCATTGCAGTTGATCATAAGATGTTACAAGAAATATGTAAATCAAATTTTCATCTTACTACACCTGTATGGACCTATAACCTAACATATAAACACAATTTTAAACAATTAAATTTTTTTGAGGAGCCATTAGGGTGGAGTAGTGGTCCATCGGCTTTATATTTGGCTCAAACACATAAACCTAATGAAATATATCTTTTTGGATTTGATTTTGAAGGATTGAATGGTAAGTTGAACAATGTATTTGCTAATACAGAAAATTATAAACGCAGTACAGATCCAGCAACTTATCATCTAAATTGGCTCAAGCAAACTGAGAAAATTATAAAAACACATTCTAATATAAAGTTTGTAAGAGTGACAATTCCAAATTTCTATGAGACCAAATTCAAATATGATAATTATTTCCAAATATACTATGACGATTTTAGAAAGATAATGTCTGAATGGCAAAAAATACGTTAGATTTAGGCTATAAGACACCCTTTTTTACAGTTATATGTAAATAATACTTGACAGCTCATTACCTATAGGAGACCAAAATGGGAGATCGTTCAAAGTTCGAACAGATGCTTGAGTACCTTATTAACGATGAGGAAGCACGAGCACGAGAGTTATTTCATGATATAGTCGTGGCTAAAAGCCGCGAAATTTACGAGAATTTATTAGCCGATGATTTCGATGATGAAACTGAAGAATCACGCGGTGAAGAAGAGGAAGGTGAAGAAGAAAATATGGGTATGGGCGGTGATATGCAGCCACCAGAAGAGCCAACAGGAATGGAAGCATTTGGCGGCGACGAAACTGACGATATGTTAGGTGACGTTGAAGCTGATGATGACGAAATGGGTGATATGGGCGATGACGATATGGGTGATATGGGTGAGGAAGACACTGCTGATCGTTTAGATGACCTAGAAGCAGAATTAGAAGCCTTAAGAGCCGACTTTGAAGAAAAGTTAGGTGGTGGTGATGAAATGGACATGGGTGGTGACGACATGGGTGACATGGGTGGTGACGACATGGGTGACATGGGCGGTGACGAAGAGCCTACAAAAGATAGTATGTATTACGAAGCTAGTGAAGATGACGAGGATGAGTCCGAAGATGAAGATGAAGATGATGAAAAAACAGATGAAGACTTTATCCGTGAGTATGTAGAAAAAGTAGGTGGCGGTAACTATAACACTTGGGGTAAGATGGGTGACGATGGTGTAAACACTAAAAGTCCAATTGCCAAGCCGAACAGAATGGGTGGCACATCAGAAAATATTCTAGGTAACCGCAATGGTCAAGCACCAGTAGAAGTAGGTGCAGGACGTAAGATTCAAGGCAATGGAGTGTTTAATCAAACACCACAGGACTTGGTAAAAGGTGAAGTACACAATCGTCCAGGCAAAACAGATGCAGGTAAAAAAGCATTTAAGAAGAAAGAGCCAGGACACGGTGCAGAGAAGAAAGGTGAAGCAGAAGGTAAAGCTTGGGGTGCCGGTACAGGCGGCGCAGCAGGACAGGTAGGTAATTTAAATACCAAGAGTCCTTTAAATGGTGCACCACAAAGAGCAAAATAATTAGATGAATGTACTTAGGGAAAACTTGACGTTTGATCAGGCTAAATGTGTGATCGAAAGTCAAGGAGAGAACGGTAAAGACCTTTATATGAAAGGTATTTGTATTCAAGGTGGCATCAAAAATGCCAACCAAAGAGTATATCCTGTTGATGAGATAGAGCGAGCTGTCAAAACTTTGAACGATCAGATATCAGGAGGGTATAGCGTTCTCGGTGAAGTAGATCATCCAGATGATTTAAAAATTAATTTGGACCGAGTCAGCCACATGATTACAGAAATGTGGATGGACGGTCCAAATGGTTATGGAAAGTTTAAAATACTACCAACACCCATGGGCAACCTAGTGCGTACTATGTTAGAAAGTGGTGTTAAGTTGGGAGTAAGTAGTAGAGGATCCGGCAATGTCAGTGGTAACGGAACTGGCACTGTAAGTGATTTTGAGATTATCACAGTGGATGTGGTAGCTCAACCAAGTGCGCCTGGGGCATATCCAACACCAATCTATGAACACTTGATGAATAATCGTGGTGGGCTTAGAGCCTTACGCATAGCGGAGGAAGTGAAGAATGATCCCAAAGCACAGAAGTACATTAAAGAGAGCCTATTAGCAGTAATAGGCAAGCTCCGATAACAAGAGGAGAATCACAATGTTGGATGTATTAAAAAGCTTATTTGAAAACAATGTGATTAGCGAAGATATCAGATCTCAGATTGAGGAAGCATGGGAAGCCCGTGTTGCCGAAAATCGTGAACAAGTTTCACAGCAACTAAGGGAAGAGTTTGCTCAGCGTTATGAGCATGATCGTACGGTCATGATTGAAGCCATTGACAGAATGGTAGGAGATCAACTAGCACCTGAGATTGCTGAGTTCGCAGAAGATCGTAAACAATTAGCCGAAGCCAAAGCCAAATATGCATTAAAAATGAGACAAGATAGTGCTGTACTCAAAGAGTTCATCACACGCAGTCTCGCCAAAGAAGTAAAAGAATTGCATGAAGATCAAAAGTCTATGGCTAGTAAGTTCTTCAAGTTAGAAGAATTTGTGGTTGAAGCGCTCGCTAATGAAATTGCTGAATTTTATGCAGATAAGAAGGACCTAGCTAACACTAAGGTTAAACTGATCCGTGAAGGACGCCAGCAGTTAGCTAAGATGAAGAAAGAATTTGTGAAGCGTGCCGCAGTAATGGTCGAAGGTGTTGTTACACAGAGCTTGAATAAAGAGCTAGTACAACTCAAAGAGGACATTGAAGCAGCTCGTAAGGCAGACTTTGGTCGTAAGATTTTTGAAGCATTTAGCAACGAATACCAAAATAGTTACTTGAATGAGAAATCAGAAACAAGTAAATTGCTCAAGGTTATAAACAAGAAAGACTCTGCTATCACTATGGCAAACACAGTGGCAGTGAAAGCACAGAGAGTTATAGAAAGCAAAGAAATGGAAATTCGTCGTCTAAAAGAAGCAGCCCAGCGCAAGGAATTGATGGGTGAATTGCTTGCTCCATTAAGCGCAGAACAAAAGGGAATTATGAGTGAACTTTTAGAGAGCGTACAAACAACACGACTAACAGAAAGTTTTAACAAGTATCTACCAACTTTAATAGAAGGTAGTTCTAGTACAACTAAGAAAAGACAGGCACTTGTAGAGGCAAAAGAAATGACCGGTAACAAGGTTACCACAGAGAAGACAAACAGCAGCGCATCAGATAGTAACATCGTTGATATCCGTCGCCTAGCTGGACTTAATTAAGGAGAAAAACATGTCTGAACTACTAACAAACCGTTGGCAGGAGACAAAAGAGGCTCTACTCGAAGGCCTCCAAGGCACAAAAAGATCAGTGATGGGTGTAACTTTAGAGAATACTCGTAAGTATCTCGCAGAAAGTGCTTCCGCTGGTACTACATCTGCTGGCAACGTCGCAACATTAAACCGCGTGATCCTTCCAGTGATCCGTCGTGTTATGCCAACCGTTATTGCTAACGAGTTGGTTGGTGTACAACCACTAACTGGACCAGTTGGTCAAATCCATACATTGAGAGTTCGTTATGCTGACACAGTCGGTGCTAACGGCGAAATTGTTGGAGTAACTGCTGGTGAAGAGGCACTAAGTCCATTCAAGATCGCTGAGCAGTATTCCGGTGCTGCAACAGGAAAGGCTGCAAGCACAGCGACAATGGAAGGTATACCTGGTCGTAAAATGAGCATTCAAATCTTGAAACAAACAGTTGAAGCTAAGAGTCGTAAGCTATCAGCTCGTTGGACATTTGAAGCTGCTCAAGATATGCAGGCACAACATGGTATTGATGTAGAAGCAGAGATTATGGCTGCTCTAGCTCAAGAAATTACTGCTGAAATTGACCAAGAAATTCTAGCAAGTTTGGCTAACTTGGCCGGTAGTCCACAAGAAACATTTAATCAGGCCGCTGTAAGTGGTACAGCTACATTCGTTGGTGATGAACACGCCGCATTGGCAGTTCTAATCAATCGTGTTGCTAACATCATTGCTCAACGCACACGTCGTGGTGCTGCTAACTGGGCAGTTGTAAGTCCATTTGCACTAACTATTCTACAAAGCGCAACAACAAGTGCTTTCGCACGTACTACAGAAGGTACATTCGAAGCTCCAACTAACACCAAGATGGTTGGTACATTGAACAGCGCAATGAAGATTTATGTAAACACATATGCCAGCGACGAAGCTCCTATCCTTGTAGGTTACAAAGGATCAAGTGAGAGTGACGCTGCTGCATTCTACTGCCCATACATTCCATTAATGAGCAGTGGTGTTGTATTAGATCCATCTACATTTGAACCAGTCGTATCATTTATGACACGTTATGGTTATGTAGAGTTGACAAATACAGCAAGCTCTCTTGGTAACGCTCAAGACTACTTGGGTAAAGTTGCACTAACAACAGCCAACGTCAAGTTTAGCTGATATAGCGCACATCAAGAGTTTGTTACACTAAAAGGCACCCTAAGAGGTGCCTTTTTTTATTAAATATGCTTATATTTAGGAACCATTATGGAAATTGAACTACACATTTTTACAAATTCAACAGTTAATGCACCTGATACCTGGCATATAGAAAACACATATAAAAGTTTTAAAGATACTTGGAAAAGAGATATGCCTGTAAAAGTATGGTGTGATCGCAATCCAAATAGAGATAAATGTGAAGAGTATATTGAAAATTTAAAAAAACTTTTCCCTCAGGTAGATGCCGATGTAAATGGACTCAGTCATGGATATCACAGAGCTGCTTTTGAAAGTCAGGCAGAATATTTGTTTATGGTTGAGCACGATTGGGAGTTTTATGCTGATCGTATTATGCATAATTTAGATCAAATTCTAGATGGTATGCGTAAAGATAATATTTTACATTTGAGGTTTAATAGAAAATTGCACGGAAATCAACCAGATGGTCATGCTAGTTTAGGACAGGACATGGATTGGATTGATCACGAAGGAAGTGTTTTCCCTTATAGTACAGTAAAATTAGTCAGTAATAACCCTCATATAATACACAGAGAAAGATGGATTAAAGAATGTACTCCGCATACGCACTATGTTGGTTTTACAAGTTCTTATGGACTAGAGGAATATCTAACAGCCAGTCCAATTCGTGGTGCCATATATGGTCCAAGAGGACATCCTCCTACAATCTTACATACAGATGGAAAGCATCCAGAAAATCTACGTAATTCACATATGTTGAATTAAAAAATAGAACGATAAATATTCAATAAAGATTATGCTGTACCCGCAGCGTAGACTTAGAACGTCAAAAGGAGAAAACAATGGGACGTCCAATTAATAAAAAGTATTTCGGTCAAACTAACATCGCAGCAACAGGTGAAGGCACAGGTGGCGAAGGTGTAGCAAGTGTAACCGTCAGTGTACAAGGTACAGGTTATACAGCAGCAACTACAACAGTTACTTTTAGTGCTCCACAAATTCCAGGTGGTGAAACAGCTACAGGTACAGCAGTGATTAATGGATCAGGAAATGTAACAGCAATCACTGTGACCAACAGTGGTTCAGGATATACAAGTGCTCCAACAGTTACAGTAACAGATAGTGATGTTGGTGCCGAAGTAGCAGGTACATATGTAGCAGTTCTAACAACTGGTGAAAGTGCTCGTCAAAATAGTATTACAGTAACAGCCTTTATCCCAGCTTCAGGTACAGCAGGTTATATAAGTGGCACAGGTGGTAGTTCAGCTGTAACAGGTGATATTATTAAACAGGTAGGCAGTTACAAATATGTAGTACAAACAGCTCAAGGCATTGGTCGTTGCACACTAAAAACAAGTGGTGCTGCTAGTGCTGCTGGTGAGATGAATATTACAGCAGTTGACTCAGATGGTAAAACATATTATGTACAAAAATTATTAGCCTATAGAGCAAGATTAGTTCCATATGGAGCAGCAGGACATTTGTTTTCATCAGGTGCAACAGCTCCATGGAGTTTTGCAGCAGCAGAACCAGGACGTGTTCAAATTACAAATAGATAATGTCTAAAGTCCTTAGAATACAAAAAGGCGGTTACAAGGTAATCGCCGAATCAGGCAGTGAAATACGATTTGATTCAGGATCAGATGGTAGAGTAAATATTGTTGGTGATTTGTATGTACAAGGTGATACAATTTTAGGTAATACGACCAGTGTTACTCAACAGGATCTAGTTATTGAAGATAGACTAATTACCTTGAATAATGGACAGCAAGGTAGTGAAATATCAGATAACGGTAGCAATCAAATGAGTGGACTAGTTATCGACAGAGGTAATGCTGATGTTTTAATGGTCTTTGATGAAAAACCTTTTAAAGGCCAAACAGGTAATACATCAGCATTTACTTTACTGCCCCCAGCTTTTGTACTAAAAGACAATTCTAGCAATGCAAATTTAAAACCACTTACTACAAATAGGATACAAACTTATGGAGTTGACGATGGTAGTAATAATCAGCATTTAACTTTTTACACAGGATATGAAGGTGTTGTAAGAGTTGATTATACAACTATTGAACCAGGTGAAATTGATTCGGCATTTGTGCCATATCATGAAAGAATAGAAAATGATAATGATATACCTAACTTTAAGTTTTTAAAAGAATATGTTAGAGCAGAAGCTGGTCAGGCTATTATTCAAAAGTTTTATAGGTATACAGAGGATACTTTAGATAATACTTTTTCTGGTGCTGAAGCTAGAGATGTAACACAGGCTGGCGATGGATTTAGTGGTGTATTATTCACTACAGGGTCAGGACCCTTTGCTTCTAGGATAAAAAATCCTGTAACAAAAATTGGAAGATTTGGTACAGATATAGGAATCATTATAGGTATTGGTGAAGAAAACACTAACAATATTAAGCTAATTGTTGACAGTAGTCAAACCACAATGATAAGTACTAATAATTCAAACTTAGTAATTAATCCTTATACAGGTAATGTTATACTAAGGAATGTACTAAGATTTGAACATTTGTCAAATACTATTGCTGCCCCAGCCCCAGCTGTAGAACAAAATTTAGTATACAGTAGAAATGAATTAGGATCAGGTGGTACAGGGTTGTATTTTGCTAATTCTATAGGCAATGGAGAATTTTGTAGTGCCAGTAATGCACTGGTATATAGTTTAATATTTTAATTTAGGAAGAATAAATGGCAAACGGGTTTGGTTTAGTGAGCGCTATAGTTCCAGTACTAGTAGTACAAACAGATGTAAGTGGTAATCCTATAGCTCCTCAGGGTGCAGCGGTACCATTATTCAAAGTTGGTGTTGCTCCTTATGTAGCTCCAAATTGGCCAGGTACTGCTTATGCAATTACTAGTATGTTTTTTTGTAACAGAGGGCAAACTCCTGCAAATTTAACGGTATATTTAGTACCAAAAGATAAAGTATATCCATCATCTACAACAGCAATCATAAAAGACTTAAACATTACTAACGGTGATACATTTTCATTTGATACAGAAAAAATAATTTTAGGTGAGGAAGATGCAGTTTGGGCTAGTTCAGATGTAGGAGCTTCTATAAATGCGCTTCTTAGCGTTGTTAGAGTAGCATAATGAAATTTTATAAACAGCTAAAATTAAACAAAAACGTAACAAAAAGTTTAGAGTTTACTCTAAAACCTGCTGGCTTAGTTGTTATGGATATACCATTTACTCCACCTACGCCTGGACAGACAAGGGCTGATTTTAAAGTACCAACATTAAAAGGTATAAGAATACCCACAGGACCAGATAATGAGCGACCATCTTCAAATGAATGGTATGGAAACAGTGGTATTATAAGATATAATACTGATGGTGATGCATTAGAGGTGTTAACAAATGGTGAGTGGGTTCAATTAAAAGCCAAACAACCTTCAAGTATAACCATACAAAGATTTGGGGCCACAGATGCTAGTTTATTCGTAGACCCAGACCCAAATGTAGGAATAGATTGGGATGACGAAACTTATCCAGTAAGCGAAGCGGCAGGTGAAAACAATGAAATATCAAATTTCATAACTAATACTTATGTAAATGGTGTAGAAGTATTTTTCGGCCCAATTAGAGATAAGCTAGGTGTTCCACCTACAACTGCTGCTAATATATTTGTTTATGTAGAGAATGTTTTTCAAATTCCCTATACAAACTATAGACTAGTTACTTCATCAACAGCACAAAAAAGTCCCACAGGATTCTATTTAAAATTTGCTAGCCCGCCCCCACCCGGTAAAACGGTGACTGTAATTCACGGGTTTGACTAATATTTTCCCAAGTTTTGGTAAATAATACTAAGCAGTCAGACATCTGATTGATCAATCAAACTGTGGTAAACCGGCAAAGAGCCCGTAAGGGATGCGAGCGAAAGTTCAAACAAAGGTTAACCGTGAAACACGGGGTATAGGGGAGCGAAATGGCCAATGTAGGTCGTATTTCAGGTTCAATGCTCAGAAAAAATCTCCTGCGATATGCAGAAGATCTTGCTTTTGAGGATAATTTACTGTATCTGTCAGTACCAGATACTACTAATCCTAACAAAAAAGTTGGCATAGGAATTAAACGAGATATACCCCGATACGAATTAGATGTAACAGGCACCACATATAGTGATATATATCAAGGTGAATATCTAAAAATAGATAATATTGTAATTGATCAAAACGAAATTAGAGCATCTAATGGCGGTATTAACATCAATACAAATACAAATATAGACTATTTGAATATCAGTAGTAGAACTTTTAATTTAGCACAAATACCTTTCACTAATACCAGTAGATTAGACCTAACTGGTAACTTAGAAGTTAATGGTAATATACATGCTACAGGTAGTATCACAGCAGATGGTAATTTAGTATTAGGTAATGAAAACACAGATACTATTCAATTTAATGCAGATATTATAAGTGATATTATTCCAGATGTTGACGATACATATGATCTAGGTTCACAGACTAAATCATGGCGTCAAATATTCACAGATGATTTAAGATTAGGTGGACCACAAGGAACAGATGCTTTTAACTTTACTCAAGGTCCAAAAGTCAATAATAATTATACTTTTAAAGGTCTAGTAGATTCAACTAATTATACAAAAATTAGCAATACAAACACAGATGGTCATTTAGCATTAAATGCAAATGGTAACGGGTTAATAGAGCTTGTCAGCAATAGTCGTGTACACGAAAATCTCCGAGTAGAAAAAGATATTTCTACTGATAATGCTAATTTTATTTTAATGGGTCAACCAGAACTAGGTATTTTAGAAGGTGCTGTGGATATGACAGAGGACACCAGTCTTACAGATGGTGTGGCACAACTAAATTTAATATTAACCTTGTTAGTGCCACCAAGTCCTCCCCCATTTCCTAATAATCAAAACTTAATTATAAACAATTTAACACAAAGAATTATTAATCAAGATGCTCTTTCACAACCTTTAAACGGTACAACAGTTACAGCACCTGCTCCTGGTACAGTGGTTTATGTGGCTAGAACTAATATCTATGCCACAAGTACAATTACAAACACAGGTCCAGGTACTGAAGGTAAAATTATAGTTAAGAGAAATAGTCTACCAGTTATACAAAAAACTTTGACATTTGGCAATAGTACACAGGTTATTACAACAAGAATAACAGCTACTACACTAGGTAGTGACATAGTGAGATTTGTACAACCAACAGCAGGTGTATTAGTTCCAGGATATTTGATTAAAACAGCTTCTTCTGGAGCATTTGGTGGATTAGCTAATGATACATTTTATATTATAAAGGGTGTAACAGCTAAAACAATTAAGCTATCATTATTTGATGCTACAACTGGCACACAAGGTCTAGCATTTGCAGCAACAAGTACAGCAACAGGAACAATTAATTTTACCACACAAACAGATGTTGGTAATTTTGCTGGCACATACGATTTACTAGTATTGTCAAATAATGTGGCTAGTCCATTAGACACACCAGGATTTTATGAAACAATAGATATTAGAGTAGTTGGTGACACTGTTCCACCTGGATGGAACACAGTACAAATTGAGCATACTGGTGCTAGTGATTCAACAACTATTGGATCTAACACTAGCAATATTGGAGTTTGGTATTTTGATGATAGTGATGGTCTCCCTGTTTTCACTAATCAAACTTTTACACTAAACACTTCAAATATTACGTACTCTAGTACTGTCCCTCACTACAATAGTAGCACAGTTTATGATATTGGATTTACACTTACATGGAACAGAGGAAAAACTGCCCATGGAAGTACAGGTACAAATATTTTAACTACTGGTGCTGTAGGTCCTTGGACCAGTGCTGGTAATAAAAATTATGCTAATCTTGGATATACATTCTTACCACAAACTACACAGGTAACTAACGGTAGTGGACCAAACACACAAACCTTTAGAGTGAATGTTGTCACAGGTTTTGGACTATGGAATACCACAACAACTGTGCCTATATATACAGCAGATAATAGTTATCAAACAGCTCAAACTGCTTTACCTGCATTAAATGCTAGAATTTTATACAAAACTGGCACAACAAGTAGCACATCATTTTTAGATGAAACAAATATATTTTTTAATGCAGCAGTAGGTGGTAGTACAACTGGTGCTACACGATGTGTTAACCCAGACGCTGGAACGGCTAGTCAAGATACTCCAGTATTCACAGCAGGTAGCACATTGTTCAATAGTCAAACTGGAACACTATATGATACAGATGCCATTGTTGTAGGAACTAGTACTGGAGTAAACAGTTTAACACATAATGTAACAAATTACTCAACAGGGTATTTGCCAGCAGGACCGAATTTTAGTACAAGAACAGCGGCCAATCCGCAATATTTTACTTTTAGATTTACAAGATCAGCAGTAAGCAAGTTTAGAATACGTTGGACCACACCAGGAGGTATAGCAGGTATTTGGGCAGCATTACCAGGAGCAAATGGCACTAGTTTAAAATCAGGACATGTGAATAGCTGGTTAAGCGCAGAGATAGACAATAGTCTAGCAGGTGGTTGTGCTTTAGGTGGTAATCTTCCAAAAAATGGAGGAACTAAACAGGTTAATATTAGTTTTGGAACGTTGAGTAGTACAAATAGTACTAATAATGAAATATGGGTAAGAATTAGATTAAATCCAGGTGAATCCTTGACCAGTTTGTATTTAGATGTGAGCGATCAATAATAGGGATAGATAATGGCCGTAACTGATGCAACCAGAGTTGATTTATTACTAAAGAAGTTAGCAGGTGTAGCTAAAACTGATACTGCTGCCAACAAGAGTGTAAGTAATGAGTCTATAGCCAGTCCTAGTCTAAATAGGGGCGATTCAATATGGCTCAATTCTTATTTGGTACCTAGTACAGCCAGTGCTACATTAGGCACAATACAAACTAATAGAGTAGAATGTACACCAGACACTACCAGTCAATTAATGGGTGGCTCTGTATATCCTACTTGGAAAACAGGTATAACAGATTGGGTACCACCAGAATTTGACACTGTAAATGTTACTAATTCATACCGTGTTAAAGTTTATTATGGTAATGCAGGATTAGCTGATCCAACAGTAAGTGGTGGAACACAAATATTTGCTGATGGTATTTTAGGTGCCGGTGAATGGTATTTTGATTATCAGGCTGGTATAGTACATTTTTATGGTAATTCTATACCAACTGGAATGACAGGATCTCATGTAATTTATGTAGTGGGTTGGACATATGTTGGTCCAAAAGGTTTCAATTATGCATTTAAAATAGATTCACCAATAATGCGTGGTAATCTAGCTTTACCTACTCTAATCACACTAAGAGGTGATATTGTTGTTGAAGAAAATGCAGTAATTAAGAAAGATTTAGAAATACAAGGTGGTGATTTAACTACAAATCAAAGTGTGTTTAATCTTTTAAACATAACTGCTACAACTATTAATTTTGCTGGAGCTGCTACTAGTCTTGTACTTGGTGCATCTACCGGTATAACCAATGTTCGTAATAATTTAGATGTTGATGGTGATGTTAATATTGATGGTGGTGATTTAACTACTAATCAAAGTTTGTTTAATCTTTTAAACACAACTGCTACAACTATTAATTTTGCTGGTGCTGCTACCAATTTAAAAGTTGGTGCTACAACAGGTACAACAAATGTTCGTAATAATTTGGAAGTTGATGGTGATGTAGTTATTGATGGAGATGAACTTAAAACAACTAGTCAAACTTTTAACCTAATTCCAGATGCAGCTACTACAGTGAACTTTGCTCAGGCAGCGACCAGTATCGTACTTGGTGCAACAACAGGTACAACAAATGTTCGTAATAATTTAGATGTTGATGGTAATCTTAATGTAGACGGTAACTTTCATATCGGACAAGATTTAGATGTTGATGGTGATTTGAATATTGACGGTGGTGATTTAACAGTTAGTACAACAACATTTAATATAGCCAATGCCAATGCTACAACAATTAACTTTGGTGGTGCTGCAACAAATATTGAAATAGGTGCTAGTACTGGAACAACTAATGTCAATAATAATTTAGATGTTGATGGTGACGTTAACATTGATGGCGGAGATTTACGTGCCAGTACATCTACTTTTAATTTATTAAATGAGACAACAACCACAGTAAACTTTGCTGGTGCTGCAACAAATATTGAAATAGGTGCTAGTACTGGTACAACCAATATTAATAATAATTTAGATGTAGATGGTGATGTTAATATTGATGGTGGAGATCTAACAGTCAGCACAGAAACATTTAACCTAGCCAATGCAGTAGCAACCACAGTAAATTTTGCTGGTGCTGCTACAAATATTAAGATTGGTAGTAGTGTAGGTATTACCAATGTTAATAATAATTTAGATGTTGATTTGGACATGCACATAGGGCAGAATTTAGATGTTGATGGTGATCTTAACCTTGATGGTGGAGATCTAACAGTTAGTACAGAAACATTTAACCTAGCAAATAGTACAGCTAAGAATGTAAATTTTGCAGGGGAAGCAACAAATATTGAGATTGGTAGCCAAGAAGGTGTTACTAATGTTAATAATAATTTTAAAGTCGACGGTGACACAACTTTTGGTAATAGACTAACAGTTGATGGCATTGTTGATGTTAATAATAGTTTGTATGTTGAGGGAGAAACAAGACTAAGTCAAAGTTTAGAAGTTGAAAACTCAGTCAAAGTACAAAATGAATTAGCAGTAGAGGGCGATACAAATATTACTAGAGACCTTAATGTAGGTGGCTATATTAAAGGTGGACAGTTAATAGATACAACTATAGATTGTGGTGAGTACTGAATGAAAATTCGGTATTTTTGGTAAATAAAAAGTATAAATTTTTACTTCAAAGGAAGATAAATGAGCACAAATATTAGATTTAAACGTAGTGATATACCTGGCAAAGTACCATCACTAGATAGCATTGACCTAGGCGAAATTGCATTAAACACAGCAGATGGTAAACTTTTTACAAAACAAGAAATTAAACAACCAGATGGATTTGCTGCTATCCAGAAGATCATCGAGATCGGCGCTACTGAAGTACCTAATGTACTTTATGTGGCCAAGAATGGTGACGACAGCAACAGCGGAAAGACCTTGGGTCAAGCTTTTTTGACACTAAAGAAGGCGCTGAGCATAGCGACTCCTGGCACAACTATTTTCTTAAAGAGTGGGGAGTATATTGAAGATAACCCATTACGTGTTCCAGCTCGTGTGTCAGTTGTTGGTGACAACCTGCGTAACACCACAGTTCGTCCCAAGAACCCAACCAAGGATATCTTCTGGGTATACAACGGTGCTTATATCTTCTGTATGAACTTTAAGGGTCATATTGCGCCAAGTGCTGCGGTATGTTTCCCACCAGACGGAAGTGCTGGTGAAATCGTAACATCACCATACACACAGGCTGTTACAAGTATTACAACTACTGGTACAGGTATGCGTGTTGACGGTGCATTGACCACAGGCCTACGTTCAATGGTTTGTGATGCGTTTACACAGTACAACCAAGGTGGTATTGGTATTCACATGTTGAACAGAGGTAATACACAGTTAGTGTCCATCTTTACAATTTGCTGTGACATCAGCTTTATGTGTGAAAACGGTGGTTTCTGTTCAGTTAACTTGTCAAACAGCTCATTTGGTAACTACGGTCTGGTAAGTCGTGGCGCCAGTGATCCATTATATCGTGGTGTTGTTAAGAAGTCAGCTGGTCGTCAGATCACATTTAAGAATTTAGCACGTCGTCCAAACATTGGTGATGGTGTACTTTTTGCCGATTACAACCAAAAAACCTGTGACAGAGACAACGGACTTATTGTAGATAGTTTAGCCTTTGACCTACTATATGAAGGTACTACACAAAGTACATTCAGTGGCCTACGTTATTGGGCCAAAGATGGTATTACAATAGGTATTGAACAACAAGAACAGACAGCAGCAGCTATCAAACGTGCTCAGACAGTGGCTAGGTCTGTTATTACTGATACATCATTTACAAGTGCTGGTAATAGTGTTAGTCAAGTAAGAGCTAATGCTTTAGGTATTAGTACAGCTTCAGTTGGTGGCAAAACTTTCTTAGAGCGTGTTGATACCGCTAAGAGATTAGCCACAGAAGGCTTTGACATCATCAGCAGAATCGTAGCAACAGGACCAAAGAGTCCAGCTCTAATTATTGGTCCTGATCTTGATGCAGCAGAACCAGAATACAAAATACTTAGAGAACAGGTATTAGATAGAAAGAGTCAAATTGTTGATGAAACAATTGCTTTCTTAAAGACTAATTTCTCAACAGTAGCCTATGTAACAAGCAAGTGCAAGAGAGACATTGATTTAATTATCGAAGCAGTTGTTGAAGATATGATCTTTGGCACAAATTATAAGACAATTAAAGCAGCAATAAGTTATTTGAAAGCAGTAGCAGACACATATACTGTTCCAGATGAACAGAGAACAGCTACTATTGAAGCCTATAAGTTTGCAAGAGACAAAATTGTTCCTTTAGTGCAAGAAAATGATACACTATTAGCAAGAGTACAAAATAGTTTTACTATTATTACAACAGCTCTAGCCAACGGCGGTAAGGCCTACATTGAAGGTTTATTAGACCCAACAGCGGGAACATATGCTCTAACATTCCCAGCGCAACAAGATACAGATCCAGATGTATTAAACTTGGTTAAGAACTTACAGAAAAACAAGAAGTTTGTTGTTGCTGAAGTAATTGACTATATTAATAAGAACTGGCCAACAGTGGTAGCATATGATTATGACACAAATGTTTGTGGTCGTGATATTGGTTATGCCATTGATGCTGCCTGCTATGATCTAGTATATGGTGGAAATAGTCAAACATTAGATGCAGCTAGAAGATATTTTAACTATGCAAGTGGCCTAAGTCAACTTAAGAGCAGCGAAGAAGTACCAGCAACAATTGATGCCTTTGGACGTGCTCAGTTACTAAGCCAGCGTGTAGTTATTTTAGATAAAATTGAAGGTACACAACCTGTTCCACAGGTATTCAAAGAAGGCAGTGTTGATCTAGTGCCTACAACTCAAACACAGGTCAACAGATTAGGTGGACTATTCAGTATCTTCTTAAAGCAATTAGAAACAGAAATTGTTGGCACCAGTGATTTCATTCAGCCAAATGGTAGTCGTCTAAATGATTCAGGTTTAGAAAACGCATTTGATCTATTACAGGCCAACAAACAATTTATTAAGAATGATGTTATAAATTATCTAGCAGTTGCATATCCTGGCTTTGATTATGACAAAGTCAAATGTGCTCGTGATGTTGGCTATATCATTGACAGTATTTGTTTTGATATTGTACACGGTGGTAATCGTCAGGCTGTAACAGCTGGCATTTATTACTTTGATTTCAACGAAGACAAAAATGTTTTAACCAGTATAGTACCAAAGCAGATCAAACAAACTGTAAATGCCTACAAGTATATGAAGGAATTACTACGTGATGTGTTGACCTGTAGCCCAACTCCAAATCCTTGGCAAGGCGCTGTTCCACAAATTACAAATTTGCCAGCAGCCACAGGCAGTGAAGTTGTAGCAGTCGGTAACTTAATTGACATTATTAATGAGATTCTACAAGAAGGTCCAAACAATACAGAAGATAGTATTCAAAGACTCAAGCAGCCAATCGGCTTAATAGCCAGTACAGATGTTAACAAGCAACGTGCCTTTAACTTATTAATGGCTAATCGTCAATTCATCCGTGCTGAAATGATTGCTTATATCAATCAAAACTGGTTTACAATTAGTGATGGTGATACACAGTTTGCTCGTGTTAATACAGCAACAGACCTAACATTAGGTACAACTACAACAGGTTATCCAACTGTAACATATCAGCCAAGTCTTTATAAGTCAATCCGTGATGCAGTATTAGCAGCCAAGGAAGATATTAAGACAGAAACAATTAAGTTTATGGCTAATAGCTTCTTTGACAACTTTAGCTTTAACAAGCCAAAGTGCTACAGAGACGTTGGTTTAATCTTAGATGCTATTTTAAGTGATATGATCTTTGGCAGTAACTATAAGACAATTACCGCAGCTATCAGTTACCTACGTGCATATGCCAGTGAAGTAGTTGGCGCACAAAAAGTACAGACAGTGGCCAGCTTAAAAGCTGCAAAAGATATTACACTAAAGAGAATCGTTGCTCCAAGTGCTAAAGAAGAAATCAGTACAAGATTTGATATTGTTATTGATATTTTAGACGGTGCAAGAGTTAATGAAGATGGTGATATTATCACAAATGCAATTATTGATGGAGTAAGCTATAGCGCAAACAGTGGTTACAGCGTATCAACAAGTTCTGTTGGCATAGATAACGGTGCATTAAACTATCCAATTCCTGTAAGAAACAGCGAAGAAGATATTGATCGTTACACAGCAGTAGAAATTCTACGTAAGAACATTAACTTTATCAAGGATGAAGTCGCCAGCTTTATTGATGCAAACTTCACATTGAATGAATTTGACAGAGAAAAGTGTGCTCGTGACGTTGGTCTAATTGTTGATGCTATTGGTTACGACTTGATGTTCCTAAGTAACTTCCGTAGTATCAGTGCTGGTCGTGCTTACTTAAGAGCTAACAGTGCTAAGGTAACAGGAAGTCAAAAATTAGCCACATTAGGTTCATTCAAGCACCTTAAGAAACTAGCAGTAGAGATTGTTAAAGGTAATAACCTAGCTGTTAACAGTGTAGAACGCAGCATGGATATTATTTTAGACATACTAGACAAAGGTCCAGAAGCAACACCTAAATATGTTATTCCATTCCCAGCTACAGGTCGTAATATTGAGTTCAAGCGTGCTCGTGATCTAGTAGAAAAGAATAGAGATTTTATTATTGATGATGTTGTTACATATGTTAACACACCAGGACTGGTAATTATGCCAGCTCCAGTTGAATACAAGTTTAAACAAAATCAAGTAACTAACGGTATTACAACTAAACTATTTGAAACAGATGGTCAATTTGTTATTCAATATCCAGGTGCATTACCTAATTTCTTACTAGCTCCAGGTGATCTAGTTCGTGTAAGTGGTAAATTATTCGGTACAAGCTCAATTGAAGGTTACTCAAGTGGCAATACTTACAAAGTGGCCACAGTTACAAACAATGGTGCTGCTACTACAACAACTGAATTCAAATTAGTTAATTTAGATGGTAGCGCACTAGTAGTGTTTGGTGGTACAACTGGTAAAACAGACACAATGCGTTTTGAGAAAGTTAGTGCTGCTGCTTATGCTCAACCAACAGGATTTGATGTTGCCAAATGCCGTCGTGATTTAGAACTAATTTTAGATGCTATTTTCTATGACACCACATATGGCGGAACAATGGAATCTGAAGTTGCTGGTAAGAGCTATGTAGCAGGTGTACTAAGTCAGTTAGATCCACTTAATAATCAAAGTGATGAAGTGTCAGCTACTCTAAGAGCTTATGAATATTTGAGACAAATTATTGGTGCAGTTGCTCAAGACGTAGTTTGGACACCAACAGTTGGTAATACAACTTTACAGGTACGCAGTCCAAATGGTAGTGATGGTAGTTTAGAAGCCAGTCTTGACATGCAAACCTGTGTTAGCTTAATTCTCAAACTTATTGATGATGCAAATGATGAAAACTTAACAACATCATTATACACAATTAGTTCAGCACCTGATCTAGGTTGGGTTGATCCAGCTCTAGTTCAAGTACATAAAGCTCTACAGGCTGCTAAGGAAAAAACAAAAGAAGCAGTTACAGATTTTGTAGATGAGAATTATGTATTATTTGGTTATGATAGAGGAAAATGTAGAAGAGACGTTGAGCTAGTAGTTGAAGCTGTACGTTATGATCTATTACTCAATAGCAACTTCCGTAGTATTGTAGCTGGTAGAAGCTATTATAGACAAATGGCCAGTGTAGTAGTTAAGGATCAGAAGTCAGCAACATTAGCCAGCTTCCAACACTTAAAAGAAAAACTACTTGAAATCGTTAAGCCAGTTAATCCAGAAAACCCAACTACAGCTGAAGCACAAAGTGTACAGCGTGTAACACGTAGTATGGATATTATTCTCAAGATTCTAGAGAATGGTTTAACAGCAGAGCCTACATTTATTCTAACAACACCAACAGGTGGTACAGGAAATGCATATGCGACAGCTGCTCGTTTAACTCTTGCTAGTGATATCGAAATAAATCGCACAGCTATTGAAAATGATTTGATTAGTTGGATCAATGCTAACAAATTAACTTACGGTAACCCAAGCTATGATGAAAATGCTTGTCGTCGTGATATTGAATATATTTTAGATGCACTACGCTATGACTTAATTTATGGTGGTGACTTAGAAACTCGTAATGCAGCAAAGGCTTATTATGCTGCTACTGATGATGATATCCCAACAGCATTAGGTACAGGTGAACAAAGTTTAACTCTAGCTGCATACGATCAGTTAAAGACAATTATTGATAATTATTCTGCTGCTAGTGTTACACCATCAAGTGCGCTAATTGACAAGATCATATACTACATTACTAATGGTGCATTTGCAGCCATAGAAGTACCTCCAGATGTAAATTGGGTAGAGAGTGGAGTCAAACTATTTGGTGACAAGTTAGCATTAAGAAGTACAATTAATAGTTTAAGAAAAAATGTAACAGATTTTGTAGATATTAATTTTGCCTATAACGAAGCCAAGTGCCGTCGTGATGTAGGATTCTTAATTGATGCAATGTGTTATGATCTGTTATACGGCGGTAATGTAGATACAACACAGGCAGCAACAAGTTATTACGATGGTGCTGTTACTCCTAAGTCAATAATTCCTAAGCAGATTATTCAAACTGTAGCTGCTTATGAAAGACTAAAAGAAGTGTTAGATCAGGTAGTACAATTAAAAGATGTAAGACCAAGCGGTAATCAATTTGCTGCTAGAGATAGAGTAAATTCTAGCTTTGATCTAATCATCAAATTGCTACAAGATGGTATAAGCTTTACTCCAAAGAGACCATTCTTAATGCCAGCTCCAACAAGTGGATCTGACACAGCATTTAGTGCTAATTATGCTGATGCAGTTAAGCAGGTACAAGGTAACAGAGCTTTCCTAATTGCAGAAACTACAGCGTTTATCCAAACAACTTATCCAACTTTAGAATATAATCGTGATAAGTGTGAAAGAGATGTAAGCTATTTGATTGATGCTGTTTTATATGATTTAACATATGGTGGCAACAGTGCAAGTCATTTAGCTGGTAAGGCCTATTATGAAGGTAATTGGGATCCAACATCAACCACTACTGGTCCTGCTAGTTTAGATGGTGAATTAACAGAAAGTATTGCAGCCTACAATTACTTAGGTGATTTATTATTAGTTGTAGCTCAAGGTCAAAGTTATGCCAATGCTGCTAGATCAACCAAGCAAAATGCAGTAGTACAGAAAACAGGTACAGGTGGAAGCTTAGCAGCAGGTCAGAAGGCTCAATCATTAATTAAAGATGTTGTAGTTAAAATAATTGATGGTAATGCTAATGCTGATCCAACAACTTTAGATCCACCAGGTACAAGTTGGGTTGATAGTAAACTTGTTGCATTAAATAGTGCTATTAATCTTGCTGCTTTTAGAACAGCAGTTAAGGCTGAAGTTAATACACTATTAACAACCAAGTTTGATATTGGCTATGCTGACACACAGAAAACACAATGTGAAGCAGATATTGATGATGTTATTGATGCAGTACGTTATGACGTAATGTTCGGCAGCAACTATCGTAGCCAGTTAGCTGGTAATGCTTACTATCGTGGATTTACTGGTCTAGCAGATGTAATAGCCTCAGGTGATAGAGTAATTACTGGTACAGTTACAGCTGGTAGTTTTGTGGCAGGTAAAAAGTATAAGATTGTTAATTTAGGTACAACAACAGACTGGAATACTGCTGCTGGTACAACTGGTGTCACATATGTAGTAGGTGATACATTCACAGCCGCAGTTGCAGGTACAGGTGATGGAACAGTAAACCTAGTAGTAAGTGGTCAAAAAGACGCCAGCGTTGCTACATTTGAACTAGTAAGAGATGCTGTATTAGAAAAAGTAGCTTTATATACAACTGAACAGGTTAAGACTGGTGCAGCTGGTAGTGCTGCTGCTGGTGATAAAGCTGGTGATCTAATTCAGGTTGTTATTGATTTTATTGATGACACTCTAACAGATCCAACAGAAACACTAGCACCTACAGATTGGGTTGATGCAGATTTAGTAGCACTAAGCACAGTTCTTGCTAATAGCAAAACAGGTGCAAACAGTGTAGCTAATATTCCACTTGAAATCACAAATTATCTAAATGATAGATTTGAAGGCGCATTAACTTATAGCGTAACTGATTGCCAAGAAGATATCCGTAGTATTACTGATGCTGTACGTTTTGATATGATGTTTGATAGTAATTTCAGAACAATCAGTGCTGCTCGTGCATATTTCCGTGCTCAGGCTAGTAAGGTAGTTGGTGAACAGAAGTTTGCAACATTAGAAGCTTTCAGACTATTGAAAGAAAAACTAAGCGTACTAGTAAACACTAGTGCTGTTGCTGTAGAGCGTGTACAGGCCAAGATGGATCTATTGATCAACATTGTTGATAAAGGTGAGTCAGCTATTCCTGCTTATGTATTATCAAGCCCAACAGGCTACAATACAACAAGAGCAGGAACAGTAAGTTTTGGCTATGCTCGTAACCTAATTGAAAGCAATAGAGAGTTTATCAAGTCAGAAATTCTAAAGTATATTAGAACTAATCCTGCCCTTGCAGGTCTTGACTTTGTAGAAAGCAAGTGTGTAAGAGACATGGATCTATTACTTGATGCTGTATATTATGACATGACCTATGGTGGTAACATGGAAAGTGTTATTGCTGGTGGTGCATATTACAGAGGAAGCCGTGCAGGTGATTTAGGTGCTGGACAAAACCCAACAATCACAGGTGACGATGTTACAGCCACAATTGCAGCATTTGGTCACTTAAGAGATATTATCAAGCTAATTGCTCAAGGTAAGGATGTTAGTGATCTACAGGTTATATTCCCACAGGTATTAGGTGATCCAGGTAGTATAGCAGCAGCAAGTACTTCTAAGAACCTAATATTAACTATTAGAAACCTAATTAGACAAGGTTATATTTGGAAAGGCAAGTGGATCACAGCCACAGCCTATAAGGCCAATGATCTTGTAATGTGGGAAGGTTATTTCTGGTTAGCTACTCAGGCAAGTTCAAGTCAGAACCCATTTGTTGGTAGTTCTTACTGGAAGAAGCAGTTACCAATAGAACCAGATACATCTTGGGTACCTGATAATGTAAGATTAGCCAGTAACTTAATTGAGCTAATGAAAACATCAGACGATGCTTCAGGCGGTTATGGTGGTAGAACAGCTATTACAGCCCAAATTACTGAGTGGATTAGATTACAGTTGGATGCAGCTCGTTTCAACGCAGCTCCAGCAGCAATTGCTAATCCAGGTTCTGGTCCTCTACTAGACTTTGTTTCTGGTAAGGGTGCTAACTATATCAGTTCTGTTGGTACTTGGACAGATTGGTTTGTAGTAATCCCAGTAACATCCATGGTACAGAACATGACCTATAAGATTGCTAATAGAGGTACAAATGGTACATTCCCAGCCTCATCAGGAAATAACAGTGCAGTGGGTGATGAGTTTGTGGCAAGTGGAGCAGGTACAGGTGATGGAACAGTAGTAAGAGTTCTATCTGCTTCTGATATGGTAGCTGGTCGTAGATATAAGATCAAGGCAGTAGGTACAACTACACCTTGGTTGTCATTGGCGACTGAAACAATTAGTTCAGCAGTTAACTCTACATTCATTAAGAATACTGTAACAGGCTCAGGTGATGGTACAGTTTATGAAATGTTCACATATGATATCGACAAGTGCGAACGTGATGTACTCTATATCTTAGATGCAGTACGTTATGACATGATGTTTGATTCAAGATTTAGAACAGCTACAGCAGCTCGCAGCTACTGGAGACAACAGAGTAATCTAGCTCTTGCTTCAGGATCTACAAATAACAGTATATATCCACAAAAAGTACAGAGTAAAGAACTATTCACATTCTTGAAGAAATTGTTACGTGAACTACCAGCTAAGTATCCAAACAAGTCTTCAGCTGATAAGACTATTGATCAATTACCAGCAATTACAAGTGGCAGTGTTCCATATACTAGAATAGGTGAGTTAATGGATCTTATCCTTGATGCACTAAATGCAACAAGTTTAAGTAACCTAAATGCTACACTAAAGGCTAAGAATGTTAACATATTACCACTACCAACTGGTGGTATTAATAACAGTCGTGACCTCGGTGTACGTGCTGCTCGTGATCTAGTTGAAGCTAACAGAGCCTTTATCAAGGCAGAAGTTATTGATTGGATTGACGAACAAAGACGTCAAGGTAAGGAAGGATTCCAAAACAATCCAGCTGGTACTTATAGTACAGACTTTGTATTTAATAGAAAAGAGTGTAGTGAAGACCTAGACTTAATTCTTGATGCAGTATACTATGATTTAACCTACGGTGGCAGTATGGAAAGTACTGTAGCAGGTATGGCCTACTATTCAGGCACAGCTCTAGCAAGCTTACCAGCAGATGAGAGAGAAGCTACTATCCGTACATATGCTTACCTAAGCGGCCTAGTATTTGACATTGCTAGAAGTACTAAAGTAACTAGCTATCAAAAGTCATTAGAGCAACTAAAAGGTACAGCAGGTAGTGTAGAAACAGCTCGTAGACTAAGTGAGTTAGTAGATATTGTTCTTGATGTTGTTAAAGGTGGTACAAAACAGAAAGTAACAAGAGTTGATCCAGACTTCCTAGCAGGTGATGAAACACTGGCTTATGTTCGTGTTGCAGTACAAGAACAAAAGTTTGAACTACAGGCTCGTATTGCAGACTATATTGATAGCTTTATCCTACAATACAACACAGAAAAATGTGCTCGTGACGTAGGCCTAATCTTAGATGCTGCTATGTATGACATGGTATTAAACAGCAACTTCCAAAGCGTAACAGCAGGTAGTGTATACCTACAGAAGGCTGCTAATGTAGTTTATAGCACACAGATTGGCCCACAACTAGAAGCCATTAAGTTTATCCGTGATCGTGTTATTGAAATCAGTCAAAAACCTCCACTAGTTAAGAATGAGGATGCTATTGGTCGTATAACAAACCTATTTGATGTGATGTTTGACATCATTGACAAAGGTGTTGAAGTAGCTCCACCAGTGGTAAATGTTCCACCAATTGGTGCTGCTTTCAATCCTAATGCTGTTAATGCTGCTAATAGTTTGATTGCTAATAAGGAGTTCTTGAAAGAAGAAGTAGTTGCATATGTAACTGCCAATTACAAGACTTATGATCAAAGTCGTTGTAGTCGTGACGTAGGCTTAATTATCGACGCAGCACTATATGATCTATTATTAAACACAAATTATAACAGTGTTAAAGCAGGTCTAGCATATCGTCGTGCTACAAGTAGCTTGGTTCTAACAGATCAACTACAAGAAACACTGGGTGGTATTGATTATGCCAAACAGGCAGTAGTAGAACTACTAGATGATGCTGATGCAATCGCTAGCGTTACACGTAGCTTTGAGCTAATTTCAAGTATTATCGGCGGTGGAAGTTTACCAGAAGTGCGTACCCCAGCTCCAGGTGGTAGTGTATTTGCATTGAGTCGTCCAACAGGGTCAGTATATCGTGATCCAAAATTCAAAGTAGCAGCCGAAGCTTTATTCTCAGCTAAATCTACTCTAGCTACAGCAGTTACAAACTGGATTGCCGCGCAGACCAATAATCAGTTAACAGGTATTACTATTGCATCGGACATATTTAGTGTAGATACACCTAGTCCAATTCTAGCTAACGGTGATAAAATTAAATTAAAAGTGACTCTAACCAATAGTACACCAGCAAATGCTGTCGCAGCAAATACTGAAGTTTATGTTATAAACGTAACAGCGCCAGCAACCGGTAAGCAAACATTTAAAGTTAGTTTAACATCAGGCGGTGCTGCTATTACTGGAATAACTACTTTATCATATAGTAATGGTAATCTTGAAGTAATGGGTAAAGGTACAGGAATTTGGAGTGGCTTTACTTATGATGCAGCTAAGTGTCAAGAAGATATTGGTTTTATCATCGATGCATTACGTTATGACCTAACATACGGTGGTAATATGGAAAGTCTAGTAGCTGGTTATGCTTACTATGACGGCACTGTATTCACAAACCCAGGTGAAATTCCAGCTACAATTGCTGCTTACACATATCTAGCTGATGAGGTTAGAGCCACAGTTAACTCTGCTCTAAGCGCTCCAGCTAATACAGATGTACTACAGGCGTTAGAAGCAAGAGATCTAGTTTTAATAATTAGAAATCTATTAGATGCACGTGCCAACGGAATTCCTAGTTCAGTATTACCAAGTCAGGTATGGGTTGATCCACTACTACAAGAAATTAATCAAACATTTATCCAAGAGAAGCCAAGACTTCAGGATGTAATTATTGATTATGTCAATAACATTGGAACTTTCACTAATAATGTTATTCAAACACCAGCCGATTATGATACAGAAAAGTGTCAAAGAGACGTTGGTCTTGTTCTAGATGCTATTAGATATGACTTAATGTTTGGTTCAACATTCAGAACTACTGTGGCTGCTCGCAGCTATCGTAGATCATTAGCCAGTGAGGTATCAGGTATAGGTGCACAGGCCACAGCTAATATAAGTGCGTTCAAAGAATTAAAAGAACGTGTATTAGGTAAGAAGCTAGTAAATGTTAGAATTTCTAGTGTGACAGGTGACTTTACTTGTGATGCACCAGTAACTGACTTATACGAGCCATTGAAGAAAAATCAACCAGTTCGTGTAAGTGGTGTGTATGCTAAGGATGGCAATGGTAATCAAGTAGCAGGAACATTACAAAACTTCAGTAATATTGCTACACAGCCAAAGACCTACTACATTATTGGTACACCAACAACAACCAGCTTCCAATTAAGTGAGTCAGTTGATGGAGCTCCAATCACAACAACATTAGGTACAAGTGCTGCACTTTCAACATCAGGCTTAACATTTGAAATCAGACCAAGTTTAGAGTCATTAGACGAAGTTACTACACAAGGTCTATTGGATGTAGTTGAGTTAGATGCTGAAACCAGTGCAGAAGCTCTAGTAGTTGGACGTGAATATAAGATTGTAAGTAAAGGTAAGACTCTAGTACCAGCAGGTGAATTTCAAGTTGGTGGTAGATACATTATTGAATTTGGATCTGGTCAACAAGCTAACACAGACTTTACACAAATTGGCGCTGCTAATAGCCTACAAGGCACAGTGTTTGTGGCAACTGGCACAGGAAGTGGTACTGGTACTGCTTACTACTACACAGATTATACTGAATTTGGTGCATTAAACAACAATATCGGTACAACATTTGTGGCTACAGGTACACCAACAGGTGTAACTAAAGGTAGTGGTCGTGTAAGAACTCTAAACTTCCGTGAGAGAGCAGAGCGTTTATTCGATATGTTCTTAGCTATTATCAATAGAGATTCAGGTAATGCTACATTAACAAGCTTGGGTTATGTTGTAAATACTACTCTAGATGTTCCAGCATACAACAGTGGTACAAATAATCAACTTAATGGTGCGCTAAACAGTAGTGCCCAAACTATTACAGTTGATAGTACAGCTGGTTTCCCATCAAGTGGAACTATCAAGATCAATTTAGAATTGATTAGTTACACTGGTGTTTCACCTACAACATTTACTGGTTGTACAAGAGGATCAAGTGGTACTACAGCAAGTGCTCATGATGATAATGCAATTGTTTATGGTCAAACATTTACACATTATTTGATAACTCCACCAGCATTTGCTACAACAGATTATGATACAGTAGCAGAATATCAAACAGCATTGGCTGATAAAACTGCAAGAATTCTAGCAAGAGATAAGATTAATAATGCTAGACAAACTTTAGAAGATGGTCTAATTACTTGGATTGGATCACAAATTACTGATAAAAATGGTAATTTTGACAGTGCTTTTAGTACATATTGGAGTGCTAATAGTTATGCTAAACGTGACAAGTGTCGTGAGGATATCAAGTATCTCTTAGATGCTATTGCATATGACTTAACATTTGGTGGTAATCAGGAAACTCTTGTAGCAGGTAAAGCATACTATGACGGTACAAGTTTAGGTGTTGAAAAACTAGCTACAATTGATGCCTACAACTACTTTAAGACCTTAATTAGTAGTCAATTAAACTTTGATCTTGCTGGATTAGTAATTACAGGTACTGCTGGTCAGTTTACAACAACATCATCAGGCCTAAGAGTTGGTGATACAGTGGTAATTTCAGGTACGAACGCAGCTCCTGGTACTGGTACAATGACAAACGGTACTTATGTGGTAGCGTCCAAGTCAGGTACTGCATTTACATTGACAACTGTTGCTGGCGCTGCTATAACAACTGTGGCAGGAACACCATCTGGTCAGAAGATTACTGTACAGGTTCCAGATGCATCAAACTTACTGGATCAAGTCATTAGTTTAATTGATCCTAAGATTGAAGATCCAAAATTAGTTGAAGCTGACACAAGTTGGGTTGACAGTGAACTTTATGTATTCAGTGACAAGCTCAAAGCTGCTGCTAACACAGTAGCCAAGGCCACAACTGACTATGTTAATGCTAACTTTGCAGGCTTAAGCTACAACGTGGCCACATGTCAACGTGATGTTAAATTGATTATCGACGCTGTTCGTTGGGATATGATGTTTGACAGTAACTTCCGTACTAAGGTTGCTGCTGCTAGCTACTATCGTGCTCAAGCAAGTACAGTGGTTGGACTACAAAAAGAAGCTACTGAAAAGGCATTTGGTGTTGTTAAGGTAGCACTTGATGATCTAGTTAAGAGTGACAGTGTGGCACAAACTCGTGTTGCAGCCCTAATGGATATTGTTATTAATCTGCTAGCAGCAGCAAATAAAACAGCCGCCCTAGCAACATTACCAGCAACAAAACTACCATACGGTGGCACACCAAACGCCAGCAACATTGGATACTTAAATGCTCGTGACCGTGTTGAACGTAATAGAGACTACATCCTAGATGAAATGGGTCGTTGGTTAGATGATCAAAGTTACTCATTTACAAACTATAATAAAACAACCTGCTTGCGTGACATTGAGTTAGTACTTGATGCTGTTCGTTATGACCTAACATATGGCGGAACTATGTCTAGTGCAGAGGCTGGTCAAGCTTATTATGCAGGTGCAGTACTAGCAAATAGCAATGCAGATCATATTAATGCTACCAAAGCTGCATTTGGTCATTTGAAGGCTGTAATTGTAGCTGTGGCTAATAATACAGACTATACTGAAACAACTGGTACTATCAACGTAACACAGGTTCGTGATGCAGCCAGTGATGTACTAGCAGAAGATGCAGCTGGTGCCACACAGGCTGGTGCATGTGTTGATGTAGTTATTAGTTGGGTTGATTCAGGCAGCGGCACTGCTGCTACCCGCCCAAGTACAAATTGGGTCGATAACAACTTAGCTCTAATTGCCAGCACAATGTATGATCGTATTACAAGTCTAGCATTACAGGTTACAGATTTTGTAGAAGCTGAATTCCCAGGCCTAATGTCAGCAGCACAGAAAACAAAATGTGCTCGTGATGTTGGTTTAATAACAGAAGCAGTACGTTGGGATATGATGTTTGCTACAAACTTCCGCAGCTGGACAGCTGGTCATGCTTACTATAGAGATGCAGTAAATCTCAATGCAGATGCATTAGCTACACAAGGCCAAAAAGAAGCAAGTTTAGCAGCGTTTAGATACTTGAAATCACTATTAGTCACCATTGCAGGCAACAATGTTACCGCGGTTAATAGAGTTAAAACAGCTATGAATGTTGTATTAGACACAATTGAGCAAGGTAAGACAACACGCAATGCGAATGATGCTAGAGTTGTAGCAGCAGTAAATGCTATTGACACAGGTAAAGGCACATTGCTTACACAAATGACTGCTTGGCTAAGAGATGGGGCACAAAATTTAAGTGATGGTCAAAGTTTTAATAACAATTACAGCGAAGCTCTTTGCTTACGTGACTTAGGTTACTTAATTGATGCTATCAAGTATGACCTAACATACGGCGGTAATATGGAAAGTGTGGTTGCTGCTCGCAGTTACTACAATGGCGTAGTATTACAAGGCGGTGCTAGTAATACACTGGGGAATAACGCACCTCATATTGCCAAAACTCAAGCAGCATTTACATATCTAGGCACTAAAATCCAAACTTTAAGTGGAGTCCCTGCTAGTGTATTTGCTAGAGTTAATAGCATTATTGGAGAGGTAAACCAATCTATTAGAACTGCTGAAAGTGCTTTAGTAGTTGGTAAGACTTATGAAATCGTAAGTCTTGGCGCTACTACAAATACTCAGTGGAATACAATTGCTGGTACAACAGGTGTAACATATGCTGTAGGTTCTCGTATTAAGGTAGCACAAGCAGGTTCTGGTGATGGATATGCAGCTCTAGTTCCAACTGAAGTTTATGCTGATGCAAGCTGGGCAGAAACAGCTCTTCAAGAAGTTGCTGTGACAATGAGATTGCAGAGAACTACCATACAGTCTCAGATCACTGATTATGTAGAGGCTAAGTTCCCAGGATTAATGACAGCAACTCAGAAAGATAAATGTGCTCGTGATGCAGGACTATTGATTGATGCAGTACGTTGGGATATGCTGTTTAACAGCAATTTCCGTAGTATTGTAGCAGGTCGTTCATACTATAGAAGAGCCCTAAACTTAGCTGCTGATGCTCTAGCTTCACTAGGGGAAAAAGCAGCAACTATAGCAGCGTTTACATACTTGAAGGATATTCTGCAAGGAATAGCAGCAGCTAATCCTACAGCCAGCGAGCGTGTAACTTCTAATATGGATGTTATTCTTGAAATCATTGAGAATGGTACAGAAAATAACCAAGCTAATCCAACAATTAACTTTGGTACTGTATCAAGCACTGATCGTACAAAGGCTAAGGCAATGTTATTGGCTAATAAGGAGTTCATCAAGACAGAAGTTATTAACTACATCAATGCAACATATAGTCAAGTAACCTATGATGAGGAAAAATGTGCTCGTGATGTGGAATTAATCACAACTGCCATAGCTTATGATATGGTACAAAATGGTAATTTCCAAACAGTACGTGCTGCACAAGGATACTTGAGAGCAAATGCTGCTAATGTGTTAACAGATCAACAGCAACATATTACGGTATTAGCAATGAAGTATTTGAAAAACTTACTAACTAATTATGTTGGTGGAAATAGTCTTGCTGCTACCAGAGTAAAAGCACTCATAGACATAGTTATTACAATTGTTTATGAAGAATCTGCTACAAACTTACCAGCACTGAACTACGGTACAGCTCCAACCCCAGCAAAATGGACTGCTACAGGTATAACAGGTAGTAGTTCAAGTGGTAGTATCCAGAGCATTTCTAATAAAGTTATAGATTATATTAATGCATCAGCAAGTGGGTATACTGTGCCAACTGGTTATAATGAAACCAAGTGTAGAAGAGACTTGCAGTATATCTTAGAAGGATTACGTTATGACCTTACACACGGTGGTAACTGGGCAACAGTAGTAAATGCTCGCGCATATTTTGTAGGTACTCAAGCACAATTGGGCAGTGTTGCTGCTGAAAAGACAGCTACAACTCGTGCTTACACATACTTGAAAACACTAGCTGATCTAACCAATGTAACTACTGGTGTAGTAGATGGTGTAGATGCAGATGATAGAGCAGCGGCATTGATTCAAATCATTATTGATGTTATTAATGGCGGTGTAAGTGCTATACCAGCTATCCAGTATCCAGAACTATTAGGTAGTAATGACGCATTAGAAGCAGCTAGAAACATTCTAATTAGTAATATTCCTAATGCCAAGGCCAAGACAATTCGTTGGGTAAACAACCGTTCATACTTTGTTTATAACATAGTGAAATGTGAGCGTGACATTGGATTGATCTTAGATGCTGTACATAATGATGTTCTAACAGGTAGCAATGTATTAAGTGTTCAAGCTGGTACAAGTTACTTAAGAGCTAGTGCTAGTGGTGCTATAGCTGCTCCACAAAAGTGGGCAATATTAGCAGGACTAACACAGGCTAAGAGTATTTTAAGTAGCCTAGTTAGTACAAATGCTGATATTGTAAGTGCTATACGTGCTAGATTATCCATAGTTATTGACATTATTAATGATAATGTTGCTCCAGCAATTACATTTAGTTCTGGTAATACTGTAGCCACAATTAATACTACTGGTAGTAGTTACGTTTCATTGTATTATGAAGAAGCTACTGCTAAAGCAACTGCTGGTACTGCTCCTAATGTTATTACATCTGCAAATAGAATAGCTGCTAAAACTACTCTAAGAACTGATGCTACTAGAAAGACTGTAATTAAGAATATACTTGATTATGCTGATAGCAATACTCCAGCAACAAGTTACAACAAGGCCAAGTGTGGACGTGATATTGCATTAATTTTAGATGCTCTAGCACACGATCTACTACACGGTGGTAACTTAGCTACAAGGGTTGCTGCTGCTGCTTACTTTGTTGGTACATCAAATCAATTAGGTGCAGTAGCAAATGAGATTACAGAAACAGTGACATGTCTTGGTCAACTTAAGACTCAAATAGCAGCTCTAACTCCATTCAGTGGAGTAGCTGCCCTTGTAACTGAAACTAATGCTAGAATTGATGAAATCATTGCAGTAATTAACGGTGGATTAAGTGCTCTAGCTGCTGAAAGTCCTCCAAGCTTTACAGGTGTAAGCGCAACTAATACCAGTGCTAGAACTACATTAGTGGCTGCTAAGGAAGCTAGTACATTCAAGATATTAGAAGCTGTTAATACTAGAGAGTATCTAGATTACACTGGTGATACAGTAACCAAGTGTGAGCGTGATGTTAATACAATAGTAGACGCATTAAGTTTTGACGTTGCTAAATCAAGTAATTTCAAGAGTATCAAAGCAGCACAGGCCTACTTAAGAAGTTATAGCAAAGTGGTAACTGAAGAGCAGAAACAGGCTACAATTGGATCATTCTACTTTATCAAGAAGAAAGTTACAGAAGCGGTTGCTGCTGCTAGCGGAGATCCAACAAGTGCTCGCGCATTGATGGATACAATTATTGACATTGTAGATCGTGGAATAACAGCTACACCAAGTCTTGTAATTACTGCAACAGCTGATACTGATCAGGCATTGGCAAGTGCTATATTGGTTAACAATGCAGCATTTATCAAAGCTGAAATCCGTGCTTACTTAGATAAAAACTATCCAGAATTGGATTATAACAAGATCAAGTGTGAAAGAGATGTTCAATATATCTTGGATGCACTACGTTATGATCTAGTATTTGGTGGTGATTCAGAAACTAAAGAAGCTGGCTTGGCATATTGGGAAGGTAACAAGCTGACATTAGGCACACACCCAACTGGTATTGATGCATTTGACATTGACGGTGGTGAGGATGAAAAGACAGCTACTGTGGCAGCTTACACTTATCTAGCTGGCCTAGTTAAGACTGTACTTAACAATACAAGCTACACACCATTACAGGTTGTGACAAGTAAAGGTACTTATGTAACAAGTTCAACATCAGGAGTAAGGGCAGCTGATCTAGCAGATACAGCAAAAGAACTAATTGACAACTTAGTATTAATTGTTAACAACGCTCCAGGCACACTAGCAGGGGCTATAGCTGCTGCTGGTACTATAACCAAGCCAAGCACACCAAATACTACAATTGCTGCATTGACATTAGCGTCAGCTGTTAGTACAGAAATTAGAAAAGCATTTGTTACTGCTAATGGTGATGGAACTGGTGCAAAAGTTCAATTCTTCGTGTACAACCAAACTAAGTGTGCTCGCGATGTTGGATTTATTGTAGAATCTCTAGCATTTGATGCACTATATGGTGGTAACAAAGAGTCTAGAACAGCAGCTCTTGAGTATGCTTATAAAGGTGGATTAATGATACCTATAGCTACAAAAGGCCCAACTGTTGGCGGATTCAAGAGATTGAAAGCAATTCTTCCAAATATTGTTCAAGGTACTGCTTTAGCAAGTGTAAGTACAGGTACAACTGCTGCTGATCAGGTATTGAATAATGAAACTGTTAATAGTGTAACATATACAGGTGCTTCAGCAGCACTTGGAACTGAAGCAGCAGACAATGCTCAATATGTATTGGATGTGATCAAAGGTGGTGCAGCAGCAGCTCCAACACTAGTAGATCCAACATTTGCTAATGTTACTGGATTCAAACCAGACTACTTGGTCGTAAGAGCAGTTGTACGTGATAGTATCCCAACAGTGGCTGCTAACACAATCAAATTCATCAATGAAACATATGCTGGATTTGGTTACTTACAAGATACCTGTAAGCGTGATGTAGGATTAACAGTTGATGCTATGGCATATGACTTGATCTATGGTGGTAATAGTAGAACTAAGTTTGCTGCTGAACAGTACTTTAGTGGTGGTCGTTTCCAAATCCCAGCAGACAGCAAGAGTGCTACAGTGGCCTGCTTTGAACAACTAGGTGCATTAGCTGCCAAAGTTGTTAGAAATGAGCCAATTGTAACATTCCAAAACTATGTGGATCAGGACAAGAGCAATCCAACTGCAACACAGAGTGAAGTTACAAATATTTCATCACTCACAGATGCGTTCACAGATATCTTGTCCAATGGATATATCAGTGTACTACAACTTGATGCTACATTTAACGGTAGTGTAGATGACAATACATTTGCTACATTCCACCAAGTTAGTACAATTACTACAACTGGCCACACTCTAGAGTGGGTTGGAACTGGTATTGACGTAGATAGTGCGCTACCATACAATGGCGGTGTACCAAAACCCCAGAATCAGCTTGTAAGTGACAAGGGCGGATTTATTAACTTCACCAGTACAGATGAAAAAGGTGACTTTAGAATTGGTCCAGACTTAACAATCAAGCGTGACTCAGGTAGTATTGTAGGTAGAGCATTTAACAAGAGCTTGTTAGGTGTTGTAACACCATACATCTTAGCATTGCAGAGTTAAAGGTAAAAACGGTTACTTACCTGTCAGGAGGCAGGTAAGTAACATATTAAAAAGAAAAGGATTAAAATATGGCAACAGTACCCTTAAATGCGTTTAAAACAGTGACAGCAAGCGTAACAGCAAGCCCAACAAATATCTACACAACACCAGCTGGTGTAACAGGTATTATTCTTGGTACACAGGTCACAAATATTACTGATTCAACAAGCGCAGCATTTACAGCATGGCATGTTCGTGGTGTTGTATCAAATGAATTAGTAAACGATTTTGAAATTCCTAACAGCGATGCTATTAGTTTCGTTGCAGGTAAGCTAGTTTTAGAATCAGGCGACAGTCTTCGTGTGCAAGGCAGTCAAAATGGAGCGTTAAAAGTTACATTAAGTGTTCTAGAATCAGCTAACGATTAATATTGAAGTCTCAAGATAAGGATAGATAAAAATGGCAGCTCAACCCAAAGTTGAATTATTTAGTGGTCGTGTAAAGAAAGTCGCAGCTCGCGACATCATGACCAAAGGTTACGGTACCGGAGCAACTAGATATGAGGTACGTACCGAAGGCGAACCAAAAAGGGACGGCTACTTAAAGCTAAGTGAAGCTGAACCAAACCTGTTTGTTCCATGGCGTAGTGTAAATTCTGAAACCAATATTGCCACTGATGCTAATCCAAGATCAGTAGTAGGTATTGATAAGGTCAGCTACCCATCAGGTCAAACTCCAGCTAATCAAACTCTACGTGCTATGCTATTGTCTGATAATGCTGGTAACAGAACTTGGACTAATAAAATTGCTATTGATGCTAATGATAACATGATCATCAACAGTAACTTGTTTGTTAATGGTACAACAGTTGAAGTCAATGTACAACAAACCACAGTAGATGACCCAATCATTACTATTGGTGGTGATATCGAAGATAATGTAACTGAAGATAATGGCCAAACAGATCGTGGTATTGAATTCCGTTGGTGGGATCCAACTGCTAACGATAACCAAGGTGCACCTAAATTAGGTTTCTTTGGATTTAAGGCTAGCACACGTACATTTACATTTATTCCCAGTGGTCGTAACGAAAATGAAATCTTTATTGGTGATAGTGGTACAAGTGAGGGCGCTTTTGAAGTTCCAAACTTGAGCACACAGAATATTTTTACACCAACAGATGTTAATTTGCGTATAGCCCCAGGTGGCAGTGGTACAGTGGTCATTGAAAGTGCTATTACACAAGGTAGTTGGCGTGCTGATGTTATTGAAGTTGGATACGGTGGTACAGGTCGTGTTGAATTACCAGAAGGTGGTATACTATTTGGTAATGGTGATGACCCAGTTGGCGTAACTAACCCAGCATTGGCTAATGGTAGTTTATTACAGAGCGATTTAGGGGGTAGACCTTACTTTAGCAACATAGTAGATTGCGGCACGTTCTAACCAAAATTATAAATAGTCTGTAAAGACTTTTTGAACAAAGAGTTAAAATGATCCGCAATGATTTGTTATCTATTATCTTGAGCAAAAAAGGGTCTGTACAAGGCCCGTTTTTGTATGTAGCGACAGGAAGGGGGTTTGAATCTTAAATGGCAGCACAACAAAAAGTAGAACTTTTTAGCGGCCGTGTTAAAAAGATTAAACCTACCAAGGTCAGCGAGCAGAGGTACGATTTCCTAAAACTTAGTGAAGCCGAGCCAGATTTAGGCGTTCCTGAAACTACTGACAGCGCAGACGTCAGACGTGTACTATTAACAGATAAGAACGGTAAACGCTACTGGAGTGACACACTTCAGATAGATGAAAATGGTGACTTTCAAAGCACTGGACAAATTCAAGCAGATGCTTTTCATACAGAAAGATTAGAAATAACTGATTCTGGCTTAAATGCTAGATTTAATAACGAAGATATAGAACTTAACACAAATGGTGATTTACAAACTACAGGATTAGTTAAGTTTGATACAGCAATGGGTGTAAAAATAGGCAACCCAGATCAAGGAGCACTAATAAGTAGAGCAGTTGCAATGAATACTGCTACACCAGTTAGCAGAGGAATGGCACAAATGAATTTTATTTTAGGAAAGTTAGTACCAAAACCACCACCAAATTTTCCTAAACTAAAAAGTGGCGCTAGCCAAACATTAGCTATACAAAGTGTAAGTACTTATCGTATGTGTAATTTCACACAGACTGATAATACTAGCAGCAATCGTAATGTAGCTGCTGGGTCTTCTGTAGCTCTTGTTCGTAGATCAAGTAGTTATACAACAAATTATATAGAAAATTGTGGTCCTGGTGATAGGGGTACAGTTACAATTTATAAAAACGGTGTTGCTAGTGGTGCAAAAGCTTTAACTGATGGTCTACAGGAAGATGAAGATGAAACAGCAGGTAATTATTTACTAGGTACAGATAACGGCCTATTCAATAATTTACGCATTGCAGATGATAAAGACTACGCTCTTACAGCTAACCCAGCAATAAGTCCCCTATTTTGGCAAACATTTGATGCTAGAGGTGAAGGCACTATAACAGAAGGCTGGAATGAAGTATATATAACACATAATAATTTATTTCCAGAAACTGTTCCAGCTACAGTAGGAACAACAAATATAGCCTATTGGTACTATGATGCTAGTACACCTGGTAGTCCAGTATTCAGTAATGTTACTTTTGCGCCAAGTGGAACAGCGCAGGTAATTTACAGCAGTGGAATACCTCACTACACCAATGCTCAAGAGTTTACACTAGGGTTTGACATTGCTAAATTGAGTGGTGATATGTACCCAACAGATAATACATTTATTACTAGTTCAGGTGGTGGAGCATTTAATGCACCTACTACTTTGACCTATGCTAGTGCAGGAATAACTACACCGTTACCAAGGAATTATTTAGCTAGTACTACATTAAGATTAACAACTACAGTAACCGTTAAAAATGGCGCCGGTTTAAGTAGTAGTCCAGTAAGCTTAACAGCAGACAATAGTTATGGTACAACTACACAGAATTTTACACCCACTAGTGGGGTATTATTCAAAACAGGAACAAGTAATACTGGTGTAGAAGAAACTAATATTTCAGTCCCATCGTCAGGTTTTGGCAGCGGAAGTGGTGCTGCTTATAGAATAATATTTGCAGGATCTACCGATACACCATCATTCACAGCCAGTGCCGCAGCTTGGAATAGTCAAAGCACTACATTAAATACTTATGATGCTGTAGTAGTTGCTGCATCTACAGGACAAATGGTCCTTAAACACGATGATACAGATTATAGTACAGGATTTTTACCAGTAGGCCCAAATTATAGTGCGGGAAGAACTGGTGCTCAATACTTTACTTTTAAGTTTGTTAGAGGTGCTATCAGTAAGTTTAATATCAGCATCAATGGAAAAATTAGTGGATTGTGGGTGGCACTTCCAGGCAGTAGTATAGACACTACTAGTACATTGAATGGTTGGTTAAGAATGGATCAAGCCTATACTGGATCAGGTGTTCCTGGTGCAGGCACGGGAGGTAATAGTTCAAATGGATGTAGTATTGGTGGTACAGTGACATTAGGCAGTAATACTAATCAAAGTAGAACATGTACTTTTGGTACTTTAAGTAGTAGCGGAACTGGAACTACAGAAATTTATGTAAGAATTAAATTGGTAGCAGGTGATTCAGTTACAGCGTTAAGCATAGTAGGAGCAACTAACTAATGGCTGTCGTTGATAAACAAAAGGTTGACTTACTCTATAAGAAACTTTTCGGTGTAACCAAAACTGATTTTAGTACACTTAAAGGTGCTAGTAACGAATCTATAGCCAGCCCTGCACTGATACGTGGTGACACTGTTTGGACACAGTCCAATAGCATTATTAAAGCTCCGGCATTACCAGCAGCAGTACCCAGTATTGTTGAAAGTAGAACAATACAATGTGTACCAGATGAAACAACTACACCTATAGGTGGTGTTTACCCAACCTGGATAGCCAAAGCAGGTGCTACAAGTTATACAAATTGGATTCCACCAGAGTTTGGCCCTGGGTATTTGATTGAAGTTTTTATAGGTAATCCTGCTAGTGGTGGTACTAAAATATTTGATGCTGGTATTAATGACAAAGGTGCATACTATTTTGACTATATGTCAGGCGTACTTAATTTTACTAATTATTTAGATAATAGTAATAGTAGTAATGTAATACCAGATGGTCTAAGTGGTAATAGTATTTGGGTAAGAGGTTATAGATATATTGGTTTTGTTGGTATTACAGATCAACAAGAGGGTAAATTTGGTAATTTACAATTAATAGATAATACAATTACAGCTATCAATACAGTTGCTAATCAACCAGCACCTGGTGATGTTATAATTAAACCAAGATTAAGTGGTTTTGTTAGGTTACAAGGTAGTAGAGTTACTCAACACGCTAGTGATACTACTACTGGTTATGATAGTGGCCAACAATTCAATACCATATACGAAAAAACAAGTTTATTAGCTAGAGCTTCAACACTGAATGAACAAGAAAAAGAAGCTACTTTAGATGGATTAACCCCTGGTGCAACAAACAGATTTGTACTGGCGAATAATTATACTTACAAAATTAATGTTAATGTGACAGCCAAATTAGATGGAGGCACAGATAGTGCCATATGGAACATAGATTTTTTAGCAAGCAGAGGAGCAAGTGCATCGACAACACAGATAATTGGAAATACTATAACTGAGAAAGTAGCAGGTAGTGCAAGCACTGCTGTTACTATAGTTAATGTTGCTGCTGGAAGTTTTGTGGTTAACAAAGTTTATAAAATTAAAACATTAGGTACTACAACAGTTTGGGCCGACGTGGCCTTAAACAATGCTGTAGATTTTGAAGTAGGTACAGTGTTTACAGCAAAGGCTGCTGGTGTAGGAAATGGCACTGCTGATGAATACTTAACACCTGCTGAACAATTGGCTAAGAGTTGGGGTGTAAGAGCCTTAGCAGACAAAGATAATGGTTTAATAAAAATTTTAGTTAAGGGACCTGAAAAAATTACAGGATCGGATCCAGATAAAACCATCAAATGGTTAGTAGCGATAAATACATTGGACATTTTTGAGACCTAAGGAACAACGATGACGTTGCGCTGGAATATTGATTTTGACACCGCAGACGTAGATTTTGGCTACGTCACAGTTCCTACAGCTCATAATTCTAACATTTCTTACGAGAATATTTTTTACTGTAAGCCAGTAAAATATGATGTCGATAGCAACCGTAAATTTTACAAATATCAATCGCTATTTTCTTCACACTATTGGCTAAAGAATGATAGTACTCGTCATGCTTTAAGCCAAGGTGTGGACGAGTGAGTGTATTAAAGCGATATTTCCAAGGCACACAAGGACTCCAAGACGGTTGGCGCTCCATAATGATTGGAGAGCCAGGAAGCCAAGGTATTCAAGGCTTCCAAGGAACCAGTGCTATAGGTGGATTTTATCTCCACGAACAAAAAACACCTGCTACTACTTGGTATGTTACCCATAACTTAGGCGCTAAAATTGTAGTTGTACAATTAGCCAATGCTGCCTTGCAGAGTATTGACGAGGGTAAACCAGGCAGTCCATATATTGAATTTGTTGACAATAGTAACATTAGGATTTATTTTGATACTCCTACAGCAGGTTATGCTGCTATTACTAGTGGTGGTGGCTTACAAGGTATACAGGGTATACAAGGTGTACAAGGTATACAAGGTGGATTTGGTCCACAGGGTGTTACAGGTAGACAAGGTATACAGGGTATACAAGGTATTACAGGTTTAGGATTTACATGGCGTGGTCTTTGGGATGTTAATGACGCATATGATATTAATGATGTTGTATACTACAATGGTGGTAGTTGGGTAGCAATACAACCTAGCCAAGGTCAGGCAGCACCTTATGTAGGAAGTGCTTATTGGGAGTTGATGACAGCCCAAGGACCACAAGGTATTCAAGGTATTCAAGGTAGATTTGGTCCACAGGGTCCACAGGGACCACAAGGTATACAGGGTATTCAGGGCAATTTAGGTAATCAAGGTATTCAAGGTATTCAAGGTATTCAAGGACGCAGTATTTTATGGAAGGGATATTGGGACGATAATACTGAATACTTCGTTGGTGATATGGTCTACTATGATGGTGGTAGCTGGGTCAGTATTGCTGATAATAATATCAATAACCGTCCTTACTTTGGTAGCTCATATTGGGAAAAGAGTACTAGTCAAGGTATTCAAGGCTTACAAGGTGTACAAGGTGTACAAGGTGTACAAGGTGTACAAGGTGTACAAGGTATTCAAGGTATTCAAGGTGTAGGTTTCCAATGGCGTGGAACTTGGAGTGCTACAGAAGAATATGATATTAACCATACAGTATACTATAATGGTTTCTCTTATGTAAGTTTAGTAAGATTTAATATTGGAAATCGACCAGATCTTCCAGAAAATGATAGTAAATGGGACATTGTTGCTGCTCAAGGTATTCAAGGTTTACAAGGTGTACAAGGCGTACAGGGCGTACAAGGTGTACAGGGCGTACAGGGCGTACAGGGCGTACAGGGCGTACAAGGTGTACAAGGCGTACAGGGAGTCCAAGGCGTACAGGGCATACAGGGCGTACAAGGTATCCAAGGTGTACAGGGTATCCAAGGTGTACAGGGTATCCAAGGTTTCAGTATTTTATGGCAAGGACAATGGCTAACAACTACAACATATAATACTAATCATGTAGTATATTACAACGGTAGTAGTTGGATTAGCTTACAGGATAATAATTATAATCATAGACCCCCAAGTTTTCCAGTGACGGAAAATAGTTGGTGGTCACTAATGAGCGCCCAAGGTATTCAGGGCGTACAGGGTGTTCAAGGTGTCCAAGGTGTCCAAGGTGTCCAAGGTGTCCAAGGTGTACAGGGCGTTCAAGGTGTACAAGGCGTACAGGGTGTACAGGGTGTACAGGGTGCTCAAGGTGTACAAGGCGTACAAGGTGTACAAGGCGTACAGGGAGTCCAAGGCGTACAAGGCGTACAAGGCGTACAAGGTGTACAAGGCGTACAAGGTGTACAGGGTGTACAAGGCGTACAAGGCGTACAAGGTGTACAAGGTGTACAGGGCGTACAGGGTGTACAAGGTGTACAAGGTGTACAGGGTGTACAAGGTGTACAAGGTGTACAGGGCGTACAGGGCGTACAGGGTGTACAAGGCGTTCAAGGCGTTCAAGGTATCCAAGGTCGTGGATTTAACTGGAAAGGCGTTTGGTCATCCACCCAAACTTATTTTACAAATGATTCTATATTTTATAATGGTAGTGCTTATGTTAGCCTATATAATTTTAATATAGGAAAACAGCCAGATTTAGAATGGGATCCAGATGCTTGGGATGTAATTGCTAGTCAAGGTATCCAAGGCTTACAAGGTGTACAAGGCGTACAAGGCGTACAAGGCGTACAGGGCGTTCAAGGTGTACAAGGTGTACAAGGTGTACAGGGCGTACAAGGCGTACAAGGTGTACAGGGTGTACAGGGCGTTCAAGGCGTTCAAGGTGTCCAAGGCGTTCAAGGTGTACAGGGCGTTCAAGGTGTCCAAGGTGTACAGGGCGTTCAAGGTGTCCAAGGCGTTCAAGGCGTTCAAGGTGTTCAAGGCGTTCAAGGCGTTCAAGGCGTTCAAGGTGTACAGGGTGTACAGGGCGTACAAGGTGTACAAGGTGTCCAAGGCGTACAGGGCGTACAGGGTGTACAAGGCGTACAGGGTGTACAAGGCGTACAAGGTGTACAAGGTGTACAAGGCGTACAGGGTGTACAAGGCGTACAGGGTGTACAAGGTGTACAGGGTGTACAAGGTGTACAGGGTGTACAAGGTGTTCAAGGCGTACAGGGCGTACAGGGTGTACAAGGTGTACAGGGTGTACAGGGTGTACAGGGTGTACAGGGTGTTCAAGGCGTACAAGGTATTCAAGGTTTTGGTATTATTTGGCGAGGAATGTATGACTTCAATGTCAGATATTATCAAAATGAAGTTGTTTTCTATAATGGCGCAAGCTGGATCGTAAAATACACAGGAGTAGAAGGAGTTACACCTGGTGCTCAAAATCCAACTACAGTTCCAGGTCCAGAATACAATGATACTTATTGGGAATTAGTAGCCAGCCAAGGTATTCAAGGTGTACAAGGTGTACAAGGCGTTCAAGGTGTACA